AAGTAAGTAGCAGCACACGGAATAAAATTGACTATATGACTTGACTTATATTTGACTTTGACTATAGGAGGTGTGGGGTCTCACTCAACTTCACACCAAATTTTTTAAAAAAGGTGTTGACAGTTAGTCAACATACATAGTATAATAAGAGTATAAAGAACAGGGAGGAATAACAAATGATGAATAATGAACAATCCGCAGAGGTATTGCACGTAGTAGTCCCAAGAGAGTACGCAATGGTGGGAGGGCTATATGTAGAAGGTCTAGTCACTCATCGTGACAATGTCACATTAACAACAGACCACATGTCAGCTAAACTGCTCTATACGACAACTGAAAAAGAATGGCTAGTAGAGAATATACCGACTGTGGAATTTTATAGAGTTCAATGGCAGGCACAGTCAGTTCCAATTACAGCAGAGGAGATGTTAGGGCGATGAACAACATTATACATGAAGCGAGTATGCTCTCTATAGAGGAGAAGGGGCAACTGGTTCAGTATCTAGCTATAGAAATATTCGAGGAGATACAGGGCAGTGAGGAAGTAGCAGAGCATATAAAGGGTCTGGCTAACGTATTCCGCTCTCAGATCATGTCTAAGGTATGGATATTGGCGAGCTATGCAGAGGATGCTTATAAAGGGGTGAATAAGGATGAAGGCTTATGATGAATATACAGTAGGTCATTTCACGGTTGTAATGCGGCGGGGCAGTGGCGGCTATGTAGGTCATTACACTGATCATAGTAGCGGCTCAACATATTCCTTCCATGCAGAGGGAATGACACGTAAGCAGGTACTTAAGAGGTTTTGGAATCGTATTAAGTAGAGGAGCGGGTAGGTATGGAAATGAGTAAAGAAGAGGTTAGAGAGTGGATAATCAAAGGGCTGTCAGAATTTGCAGAGTGGGAGCTATTGGCATCATCTGAAAAATTGGCTGATATGGAAAAGGTTTGTACTATTGCGTTGAGCAACACAAGGGATTTAGGTAAATGCTTTCAGAATATAAGTAAGCCGCTCCATCTAGATGAGGACGACACCCCCACTATACATTATGGGTTGCTTTTCCCTGAAATCAGGTTATATCTTGAGATTAGGGCGTTACATTTAATGAGTAGCTGGTGTTACTATCCTAGAGTAGTCCATGAGGAGGAATGGTCAATAGAGCGGAAAGCATGGTTTGATATGTGGGGTAGCTTTAGTAATTATAAGTAGCTCATTTTGTAGTAGCTCTGGCGCCGCTGGGTATACCGGAGCTACGGCGGGCTGCACGGTGTATGCTAATTGTCAGAATATTTTTATTTCTTAAAAGCGGTTGACTTATGGTCAATACCCTGATATACTAAGGGTGTACTAAAAACGAGGAGGAATTTTACAATGACTAAACACATTCAGTTAAAGGCAGGAAAGCACAGTATGTTTGCAGAGGAAACTGACCACGGTTTAGAATTGAATATCGAAGGTGAAACAGTTGCGGTATTAGAATATGATGAGGAATCTAAATCATTTAAGCTGTATGCGTATGGTGATGAGGACGAACCAGCTTTCACTCATGAGTACAAACTCTAAAAAAAAGTTAAAAAGGGTGTTGACTTGTGGTCAATACCCTGATATACTTAAGTCATACCAATAAGGGAGGGACTACATAATGAAACAGAGTTTAGAAACATGGAAAAACATCTTCAGAAACCTAGAGGAAGAGGGAGAGCAACTAGAGGTTATATGGTTAGAAAGTAGTGATGAATGGTGTTTATGTACAGGTACAGAACTATTTGAAGACGGTTTTAAAACAGAGGATGAAGCAAACAACCGACTAGAATATCTAGAGAAAACACTTCTCTAAAAAAAAAATGAAAAAGGGTGTTGACTTTTAATCAATACCCTGATATACTTAAATCATACCAAACAAGGGAGAGAACAAAATGAAAAAAGTTAAAGCTTACTTATTAAATAACATGGAAGAACTAAAGGACGTTGTAAGAGAGGTTAACAGCTGGAATAGTGGTCTTGAGCATCTAGACTATCAGTACAACGATGAGGACTTCTTTAATACTTACTTTGAGGGTAAACCGATGGAAGCAGTTCGGGCGGCTCACTATGGAGACTATCACTATATGGATGACTATGTTAAATTCGATGGATACGGCAATCTAAAAAGTGTATCAGAATATGACATGGAAGAAGAGTTAAAAGAAAGCATTGATGAGATTATGAACGCATTAGAAAGCGACTTTCCTAACTTATGTTTAAGTGATGAACTAACAGCGCTCATTAATGAGGAAGAAGAAGAAGAGGGAGAATAATTCTCCTTCTTTTTCTAAAAAGGTGTTGACACTAAGTCAATAAGGTGATATACTTAGGACATACCAAACAAGGGAGCGGTTAAAATGATAGGGTATAAGGGTAGAGAAGTGAAAGACGGTTGTTCTTCTAAAGTGTACTACAATCTGCATAAACACACATTCAGCGTCCAGCAGTGTGGTTTGGTGGTTCTTCATTCTGATACTGTTGTACTGAGTGATGTTGAGTTCACAGTAAGAGAGTCAGGACGGCAACGTGTACTAATGGAGAAGCGGAAAAATGTTCATGCTTTTGTAACTGGGTTTCTGTCCCTAGAACCTGTCTATCTCCCTAGCGGCTACAGAGAAGCAACGTACAATCCTTATCTACACGATTCTTTTGTTGACAAAGAAACGGGACAGCGAATAAACAAGGCTGACAAAGTGATTTTGAAAGACAAGAAAATATTTTATAAATAGGTGTTGACACTAAGTCAATAAGATGATATACTTAAGTCATACCAAATAGGAGGTACATACATAATGACAACACTAGCAGGATATCGGGTAGACAATTGTAATGGATGCGGCAAGGTTTATCTTGTAGGAGAATCAAAGGACAGAAAGAAATGTGAAGGTTGTGCAAAATAGGTGTTGACTTTGTGTCAATATGGTGTTATACTAAATACATACTAATAAGGGAGCTGGGTAACATGGGTATCAGAACAGGTTTTGACTATGATTTAGAGGAAGATGTACGCTGGATTATCACAAAATGGACTAGACACATTACAGACTCACGCAAGGATGAAACTATCAATAAAAAGCCCGCTGAGCTTAATCATAAGTTCCGCTTGCTGGATGATGACGGGCACGTATATGGCTATGGGTACACTGACAATAACAGTTCATTCCTGCCGCTTGACATCTACAGAGGTGCATACGGTTGTGTGGATATTCAGTACAAGAACCATAAAACAGGTGAATACGAATCGCTATAAGAGGAGCGGCTTGCCGCTCTCATACATAAACTAATTGGAGGTATGCAGGATGTTAAAACGCTACTACGCTATGCTTAATCGTTATTTCTTTTGTCTTGAAGAGGGTGAAGAGGTTGAAGCGGTAGACGCTAAACTATTTTACTGGGTTATTGGTGGTACTATCTGTATTCTGCTATTCATCATCGCTATTACATGGGGGAAACTGCCACTATGAAAAGGCTATGGAAGCGGCTGACACGTAGGAAGGTACAGATGGTAGACGAATACTGTTCACAGGTTAATACAATCTGTGAGCGGTATGACCAATCATTAAAACGATTATTAGAAAAGTGTTGACTTTGCGTCAACGTCCTGTTATACTTTAACTATACCAAATATGGAGGGATTTATGATGGAACTGAAAACAACTAGTCAATGTGTGGCAACTGCTAAAGAGCTATTAGTCAGTGCAAGAAGTATTAAAAGTCAATGGGAGCATGCTGCATGGTGGGATCAGAAAGTAGAGCTATTTTGGATCATTCAAGATGCTTTAGAATCTAGCAGGTTTATAGGTGAAGCCTATGACGAACTATGGCAGGCTAAACACATCCTAAATGAAGCGGAAAGCGTTGCTGGAAGGTATGCTAACGACTGACAGTGTAAGGCGTTACCATTAAAGGATATGACGCCTAGACAGGGAATGCAAGTGTTATTTGAAGGTATTACTGTTCAGATAGCAAGCAGGCGTTTGAATGGGTTCTATAAGGCTGTTGTCCTTTATGGTGACGATATGGAATACTTTGAAGGCGATACGATTCAGCTACATGAGGAAACACTCGTAAAAAAAGTTTTAAATATGGGTTGACTTCCGGTCAACTCATATGGTATACTTAAGTTAACAAATTAAAGGGAGAGATCAATTATGATAGGTGAAAGCAGAACAGAGTTAACTCCAGTTTATGACAGACGTAAAAGCTTCTATAAAAAGGCTTGGGTATTAGAGAGTGGAGGTGTTAAACAGCTGTTGTCTTACCAAACGATTGTAGCAGAGATCAGGAACGGCAAGGCTGAGGTATTCGGGACACACTCAAGTACAACTTTAAGACACATTAAAGATTTTTTATACCAAAATGGGTTTGAAATTGGGACTAAAAAAGAAATTGAAAAAATGTATATTATGGGTTGACTTATGGTCAACTCATATGATATCATTATAAATGTAAAGAACATTACATACTAAAAACAAGGGAGCGATTTTATTATGACAAACACTAACATTCAATGGGCGGTTAACATTCTTGAGGACAACATGGAAGGCATGAGCAAAGAGGAAAAAATCAATTACCTAGAGGACGTTGCGTATAAAGGTTGTGCTACAGGTTGTGTCAGTGGAGCCATTGCCAGCTATGAACTGGATGCCATTTTCACAACACACATGCACGACATCCTAGAGCGGCTGGACGAAATTACTGAGGAATGCGGCGGTGACGTTCTCCAAGCATACATGAAGAAAGAAAACAAAACGTATAAGGATTTTGCTGAGTGCGCTATCTGGCTTATTATTGAGGACACCGCCGGATCACTTGGAGCAGAGTTAGCAGAAGAAGCGGGCTTCTTTCTGGATGATGAGGAAGAGGAGGAATAATCCTTCTCTTTTCTCTAAAAAGGTGTTGACTATCGGTCAATAAGGTGATATACTTAAGACATACCAAAACAAAGGGAGCGATTTTATTATGAAAACACTACATATGAACACTTGGGCGGTTGAATACTTACTAGCACACGTTGACGGCATATCATTCGAGGAAGGTACAGCAAAGCTCGAATACATTGTCAAACAGGGTGCGGGCGATCTGCTGGATGAGATTCACTTCATTGAGGAAGAGTCACCAAATCAGCTGTTTCAAAAACACTTTGAGGGCATCTTTAAAGAACTGGATGTAATCGGCATGGGGGACGCACTCACACGGATTTCATTTTCTAGCATTCCTTACTATGCGGTTCAATACATCTTTGAAGTGAAGGCAAAGCAGATGCTGGAGGGTTATCACGGCTGGTGCGATCATGAGATTATGCAAGAAGAGGTAAACGGATCATTTGAAAGCTTCTCGTACTGTGTTAAATGCGGGCAGGAAGTGTAAGAGCGGCAACGCTCTTTTTTTTTATGATTAGTGTTGACTTTAAGACAATAAGGTGATATACTAAAGACATACCAAATCAGGAGGGAATACACATGACAATGGATATACAGGTGTTAGCAGACAAGCTGGAGGACATGCAGGACACACGCAATGATCTAATGGCACAATATGAGGAAACAGGAGCGGCTGAACTGTTAGACGCTATAGAGGAGCTTGATCAAGACATAGAGGAACTACACACAGACATGGAGATCATGCAGGAGAATGATCCATACGCACACATGACCACAATGCAAAGGGAAATGAAACTGAATGGATTGAGTCAAGCGGATTTCATTTGAGAGCGGCGGGTTCGCTCTCTTTCTTATTAGTGTGAATTGTCAGACTATTCTGTCAAACCCCTCCCCGTACCTTTTTTTTCCATAAACGATTAGGTACCATCTGCCCCCTCTCTACCCCGGGTAGAAATTTTCCACCAAAAATTTTTTCAATTATGGGACCCTATCTTAAACGTAAATAAGGAGCAAGGAGCCCCCATATCCCTCTATCCCCATACCTCCATATCCCCCTATCCTGCCCTATAGCAGCCCCGTAGTAGCGCCCGTAGTAGAGCCTCTAATAAAGAGCCCCATAGGAGCCCGTAGTAAGGAGCTAGGTTGTGTGTTATTTGTGAAATAGTGAGCATAATAAGAAGCCCCGCTGCCCCATAAAAAGTAGCATAAGAATACTAAATGTAAGCGCTTACAAATGGTCTAAAAAGGAGAAACAGAACTGGGTTGTTCTGTTTTCGTAATCCCGTCTCTCCTCTATTTTAGGTGCTGCGGGTTAGTTTACAGTGCTTGCGACTCCGGTAATGATCAGGTATATACCGTAAAGGAAGGCACTAGCTACAAGGACACCACAGATGTATGGGAAGGCGATGTTAAATACGTCTGCTACAGTCTTAGGTTTGATGTCCTTCAACCAGCTGACTTCAATAACAGTGCTCAGGTCCAGATACCTAACTTTTACATCGAACCCAGCTTTCTTTAACTCCTTTTTAGCCTTACGGATTTCTTTTGTTCCATCAAGCAGCTCGTTGTATAAAGTTACTTTGATATCCGTGGTATACTCGTCAGCTTTCCCTATATGATAGTTTACCTGCTCTATAATGGAGTCTCTCGTGTACTTAGCATTGGTTCCGCAGAGTTCCTTCGCACAACGCTCCCTTAACTGCTCGGCAGTATACTTTAATAACTGATCCTTCTTCATTATTCTTCCTCCTCCTCCTCTTCTTCTGGAATACCTACCATTCTTTTCAGGGTGTCTACTTTTCTGCGAGCCGTCTCGTGCAAATCAACGTATTCAGGCTCACCTTCAAGTATATAATTAAGCATGTACACCATTGCATATAAAGCGTCTACCGCTTGACTATCTTCGAGAACCTCTGGGGTTGTATCATCATATAGCGTGTTTATAACTCTGTACACATTCAACTCAACACTCACGTTTTCATCCCTCCCTTAATTTGTACCATAGCAGCTTAACTTCCTTCTCCCCAGTAATCGAACTTAATACCTAACTCATCCTCAGTAACCAACCCATCTATAAAATCGTCTAAGTAGATAGTAAAAGGTTCAGCCTTTCTACCTTTATTGTCTACACGAGGAAGACGAACAAAACAGTTCGCAAAGTCTTGTTTATACTGCTCATGAGTACATCCGTTCCCATGAATAGGTATGTCTACTCGTCTATACCGAGCATTTCCTTTGATCGTGATGTTTACTGTACCCACTTGCTCTTTTCGGGCATCCGTGTTATTAAAGTCTATATAGTGAAGTGTACACTCTTCAAGATCATGTCCTAAGAATGTAAACTTCTTTTGGACACCTATACGTTTTGTATTTGCCAGTCTCTCCTCTTCCTCTACCTTCAGATCAAAGTACTTTTTACAGAATTTGAGATAAAGGTCCTCCGTATCGTCCCTCCACTCCCTAAAAGCTGAAACATCCTTTCCTTGTTCCGTAAGTATTCTTATAGTCTCCTTTTGATGTGTCAAATCAGTAAATAAGGCTGCTTTAATAATCTCAGTTTCTCTTAGTTTATTCATACTTTTCTCCTCCTATTATCAACAATAATTTTTAATCCGGCTGTATGAACTCTTCTGCTATTTGAACACCATCTACCCATGTCATAAGCTCAACGTCTAAGCCCTCCGATGCTTCAATACCTGCTACTCTGCGAGCCTCTTTTTTGTCTACTCCTGCATATACAAGGTACCTTTCAAGACCTCCTGATATGCTTACTACAGTGTATACCTCTATCTTATTCATCCTCGTACCACTCCCTATGCTTAGGGTTATCCCGGTCAAGTAAAATGGTTCCGTCCTCTGTACTTTTAAAACTACTAGCTATATTTTGGAACCGTTCCTTTTGGCTCTCCATGTACTCTGCTGCTTCCTCTTCAGTCAGTACCTCATAGTCCTCGTTCTCTAAGAAGAACATAACACCGAAGCACTCATTTTGGATGTCTACACCCACCCTAACCCACGGAGGGAATGCTACTACCTCGTCTGAGTGGGTGCCGCTAGGGTATGCAAATTCAAAAAACTCTTCCCCCATCTCCTCTCGCTCTTTATCCAGTTGTCCTCGTATAGCGGACATATCCATAACCTCATGGACCTTAAGTATAGTCCCCGGGGGATAATGCTCATCAGAACTATAAACTAACCTGACTAGGTCTCCTACTTTGGCTTTAGCTTCCCAGATTTCTTTTTTACTCATCAGTACCCTCCTTTTTGCTTTCCATGTACACCTCAGATAGGGATAACCCTTCTGCGGAGCTGCTTCCTATAAAGTCACTGAGAAGCTTGTGCTTATACATGACCTCTTCTAGAGTAAGACCACTTACACCTCGGGTACTTTTGGAAATATCATTAGCCTCTTTCCAGTCTTTCTTACTAAGGTTATTAAACTTATTTTTGTGCAGCCTTCGTTTTTTCATGACACCGCTCCCTCCAGTACCTCAATATCTTAGTGAGCAGCTCCAGCTCACTCATGGTTTTTTATGTCGGTCCCTTCTCCGTGAGTCCTAGGGTCCCATGTATCCTTAACAAAGTAGACTCCGTTTTTATTAATACTTACGGCTGGCTGTTCTTCTTGTGTACCTTCTTGATAATTTTTTTCCGCTAAATAGAGGTCTCGGGCATACTTAAGAGCTTCCACCTGAATAGCGATCTCACGTTCCAATACATTAGGGAACTCCTTTAAGTGCCGCTCTTTTGCATCAATAACTTCTTCTATTTCCAAGAGGAAATCGGGTTTTACCTTGACCTCATAGTCCCCTCCCATAGCTACCCACATAAGTTCTTCTTCTGAGAGCTCTTTAAGGGTACTTCCGTGGGCACTAGCATCTTTGATACAATCGACTAACTCTACAAAACTGAAGGTGCCTTTCATAAGCTCATTAAACTCTTCCACCTGTCGTGGTGTTAAAATAACTTTACCTCCAGAAGGTTTAAAACAGCTATCAATATAACCACTCTTTTTCAACATGCTCAGTCTATGAAACTTTACCATCAGAATCCTTCCTCCATTCTCTTTTCTAACTCCTCTTCACTAACTAGCATAATAAGCATCGTAAGGTTATCGCCACCGTAGTCCCACATCTTAACAATCGGAGCAGTCCCCTTAGGATATTCAAATACTCGGAGCTCCATAGGCTCAATCCATTTCTTCCCATTATACACGACTCCGCTTGTATTCATCGCTGGATGAAACATTACCTCACGTCCTGTATCATTAAAATACGCAAATCTGTTCATTTATTTATCCCCCTTCTCCTCTTCTAAATACTGCCATTTCAGTGTGCGTTCCACATATTCCATCTCCCTAAGATCAGAAAGAGTATTGTATACTGCATACTTTCTATCCGGGTCTAGCATACTCCTAGCCGGACGACCTTGTGCGAGCTCATAGACTGCTTCCCCCATATCTTTTGCGTCCACCCACCTCGGGTCTTCCAGCTCATACTCACCTGTAACTACCGCCTTAATTAGTACTATGTTACTTACCCATTCCAGCGGCGTTAAGTCTATACGTTCCATCTCAGAGTCATACAGCTTAATTTTACCCCAACTCTGTTTCGAAACAATTTTGTTAAAAACAACTTCTAATGCTAAGTCTGGTCCCTTTTGCATAAGCCCTTCAAATGCTGCTGCCTGTCTCTTATTCAATACTAGCATCTCTATTCCTCCTCCGATGTTAGGTATTCCCAGTCTTTATCTAGCTCGTAATAACCCAGTCTACTTAGTTCCTTAAGGTTTTCAAAGACATCAACTGCCCCGCTCTCAGTATCTATACTTCTAATAGGATGCCCCTGTGCCAGCTTATAGGCAGCCTGAGAAAAAGAAGGTACGCTGACCCATGACCAGCTAGAGGTAGCGGGAGTAACTACAGGCGGGTAATGTTCTAACCACCCCAAGTCAACAGCGACCCCGTAGTCGTATAACCCCTTATCGGACCATTTTTCTAGTAGGTAATGTGCTCTTTTATTATTTATAGGTAGGTTCTCTATAATGTCTCTAGGTCTTCTGTCTCCGGTAATCTGTCCCTGCCTTACCAGCTCGTAAAACATTGCCTCTTCGCTCTTTCTAAGTTGCAGCAGCTGCTTATATTGCTCTTTTGTTAATTGTGACATAGTAAACTCCCCCTAGTAAATATCTTTAACTGCCTCTACATATGAGAGAGCATTGCTTTCCCAAAAATACAAAGTGCCATTATCACTATACACACCCCAACTGTAAGGTATGTACCAATACCACTACTACTGCTCTCCTGAGGTTCCCATGAAACATATAGATAACTTTTAGGTCTATCTGGGTATAACGCTGCTTCCAGACTATCAGGCGGGCAGTAATAAGCACGATAGCCGTGATTATGAATTACCTGTAGAGCCGCAGACAACTCTTCTTTGCATACCCTAGAGTCCTCTAGAGGAACAATTGCAAAATAGCTACTCCCAATCCTATTTTTAATCTCTATTTCAGCTAAGTTTACGATAGTCCATTTATGGTACGCATTGCTTTTCTTCTTATGCGCTTCTCTCGCTTCTTCTGCCGTATACCTCATTAACTTAGCAGGCTCTGTGAGTCTAATGACCATTATAATACTCTCCTGTGATATCATTTAATAGGGTCGCCTGCGCCTTTTCTTTACGTAATCCCTCATTCTCCTCTCGAAACATACGGCTACACAACTTAGCTTCGGATAACATCCATTCTAGCCATAAGATAGTGCTGTCTGTTATAGGTAGTTGCATAGACTTCTCAGGACCTTCATCCACAGTAAGCATAGTGATACCCGTTCCTATGTCCGTCTGGAAGCTAATGAACCTGCCGTCTTCATACATAGCAGATTCCCAACCTCTACTTCCATCTGGAAAGTCCTTTACTTTTTCATACTTCATTGGTTCCATCTTCATCAACCTCCTCTAGAGATGCCATAACTGGCTTCATCGCTTTCCATGCTTCAATCGCTGCTTTATATACCGTCTGGTACGAAACGTATTTAAGAATTTCTTCCGCATACGTTCGATCCATATCCTCCAACTCGTCACGACTGTAGGAAATCTTAACTCCAAACTGCTCCTCCCACTTTTTTCGGACTTGGTCCTTAACATAGACATTAACGCCATCCTCCCGCTCGATCATAAGGTCTGCTACTCTCCATGTAGCGCCTTCTATTGTAAACTTGATGTACATATCCGGCTTACCCTCTTCCTCAACCTTCATCCATATTTCGTTCATAGTCTCTTTCCTCCTGCTCCCATATTTCTGTTGCCCTTCTTACCCACTTATCAAATTCCTCTTTATCCAAATACTCTTTCTGTCTCTCCATGAATGTATCCGCTATCCCTAAAAGCAAATCCAAATTAGGTTCAAAGTCTTCGGATTCAATCATCTCAGATATACCAAACTTCTTATCTATTCTGTCAGCACACTCTTCACAGATGTAAACTTCATTAAATGTTACTTTCTCGATATCTGACCAGTTGATGGTCATAGGTACGACCATACAGTTCTCTTTACACTCGCTATTACACGTATCACAAACCACTTTGTTGTCTTCCATGTTACAGCTCCCCTTTGTTTTGTTAGTCTCTAACTATACTGTATGATACTCACATTATACATGGTATGACACATAAAGACAAGCCCTATTTATAAAAAAAAAGACAGCTCATTGGCTGTCTTCTTCTAATTTACTCTTGATAAGGGCTAAGTCTTCTATTAACTTCTTAGACTTCGCTGCATACTTCTTAAGTTCCGCTTCATTTGCCTCCCGGGTTAAGTGTGGTGGCGTGGACCCAATGTAAACCCAGTCTTTAGCCATAGTACTCTGCCTCTGCTTCTTTAATAGCATCTGCATAGTCTAAGAACTCTTGAGTGACGTTCCCTCTATTGGCTTTAGACCAGTCATTGTTCTGGAAGAATGCTCTACGCTGTGCGGAACTGATTTCTAACTGAACGCCTTTACCGGAAGCGCAGCGGTTTACAATGTTGTCTGGATCAGTAGCTGTAAAGCGATCTGTAGCCACTTCAGCAGGAATACCTTTGGAATTAAGCTTACTAACGATTAAATTACGCAGCTCAGTATTCAATCCGCCTACAAGTGTGTTTTTATTGTAGTCGTCCTTGTACCCATGGAATGATACTGCGTCTGTGTGCTTAGAGAGCATGTACACTGCCATAGGCTCATCGAAGTGGGTACTTGTAACATGTAATCGACTATTTCCACTCGGCAGCAGCCCTTGGAACAAGTATAAGCTACCTCCAGTTAGTTCAACAACTCTGTAGATAAGTTCCGTAGTACCTACTTCAATCCCACCGGCATGTGGAGAAAAATAGATGATATTAGGATTTTGGCGCTTCGCCTCAATATTGTAAGATGTCCCAACCGTTTCTGCGTCCTCTAGTGCTCCAGTATTTGGATATGTGTCTGTTTGTGCCATAGTATCTACCTCCGATAATGTAATGAAGGGAGGGCTATGCGCCCATCCTGTTTATGCTTGTTTAGGGAATACTACATTACTGCTATCTACATAGTCAGTATCGTTCTTGTTAATACCTCCAGCATCCATGGTGTTACCTACATACTTGGTGGACAGGGCGCCTGAAGAATCGAATGAAGAGTAAAGAGTACCTCCGTCCATAGTACGAACATCATTCCGGTACACTCGGACATCAGTAGTGTCCTTGAGCTGCACCCCGTACCCTCCATTACTGCCTCTGCGGAACATAATGTCGTTGTCTTTAATCACATGCTGAGAGCCGCCGTTTAAGTAAATACCGATTAAATACTTACAGTCCTCTATTGTGTTTCTCATGATGTTAGTTGGGTACACTTCCCCGTACCCTGAGATGGCTATCGCTACTGCTCCGTTGATCCAGTTACCGTCTAGTATCTTAACTTGAGAGGTCTTGTCCCAACTAATACCGTTACCGTTGCCAATAAGGTTTAAATCGTTGTCTTTAACCCGGACATTCGTAGATCGGGCAATCTGGATTCCGCCCTTTGCTTCGTGCTCATTATCATTTAAGACAACATCATGAGAAGCCTCTACTTTAATTCCATAGTTATTAGCTGCGCCTTTACCCTTCGTATTGTTTACTTTGACATCTTTAGACTCTCGTACCCAGACATGTAAGCAATCGCTGTTAATGATGTTATTGGATACGAGGACCTCCTCAGAGAGGTAAGGGTAAATACCTACAGAACTAATATCAGATAGGTAGTTGTTACTCACTATAACCCCTACACCTCGGGCGCATATACCTGATGCAAACCCTCTGATCTGGTTCCCGGTAATAATTGTTCTGTTACCTGTCTCAGACGAGGACTTACGAATAGAGTCAATACCAAACGGTTTATGTACACCAGTCTCGTTTGTAATTGTGTTATTGCTGATCGTACCATCGGTTGAGAACCCGTAACTAATTACATCGTCAGTAAAGTTGTTCGTAGCGTGTACTTTACCTGTAACGTTAATATTAAGGGCGCCTTTACCATTACGTTTAAAACGGCAGTTAGTTATGTTAATCTCGTAGGGGTGATCATATTTGATACTATTCTCAGCAAATCCTTCGAGGTCAATACCGAAGGCTGGTCCAATTACATCTCCACCTGCTTCAATGAAGTCACAGTCATCAATATTAAGACCTATGCAGCCATTTGTAGCAAAGTTGTTACGCCGCCCTCTAATTGTTGTACACTTATGGATCGTAATACCTTCAGAAGGGATATACGTACTTCCTTCCCAGTTCATCATCCCTTTTGCAGGTACCCAGATGTTATCTCCTGTGGCATTCATAAGTGTCATATTTTCTACATAGATGTTGCGGCAGCCTCTGATATGGAGACAGTGACCCCATTCGTGGGTTCTTCGATTATTTGGAACACCGTCTAAAGTGTAATCATGTTCGTAACGATCTCCAATCACGTACCCGCCTCTCAGTGTAACGTTCTCCACGTTCTCAAGGTTGAAGCAGGCGTACCCGGTAGAGCTGTTAGGTTCGACTTTAAAGAGAGCCATCTCGTGAAAGATAACTTCGATATTAGACGGGAATCGTAAACCTCCACCGTACTCCGGTAGGGAGTCTGTCTTCCCTACAGCGTCAATTAGATATAACCCGGCTGGAACGTATACTTTTGGGTAACCTAAATCTACAGCTTCCTTTAGTGCTGCGATCCACCCGCTGGTTGTGGCAGCAGCGTCCGTCCCGTCTGATTTAATACCGAACTTTTCAAAGTCTACAAAATAAACATACTTGCTATTTTCCAATAAAACTACCCCTTTTCATTTTATTGGAACACCTGCGATGTCTTACTAGGTAAAGACCTCCTAAACTTTCTCTGTCGAGAACTCTACAGTGGTTTTCATAATAACATTAAAGTTCTCATTACAGGACTCACAAGGCATCTCGAACTCAGCATCCATGTCTGTAGGATCGACATACTCCCACCAATCTTGATAGTAATAGTTGCAGTGTGGGCAGAAGAATCCTTTATCCATTTATCAACTCCCTCCCTTACCATAATATAGTAGAAATTTACCTAATGCAGTTCTCTGCGCCTCGGTAAGGGAGCCTTGGCAAGTTCCGTTCATGCAGATTCCCCATGCTTTACTTATGTTCTGCTGGAGTATTCCCTCAGTATCTTTATACGGGGGAAGGGCAGCGATAGTTTCTCGGACTTTTTTCATAATTTCTTTGTCGTCCATTCTGGCTACAAGTTCTCCCGCTTCTTCTATCTCCCAATGAATCTCCCTTACATAGTCTTCATAGTGATCGTCAAAGTAACTCATAAAGCTACCTCTGGAAAGCTAACAACAAAGTCAAGGTCCACATTAAGTAGCTTCTTCCAGCGCTTGTAATCGAGATCATAGGCTCTAATATAGCTTGTTCCAAAGTCCTCGTGGCGCTTACTCCACCCAGACTGAATCTCGTCAATCATTCTGTTACGTAAGTCTGCTGCACTAGCTCCTTCTGGGATCGGTAACTTAGGGAACAGCTCTCCATACCAAAACTCGGCTAAACCGTCCACGGAAGTGTTTAAGTTAATTAGAGCATCAATAAGCATATCTTTCATCATCCGCTCTCTCCGAGTTAACCCCACGAAGTCCTTTTCCGTAAGAAAAGTATCGTTACCCATAAGACCAGTTAAAGACTCTTCAGGAGTCCAATCGAATGTTCTTAATCTAGCGCCTTGTGCCTGCATAATAACTCGGTACTCACTCTGGCTATCTACTCTACTTTTCTTTAAAATTAACCCGGATTTAGCACTCTGAACAACAATTAGTCGGTGCAAGTCTGTGTATATAGCAGTATACTCTGTCCGCTTACGCATACCTGAAGTAGAAACGTAGACTCCTGATTCAAAGATAATATCACTAATCTCATCTGAGATTTTAACTGTCCCAGATTCAATGTCACTCATGCGATCAGGTGTAACACGGATCATAGGCAATCTAGTAAACAAAGTATACTCCTCGTTGTGCCCCCAAGAGAACGATTCTGGTAGCTCATGTGCAGGTGCAGAACCTGCCTCCCAAACAACTCTAATATCCTCGACAAATGTTTTAACTGCCATAATTATTTTCCCCCTCTAATTTTAGCATCTTTTTATAGACGTTGAAGCTATAGTTAAACCCAACGTCTTCAGTGCCTTCCTGATGGAAGTATCTGGTCCATAATCTAGGGTCAAACCAAGGAAAGAAAGCGTCTGCTTCGAACTCCTTTTCGATTTTCGTGAGATATATCCGATTAGCAAAAGGGAGCAGCAGCCTATAAATTTCTTCCCCACCAATAACCATAATCTCAGTTTCATTCCTAAACTCGTAAAAGATTTCTGCTAGATCATGCCGTACAAATACGTCTGGGTGAGGGTTATAGTCTGTGTTACGAGTAAGTACAATGTTCATTCTACCTTTAAGCGGTCTTCCAATGCTCTCATAGGTTTTCCTTCCCATGATAACTGCCTTGTTTTTTGTCTTCTGCCTAAACCAGTTCATGTCTTCTTTGATGTCCCACAGTAGCCTGTTGTCAAGTCCCAGTTCTCGGTTCTTCCCTACTGCGGCTATTAAAGATACGTGCAATTGTAGTCAACTCCTGCTGTATTTATTTAACTCTAGTATATAACCGAGACTGTAACCTGTCAATAATAATTTAATGTGTTGGACTTGTAAGTACACGAACTATACAGTCTAGTTGATCATATAGCTCCTCAAGAGTGCCGTCATTAACCACTACAAAGTCTACTGGAAATTCGTTAACATGACTCTCTGGACCAAACTCTAAGTCCTCTTCAGTAAACTCATCTCCTTCCTCAATCATACGCTGCCTACGTACTTCTTTTGAAGACTCGATACGTATGGTAAAGAATCCATTCTCCTGACATGCGATAAACTCATCTTCTTGTCTAAGATCGTCAATGATCGGTCGGAAAACTCTCTCTTCTTCCGGGATAATCCCGTGCCAACTGTAGTTTTCTGCAACTTCTTCATACCGATTAATTAAGTCAAAGCATTTCTTAATCCAGACATCATTTCCTTCGACATATCTCTTTAACTCTCCATATAGCCTATACCCCTTTACAGGCTTAGGGTTGGTAAGGATATGAGGATATTCTTTATGGAAACCCTTCTTAAGCTCGTCACCAAAAGAGAAAGGCACCATTTTTAGTCTATCTATAAGATACTTAGCTGCCGTACTTTTCCCTGTCCGTGTCTCCCCACAAATAGCAATTGGTGTAGCTCTCATTTATTATCCTCCTCTTTCAGTCCGGTGCTTAATTTTCCCTTAATCGTAGGGTGTGCGTCATATCCAGTTAATACAATGTCGTCAAGAGTATAGTCTTCAATGTTCTCATGTACAGCCTTTACTTCCAGCTGCGGCATCTCTTTAGGTTCTCTTTCCATCTGACCCTTGAGCAAGTCTAGGTGATTGATATAGATGTGGGCATCCCCGAAAGAGTGGATAAACTTACCAACTTTAAGTCCGGTCATCTTTGCAATGATGTGAGTTAGCAGCGCATAACTTGCGATGTTGAACGGAACTCCGAGGAATACATCTGCCGATCGCTGATACAGCTTACAGCTCAAGGTACCATTGACTACGTAGAACTGGAATAGGACATGACATGGAGGTAAAGCCATATAGTCTAAGTCTCCTACGTTCCACGCAGATACAATGTGTCTGCGGCTATCTGGGTTTGTATTGATGTCTTTAATTACTCTGAATAACTGATCGTGTTGCATCTGATACCCCATGCTATCATCTACAGTGACTACACCGCCCCAGCTGCGCCACTGTTTACCATAAATAGGTCCTAAATCAAACCCTGCATTCTTTGTTCTATGGATAAACCCTGACTTTGTTAGACTTCCTCCGTTGTCTAGGTAAAATCTATAAGCATCGTCTGTCCAGATATTGATGTTTTTGTCCAGCAACGTCTTTAGGTCCGTATCCCCTTTAATGAACCAGAAAAGTTCCTCAGCAATAATTCTAAAAGGGAGTTTCTTTGTTGTTAAAAGGGGGAAACCTTTAGATAGGTCAAACTCCATTTGTGGACCGAACAAACTTAACGTTCCAGTACCTGTACGATCATCCTTGAAAGTACCTTCATCCATAATTTTCTTAACTAAACCGAAGTATTCTGCGTCTACGTGTGTCATTTAAAAAAGTCCTTTCTTCTTTTCAAATTGTTCCCTAATGTGGTTCTCTACGTAAGATTTCACCGTATCCTGAACGAATCTATGTGTCTTTTCATCCACGGAGTTATTTCTATACTTGTCTTTGAACTTATCGTTAATTTCACGTTCACATTCTTGAAGGTCCCGGAGGTACTCTAAGTGCTCCCCTTCTGTTGCTTTTCCTAGCTTAAGCCACATTAGACTCCCCTGAAACTTCGTTCCGGTCTCGAAGTAAATTGCATTCTTAAAGTCTGAAAACTCTGACTCAGCGAAGCTTTTCAAGAACAAGTACAGACGGAAAGCGGAAGCGATGCTCTTACCGATCTCCTTATGACTCCCTCCCTTTAAATGCTTATCATACGCTTTCTTAAACTGCTGAATAAACATTCCTCTACTAGACTCAAACAAGCGAGGTAGGTTCATTGTTACGATGTCGTTCCTTACGTCTTTTAGTTCTTGGAACAGGCTATCATGGAGCACTGTTCGCTCAGAGAAGAGAATCTCTAAAAATGTTGGACTGCTTTTATATAAGTACTCGGGAATCTTACGAACATCATGTACAGCAATATCTTCCCAGTCTGTAATCGAAGTTTCCTTAACAAACACGCCTTTGTATAGATCATCGAAGTTTGGGTATACAAACGTCATGTAATCTACATCCGAGTCGCTTGTAGCCAAATTATAGTTATGTGAACCTACCAAGGATTTAAAGCTTCTATCACGATTACTCATTTTCTTTTTCCTCCTAACAGCTTCTCATATAGTCCCCATAGGACAACCGGGAGCCAAAAAATCATTAAATAAAGATACATCTTGATAACCCAGTGCTTTTCATCTGTCCCTTCTAATAGCTCCCTATCTGTACTATCCAACACCTTCCCCTTCTTTTTTGCTCGTTCTACAAGGAGTGTGGTGGTTGTAACCACATAAGCCAGTGTAGCTCCCACTAAGATGTACATTGCAAATATAATTAGCATAGCATCACATCTTTTCTAAAAAATTTATGTTTAACTTCTATAACCTCGGGTATAATAGCTATAACTAAGGCATATACTCTACAAAGTCAGTTATTGCCTGTAGAAGAGCGTATAGAACGGCTAAAGCTCCCAGTATGGCTAGTGAACCGAAGAATATATCATGGGGAAACCTATACATCTTGAAGTCATGATAACACTTGATTGCGAGTAGGGCGCAGTACAGACCTACTAACGCTAGGAGAGCACACAACCCCATAAAGAACACGATTATCATTGAAAGTGGTTTACCTCCCCTCTGTAACTCCTGTAACATTAGTATATGCTGCGTGTATCGTACTGTCAACATATTTGTCGATATTTTTTAAGCATATTTTAAAAAACCAGCGGGTACTTGTCTCTGTTACGGTATAACTTGTCATAGCAAGCTTCTATAACCCGTGCATCATATAGAGCATTATGTCTAGCTCCCTCAATTGGAGTATCAATAAAAGACTCTCTACTAATATCTGGGTCTATGCCGTGTATTTTAAATAAAGTAGCAATGTCTCCATAGTACATGCAAACGTTATCAGGTAAGTTTAATGCACCACCCAATAAATCATTAAGAAGAATAGCATCATAGTACAGTGTATCTCCCCAAAACTCTACTTTGTCGAACTGTGCAACCCAACCACGGATTACTTTAGATAAGAAGTCTGATGAACCCCTTGCAATCGAAGCGTCTCCTACCTCATGGCTGAATGTATTACCAAATGTCCAGTTTAAAATTAAATTGTCTAAGACGTTCTTTTTGATCCAGTCATCTACTTGTGACTTGTCATAGTCCGTAAACTCACAATAAAGTGTTTTGCCATTATCTGCTGCCATTCCTAAACTAATTGGAGTAGTTCCTTTCTGAAGCCCTGTAAATTCAAAATCAAAAAATACTTTAGTCATCTGTATCTCCTCCTGTATTTATACTGTATGATATACAAAATAAGCAGCCAATGAAGCTTGGCTGCTAAAAATTAAAACGCCCAAATGTCTTTAACGAGTTTATGCTTTGCCCACATAGACTCAATATCTGCATCAGAAGCAGCATCAATATCAATTTTTCTATTCATAGGTAGGTTACTAAAGAAGAACCGAATCATTTCAATGTCTTGCTCGGTGTAACTATCTTTATCCCCATCTTTTAAAACTTTTTCGATGTCATCCATTAAAAGAGTCAACTCATTAGTCGTGATTTCATCATAGCTTCTTACTCGATCATACAACTCCGCTCTACTAGGCAGAGCTTGCTCTTCTCTAAGTTTCTTTGCTGCTGCGAGCATCTTACTTGTGACTTCAGGACTTTGATCTCCCTTTGCATAGTCAAATCGAGCACTTACGAAGTCTGTAACTGGGTGTTCTGAAAATAGTTCGTTTACTAAGGTTAAATCTAACTTTGTTTTCTCTGGGTCCATGTTCTCATCTTGAAACTCTAACTCGTCAACGATCTTTTCAACAAGTACCTTGATATCCCACATCTCATCAAGTAGCCTTTCTGAAGAGAGTTCTTCTGGTTTGATATACCGAATTTTTTCCTCTAAGTGCGCTGTATTGGCTAACAGCGCAGCGAGTTTACTAGCTACCTCTTTACTAATTGCCATTTAACTTTTCCTCCTAGTTTTTCATAAACTTTCCGATCTCATCACTGAATGAACTGAACTTTCCACGGTAGTTCGTTGTAAGCTCTGCAAACTCAATATCGGGAAATACGCCAAGCTCTTTTCCACGCTTAAAATGGTGAATGTAGGCTGAGAACCCGGAATTATCTTTAGAAATATCAATTTGACCATTGTGACCTGCTAAGCCTACATAACAGGTGTCTGTAATACGGGTTAACACTTTTCTAAGCTCATCTACGGTACCGTTCTGGGCTTCATCTATGATAACCCCGATCCGATCTTTAGTTCGTCCACGTAAGAACGTATGCGGCACGACCTTGTACTCTCCTCCGAGAAACTCGTCACACATCATCTCTATATCGAGCATCTGGGGGTTCTCTCCGGCTTCAACAAGTGCCTGATGAAAAGGGACAGCGTACTCTTTGATCTTTTCAGAAACTCCTCCCGGCAGAAATCCTAAAGACTGCTCCTGCACCGGAAACACCACATAATAAATCGCATCTATGTACCCTTTATCTTTGAGGACTTTCATAGCCTGTGTGAGTACGGTTGTTTTACCTGACCCTGCTACAGAGTCAACAATAACCCTCTGGGACTTGAAAAGCTTAATCACCATATCTTCCTGTTCACGATCTAGCTTGTTAATCAATGGAAAATCTTTTTTCGTAAGCTTACTGAGGTCTAACGATTCTTTGTGTGTCATTTAGAGGCTGCTCCTTTATCCAGAATAGTACCTTTCTTATCTCTATTATACTATATACAAGTCCTAGCGGTCGCTCTCAAGACGAGTAGCCTGTATCATCGCTGCCTTTCTTTCCTTCTTGGTCATGTCTTTATCTAGGACGTGTTCAAACACGTCTACGAAGCGAGTATACGCCATAGGTGTTAGACCTGCTTCCCGAACGTAGTTACAGTACCCACCATATGAATTTTGAAAATGTTCTCTCGCTTCTTTCCTCCATCCCAACTTAACCCCTCCCTCTTTGTATCTTAGTTATATTTTATAGCACCGGATACAGGGTGTCAATAGGTATACAAAAAAAAAGACCTGCTCTATGCAGGTCCTTCTATTAATGTCCTCTAAGTTTCTTGAGAAGTTGTGTATTTTGAGAGGCTGTTCCTTCGTAATTCTTGATGCCTTTAGCCGCAGCCAACTTAGCTCTGTTTTTAAAATCAGAAGCTTCACCAATAGATTTAAGGTAGTCTACTAGACTTGTTGTCTTCTGGTCGCCTTTGGCTTTCTTAGGTGCAGATGCCGTTCCGCCACCACGTAACTTCCTAAGAAGTGTGAGGTTCTGGTCCTCTGTACCCTTGTACCCTTTAATACCATTAGCAGCTGCCAGTTTAGCTCGGTTATTAAAGCTGGAGTCTACTCCGATAGAGTCTAAATACTCAACAATACTGTTGGTTTTTTGGTTTCCTTTGGGTTCCTTCGGTTTAGAGCTAGGAATACTTTTATAAACTACTTTAAGCTTTTCAAGCAGCTTAGCATTCTGAGACGCTGTGCCTTCGTATCCCTTTATTCCGTACTTGTCAGCATATTTTTTACGGTTATTGAAGCTGGAATCGAGACCTACAGAGTTCATAAAGTCTACGATGCTGTTTGTGTTAAAGTTTGGTGATCCTGAAGATTTAGACGGTGTAGACTTCGCCGGAGTTGATTTTGCAGGCTCAGTAACAACAGAAGCTTTACCATCAAGCATCTTCAAGAAGTCGTTCCAAGTAACACCTTTGGCGCCGCTACGCAAGTTATGTGGACAATCTTTCCAACCACTAGCCTCACGGTGGGTGATTACATGGGATTTAGGGATACCATACTTCTGCATTAGAGACTTAGTGAGTTCTGCTGCATTCTTAACAGCTTGCTTAAAGTTACCGTCTGAGTTAACACAGATTTCAATACCTATAGAATTGTTGTTATAGGAGCTACCAGCATGCCAGCACTTGACGTTATCCGGGAATGACTGAACGGCTTCTTTGTCGTCTACGGTGTAATGCCAAGAAGCATCACGGGAGTTACCATTTCTTTGTAGCTTTGCATGGTTCTCAGCGTCTGCGCCTGCTTTGGTATTAGCTGTTTCATGAATGACAATGTACTGCTTTGTATTACCGGAACCGTATGATGCCGCAGTAATAACTGAATCAGAGACAATGTCTTTTCTAATCTTTACCATATGTACATACCTCCATTTAATTTAGTCTACCTTAATATAGAGGCTGGTCTATTTTTGATTTAATCTGGACTCTACCTCAGCGATGATAGCATCAAAGTCAGTACTTGGTGAAAAAGCAAAGATAAAGTCTACACCTTTGACACTCCCGAAAGTTTTCATTTCTGCTTTTATTGGGCATCCCCACTCAGCTCTATTGTTAATCGCTTTGGCAGCTACAATGAACTCCGCTGTCTCCTCCGACTGGTCTTGGAGATACGAGGCAGGAATAAAGATTGAATGTTCAGTCGTCATCCTACCTACACTGTTCCTCCCCTTAAATTGGATAAAAGTATCCTTTAGTCCTTGGAGAAGGGTTTTTCTCTCCTCACTCATTTTCATTTGGTTTAGACACCGCTTCTTTAGGGAAATGCTCCGCCTTAAAAGCCTCTAGATTTTCTTTCTTGATGAACGAAACGATAAATGCGATTTCTCCGTGCTCTAGTCCAGAGTTAATAGGGGATACACCTGTCGGAAGCTGACCTGATCCATCATCAGTAATAACAACTACATCGTCTCCTAGCGGGAATACGTCCCCCTGTGCAACCCGAGCAGCGAACTTTTCAACAAGCACCTTCATATCAATGTTGTAATTAATACTCTTAGTAAAGATTTCTTTATGTAGTTCCGGTGCTTCAGCATATTGACTTACAACTTGCAAAAAGTTAGTATCTTTGGCTTCATCCTGAGATTTAGCGATAAGAAACTTGTAGTCATTAAACGCAGCTTTTGCAAGCGTAGCTAGAAGGTCAATCACTTCCGCATAGTTCTCTTCCGTAGGTTCTTGGTTGATGATGTGGCTTAAAGTTAGACCTTTCCCTTGACCCTTTTCTTCTAGCCCATCAGTCATATGCCATAAATTTTTAATGTACTCCGAATCTCTTGTGTTTTTGTAACTTCCTTTATCCATAACTTCCTCCTTATGTATTTTGCTCTTGACATCATCGAGAATAGTGTATAGTGCCAAGAACATAATATTTTTTCTTTGTTTTTTAGCTGCCTGTATAAAGCCTATGCCTATAATGAGCGTATAGCATATAGCCGCTATAAACATTATAACATACATCGAGTTACCCACGGCTGCTGCCGCTCTCTCCAAAAGCCTCTTGTAAATCAGTGTAAGATATAGACCAAACTCCACCATCATAACTCATTCCAAACTGTGTAAATACTGGTCGTGCTTCGGGTTGGTCCTCCACCTGCACACCTTTTCTATTCTTTAAAGCTAATCCAAGTAGCTCCCCTAATCCTCGTGTCGCAACCCCGGATACCTTACCGCTGCTTATGTAAAAATCCATATGAAGATATTCTCCTTTAACTGAGTAGCCTACGACCCCTTCAAGGCTACCCTCATCTCCCCTTATCTCTAAGTAAAAGTCAGATGATTCCTTAAACTGTTTTGCTTTTGGGAAATGTACAGTTTCTAACTTAAGCTTTGCAACCTGTTTATGATCCTTGCGTTCTTGAACCTTTCCTCGAAGCTCTCTAGCATGCCTTGGTCGTGATCTACCCTCCCCTTGGTTGGTTTCCTTGGAGCTGTCATCATCCTTATCTTTGTTGTCCTTATTCGGGTCCTCGTAAACTGTAACCTCTGTTTCTTTACCGTTACGTATAATTTTCCTTTTCACAGGGACTAACTTACTGTAGTCCTTAGACTTAGTCACACCTTCAGGAATTAGATCACAGGACATTGCATATACGTACATATCATACATAGAGGTAAAACCGTACATATTCAAGAATCCTTGGTACAGCCGGGATAAATGATCATTACGCTCCTCTACATCGTCTAGACCTTTTACTTTTGTCATAGATTTTACAAACGCTGTATTAAGCTCAGCTTCCTTTAGTCCAGTGAAAGATTCATCTGCTTCACCTAAAGCGACCTTTGTTAAGTTATTCATGAGCCTATCTACACTTGATTTAGACAGGTTATATTTAGCCTTTTTCATTTCATAACCTCCTTTGGAGACATTATAACATAGGACTGTAACAATGGCAATAAAATAGAGGGCAAATATTGCCCTCATTTCAAAAAATATGTAATTAGTATCCCCGTGCGAAGATGTCTGTAGACTGAGGCATCACGTTATCCACAGTAGTATACGCAAACGCATTCTCTTGTGTACTCATGATGTACGGTTCTAGAACGTGCTCCAGCCCTACCATCGAATAAACAGACGACTGAGCGAAGTGGTCATCTCCTCTGTTTGTGATAATCTGGTAGACCTCTCCTGTTTTCTCATCTTCCTCATCTCGAATAACAACGTTCTTCCAGTGGTCAATGTACATCTCCAAGTCTTTGTCCGGGCGGTAGAATCCTAGACGACCCATTTTCATGTCTGCAATGTGCCGCTTATTCTGTGTTAACTTATCCACTGTTACTAGTGAACGAGTATCCTGCCATACAGGTTGCACCTGCCCGGTAGAACGAGGTGTTGGGTTTACTTTAACCCCGTAAACTCGACCCGGTCCAAAAAACGCCATTAGCTTTTCAACATAGTTACCGCTATCTCCTGTGTCCGCACAAATAATATCCGGGTTGTAAGGTACCAGCTGGTTGATAATATTTTGGATATCTTCCTCAATGTTTGTGTGTGATCTAGACTTCGCTACTGAGAAGATTCGAATGATGTCAATCATACCATTCTCTCTGAAGCCTCGAACTGTCACCCAGTGACGGTTACCCCAGTCAATTCCTACAGAAATAAAGCGGTAGTTTCCTCTATCCATAAGTGGCTCTGCTAGGTCCTCTCGGACGTTATTCTTGATATCTCCATCCTGTACTGCTAATGCTACGTCTTGATAAGGGAATCCTAGAACGTAGTTATAGAAGTGCTGCTTTGATTTTGCCTTGAGCTCTTTACGCTTAAGTTCATCGGCACTGATCCAAACGGCGTTAAGCTGCGTGATGAGATACCCCCGGGTTCCTCCTCCGTCTGCTGTACGGGAAGGGTATGTAGCAACCCACTCACCGTTATACCAACGGTCAATTGGCTTTTTGCATTTAGAACAAATGAATCGGAATGTTCCGTCTTTTACTGTCTTAGCTAGAACATCTACACCGTCTTCATCAAGACATTCAATATTATTCTCATAATCCAGCGCCTGTCGCTCTCCGCATCTGTCACAGCGGTGCATGTACACTAGCTGATCCGACTGTTTGTACAACTCGTGGATACCATAATCCGGCACTGTAGGCGTACTCCATCTGCGGAGAATTTTGAAGGAGGAGGAGGACATTGACTCGACCGCAGATATCTCCGCTGCCGGAGCTACACGGTCATACTCATCAAGAGAAAGATAGTCGATGTCAACACCCTCTACTGCTGCGCCTTTTGAGGAGGAACGGAACAGTAAGAAGCTATTTCTAAGTTTTTTCTTTTCAAGGGAGTCGATTGATTTATCCGCAATTGTAGCGTAGTACCCTTGCTCCAGCAGCGGGTTTAAACGTGTACTTACAAAGTCTTTCATCTGTCTGTTCGTAGGGAATGTGTACAGACATTTCACTCCTGCATAACTATGTAGGTCCGCAAAATGAACCATCTCAGCAATACCGATCTCAGATAGTCCCAGCTGCCGAGACTTAATAACAGCCTTGTCCGGGTGCTGGTCATTAATGATCTGCACTTGCCATGGTCTATGCGCTTGCGCCCGAGTCGAGTCATGACCGCTAACATGGAAAGTTATTGGATGGTTCTTAACCCGGTGGTGCTTAAGCAGGTAGGACGATGGATTAATCATAGTAAGGACATACGCTAGCTCATCCTTCGTTATGTCTGTCCTTCCAAAAGTCTTTTGTGCGATATTAGCAATATACTTACCGTCATATTGGTTCATTAGGTTCATTAGAATCCACCTTCGTTTTCTCTGTTCTGAGCGATATCCATCTGACGAATCAGCTCGGATACGTCTTCTGGGGACATATCCATTACATCTAATCTGCCTTCTTCATCTGTGGAAATCTTGCCCTTTTCGATATTCTCCTCTAAAACCTTGTCTTGCTTCATATTAATCTCAGGTAATGATGCCTGCCCTGCTCTACCTTCCATAGCTTCTGAAATTCCATTGAGTTCTTTATACGCACCAATAATACGGATAAGGTCTGAAGCATTGTCAATTGGGATTTCTCCTGCCTCTAGCCGCTGTAGGTACAAATCAAGTGTGCGGGAAGTTGCAGCATTGAATCGCTCCCTTACCTCTTCCTCACTAGAAAATACTCTCTTCTTCTTCAGTACTTTATTTTTAATGTTATCAGCCATTGACATCTTCTGTAAGCTCCCCTTTCTGTCGTAATGTTCTATAACAAGAATTTATGTCCTCACAAACATCCACCTTGAAAATATCATTTAGATGGAACCTAGTATGAGAGTTTGTTGTTATGTAAGTGTTCTCATGAATAATTAAAGAGGACAAAGGACGTTCACATACTACGCAAAGTCTCGGAGTGTTTACTCTCCGGTCCCCTTTTTTAAAGGTATAGTGCTTCTGTGATTGCAAAAATAAGCTGCGCCTCTTATCTACAATTTCCCGCTTAGTAATCGCCAAAGTCATCCTCCTCCTCCTCTGTAAAGTTCTCATCAATGTAAGCTGAATAGGCATCTGCCCGCTCTTCTAAGAAGCTGTCCTCATCAAAGTCCTCATCTTCTATTGCATTGACATAGATATATGGCAGTTGAAGAATAGCATCGCCTATAATTTCTATTACGATCTCTGGTGAGAACGCAATCCCTTTCTGAATAAACTTGTGGACAATAAAATTGTCATATTTGTAGTGGAGACGTTCAATAATGTCTTTCTCATTAAGGTCAAGATCACATTGTAAATGGGCGTATTCATAGGACATTGCGGAGATAGCAAGTAAGATGACGTTCTCTACATCCCTGACTAAGGTGCTGACAAATTGTAGGTCCGGTGTACGTTCACCGTCTTTAGTAATGAACGGCGCCATATACACTACCTTCTCAATGATATAAGGTGACAGATCATCAAGTACGTAGTCATGGATGGTATTTCTGTAGGCAATTAGTTCCTTATCTGATAGTCCAAACATGCGTCACACCCTCTTTCTAGCTGTGCTATTTTTTGTCATATTTTTTTAACACCACATCAGCTATATCTTGGATTTCTTTTTCCACCTTCTTTTTCTTCTTGAGCAGTCTCTTGTCGTAAATCCTTACTACAATTACAGCCAAGATCGCTCCTACTATCACGTAGATCATCACCGGGTGACTGAGCTGGTAAACGTACCTTGAAAATAGATGCGTTAGTCCCGCCACCACCCCTTCAGTGAGAATTACCAGCAGCAATTTAACATAAAACTTGTTTGCACGGTTTAGCATTTATGCGACCTCCATAACTGAATAGTGTCTTTTTTCTATAATATAAGGGATAGCGTATATTAAGAAAATTACACTCCAAAGTCTTATATTAGTAGAGAATCATAAGCCGGAGAGGGTAACCATGTTTATTGCTTCTGTAATACTATCTGCCATTTTTTACGTGCTCATTGTTTATGTATCCTACATAACTTCACAGATTTTATATATGGGTATCACTAACAAGCTAATGGTGCCTGTGCTTAAGTCATCCCTGTTTATCCTAGTGTCCTATATCTCCATTATAGCAGATGTTGTATTATTTGATATTTCTCGATACGACTCTATAACAGTAAAAAATGGGCTGCTTCTTTTATTACTGTGTTCTTCATTAATATCAGCAGGTAGCAGAAAGGAGACTAAAAGTGAACATTACCGAGAATAAGTACCACAGTACGATAAAGCTCGAATTTAGAGACTTAGTTGACAACATCGTTAACAGAGGGAGATCGCTGTTCCATGTGTACACCATTCACAGACTATTATCACTTGGTCTACTAATAGACTTCAGATTTACTTATGTACCCACTGACAGTGCAGATAAGCATGTAGCTATCGAGCTAGACCTAAAAGAGCACGGTAAGGTACGTTTTAACATTAACACAGTAACAGACTACGGTGGTTTGTCCGATGGTAACAGTAGAAAAGCCTTGGAGCATTTCTTAGAGAATTACAGTACAACATTAGACGATATAGAACAGAAGGGGACTAAGCTATCCGATAAATAAAGGAAGGTGGGGGTTTTAGTGGCTTACCAAGACAATGAGCTTATCCAGAAACTTAAAGAAATTGAAGACACGCTACAAGATCACAAAACGGACAACACCGAGCTGAAAGGCGTGGTTAACGAGCTCAGGGAAATCGTTCAGTCTCTTGATAAGGACATGGCTATTCATGCAGAGAAACAGTCCCACCTGCTCTATAGAGTCGAGCAGCTGCACAGAGAAATGGAGCTGTTAGAAGAGAAGGGAGTTAAAACAAGCGATAAGCAAAGAGCATTAATTGAAAATGCACTGATGGCTTTCCTTGGAGGGCTTATCACCTACATCTTTAGTACAATGGGTGGTAAGTAACAAAATATTGAGAGGTGTGAATACATATGGCAAGAGCTAAGCAGCTAGCAATCACAATGATTGACCAAAAAGTATGGTATGTACATACTGACGAACTTAATACCTTTGATGTCTCTGAGTCCCCGGATTCTTTCATCGGCAGCTACATCAGAGGGAGCAGAGGACCTATGCTTCGTGTAAACGCCGCTGCGGATATGACCGGAGAAGAGAGATTTATTAATCCGGCTTTAATTGTCGATCTGAAAGTAACATACCTATAAAAATAAGACCAGAATGTCTGGTCTTTTTTCTTTACCACATATCCGGGTCCGTATAGATTACATCCATAGCATCTTCAGCAGCTTGATACTGTCTGTCTCGATGCTCTTTTTCGATTTGATTATCATAAACATGGTTAGCCATATCTAAAAGTACGCTGACTAGTTTTATTTTCTGGTTACGATTAAGGTCTCCAACAAAGCACAGCTGGTAATGAAGGTCTTTGAGTGTGCCTTTGATTCGATCCCGGTGTTCCTCCGTTGGTGTGCTCCTATTCATCTTTTGTACCCTCCTTGAACATTATTTTCCTCCCTGCGGGGGTCTGTATCATTTTTGCTCTCTGAAGTAACTCCGAAGATGCTTTTAAACTTTCTTGGAACTTCTCCATATACTTAGATACTCTAGCCTCTGTTGCCTCATAGGACCTGTCAGGAGCCTTTGACCTCTTAACTGTTATGGAGTCTTTGCTGCTGTAACTGACTCTTTCCTTCATCATTCATCCACCCTTTTATTTTCAACATTTTTATACCTGTCCAGTTCTTCGATTTCTTCCTGAGTAAGGTCCTTAAATAGTTCTCTGTACCCTACATCAAATAAATCCTCTAGCTCCTCAAGCTTTTGTCGTCTAGGGAATTTCTCTCCAGTTTCCCAGTAGCTCACAGTTGAAAAGTTTACCCCTAATTTGTCCGCTAAACTATAGATTGTTAATCCTCGATCCAGTCTGTACTTACGAAGTTTTTTGATCGTTTTACCCTTTGCATTCATTTTACTCTCCCCTTTTGATGAAGTAGTCATTGTTGTTTTTGTCATTTTGAATATCCTCCTTAGTATGATTATGTGTTCGTTTTGTTGTTGATTACATCGTATCACGGGATTGATTTAAAGTCAACACGTTTTATAAACTTTTTTTTTGACTCTTGCTTTTGTCTATATTATTGACATATTTTAAATAGGTATACACAGAAGTATGAAATATATAGGTAGGTCTATTTTTGGGTTATGCGGGTTTAAAATAAAATATGACAAAAATGAAAAGGAGGTTTATTGACCCCTTTGGTTGCATGGTTAAAAAACTTTTTGTCCTATTTTAATCCCTTGATACAACAGGATTTAGAGCACTTTGACTCTACTTTTTGTCCTATTTTAATTTTAACTGGTCTGTATTATATATTTATATATTATTAATTATTATATATAGTGTTATAAGATTAAATAAGAATATTAATAAAGATAACGTCCGAAGCGGATTCCATAAAATGTAAGTACATAAAACAAAAAAAAATAAAAAAAGTTGCGCCGAAGGCTTGTCAAGAGTTACAGAGTATGTTATAGTATAAGTAAGCTTAAATATGGAAACAAACACACCGTATTTTTTGACACCCGGGACTGCTCAGTATTATTGTTCACCTCCTGATCGACAGTCTTACTGGGCAGAACTGGTGGTCAAAAAAGTTTTCCTATTATCATTCAGTTAAACACACTTTGTGATATAATATATAGTACAGAGGGCGTTACAGCTTGCCCTATATTCACATCACCTCCTTTCTTTGCCCTCTGTTTATCTAAAGGTTCTCATTGAGCACATAATTCTGATTTTTTTATCTTCTCTTTTTGGTCGGAATTGTGTGTTGAATGAGCATCTGCTTTTAGACTTTTTCAAGTATGGCTCTTTAATTATAGGTGATAAAGTCGAGGTATTGGTCTCCTCAGCTGAGTATGCTTTCCCTCCCGTAAAGGTGGTACGATCGACACCAGATACGATGGATAAGGCTAAAGGCTAAAAACCACTTAATCGTTGTCCCATAGCTCAACTGGTGGAGCGTCCGGCTGTTAACCGGGAGGTTGCTGGTTCGAGCCCAGCTGGGACAGTTAACTTTGTAATGAGGAGGTGATTGCATGCAGAAAGAGGCAATTTACGTCTTCAATTACAACGGACAAACAGTAACGGTCGATGCTTATGTCGATCCCATAGAAAACCGTAGGTACTATGGTCCTGTGGGTAACCCCTATAGAGACACAGTTAACTACCGGGGTACCGGAGTAACTGAGACGCAAACGATTGTTGCTGAGCTAAAATCAGATGTATACATCCCAGATGCGCCTGCGTATTCTAAGAATACTCATGCTCTTGTATACTACTTACCAGATGTAGACGCTTATGCGGCGGGTAACTACTTTGAACTTAGTGAAGGAGACTCAGAGACTTTAAGTCCTAACCTCACTATAACACTCCTTGACAAGATTTAATTTCATTGGGAACCGTGGCTGTTCGTTTTGGGAGCAGCAATCTTCAAATGGCAGGGTACTTGACGTTGGGTTAGGGTATCCAAACACAGAGTAGGTGGACCAAGAAACTACTTCAATTCTGAGGTCGTTTTTCCGGCTGCATACGTACTACTCGTGTGTACAACAGAGCCTACACGCCTCTTAACAATGCGGACCACGGTAGGACATTATAGCTCGCTGGATGATGTATAATTTGTTAGTACCTATACCGGTTAAGGGTCTGATAAACGAGGTTAGATTCCTCGGTCCAGAGGAGAAACGGGGACACCGCCAAGAAGTGACGGATGAATGGAGGCGGTGCATAGCACTTGACGGAGGGTTAGGGTGCTTCTGATCTAGGGTTCGGGGTTAGCCCGGACGACTGTGTGGTGGCGGAAAAGGTAGACGCAATAACCCTCGGTACGGGCACGGTCATGAACGTGATACAGAGGGCTGAGACAAATTTACCCGTACATGCTAGGTGCAAATCCTAGCCCACACGTATAATGCCCTTATAAGCAATCAGCTTATTATGCGGTCAAAAAATCTATTGGTGGCACACTGTTATAGATGGAGTGTGTGAGCAGCTAAGGGAGTAGCTAGAAGCTATGTGAGGGTCAAGGGCTGTATCCATGTGGGAGTGGATTGCGGTGTATATCTTCGGATTACACTTAAGGAGGGCGGATGCGTCTAACCTCCTTTCATGCGGGATGAGGATGATAGTATTCAGTAGGTATCCCGGGTATATGCTGAATAGCGGGGTTCAATTCCCCGGTCCCGCTCCAAATATTTTGTCGAGTAGCCAAGTGGTAAGGCAGCGGGCTTTGAACTCGCTATCGTTGGTTCGATCCCAGCCTCGACAGCCAACAGTGCAGGGAGAATTGGTATTCAATCCGGTCTCATAAGCCGGACTCCGAGGGTTCGATTCCCTCCTCTGCAATACGCTAGTTAGAGTAGGCAACTTAGTCCGGCGTGGCGGCACTCTAAATTGGTGAGTGAGAAATAATACTACGATCGCTCTCAACCCTAAGAGTACAAAATGGGCGCCTACTTTTAATGTAAAGGGGGTTTATCGTGGAAGAGTACCCAGTATTGGATGAAAAAGATGTATTTGATAAAGCCCATGAGCTTGCAAAAACAAGAGGTATTGAGATTACAGATGAAGTAATTGATCTTGTATTTGAAGCAGAATATCTCTGTTTAAAAGAATTAGGTCTAGTTGAAAAAGAATAAGCTGCACCAAGGTGTCTGGGCACCTTATAATTAACTTGACAGTCACTCTCGGACTACGGGCGCCGAGCATTGAATAGTGTTGGCAAGCAACGATAAAACCCAGAATAACATATCAGGGTTGCTGAGGATGGAAGAGGCAGCCATCACCCTCTGGGGAGATGCGGGAGTGCCACCCCGCCAGCAATCGACACCATGTCTCTGTAGTGAAACTGGATATCACAGCAGACTTCTATTCTGCTAATCTAGGTTCGAATCCTAGCAGGGGCGTTGGCTCTATAGTGTAGTGGTTAACACGCCAGCCTGTCACGCTGGTAGCCCGGGTTCGAGCCCCGGTAGAGTCGTAATTAGGTCCACCCTCTCCTTTTGGTACAAGGAATATAAAGTAGGGTTTAAAAAAACGGCGGAGTACTTTATTAGTATGAGGCATAGTCGGGAGTACCACCTGCCAGCCCTCAATACTTCGTCATCAGTGAGGTTTAAATGGTTTTTCTCACTCCTAGTAGCCATATCGGACTGTCTCGATCTCTGCGGGGAGAACAGGTGAGGTGCAATTCCTTCACAGACAGGTGACAGATGGTGAGGGCACTTTCCCAATAGATGCCGCAGATGAGGGAAGTGAGGCGAGGGTAGGACGAAGAGGCGGGTCCTTCGCCATTAAAAAGCAGAGGTGAGTACTGCCCGGTTAATACGTTATGATCTAATCGTAGTTCGATTTTCCGGTTAAGAAGTGCTCCCGGCTTATACTAGGGTGAGCGGTAACGTTGGAGAGTTACGATGGACTGTAAATCCATTCCCTTCGGGGTTAGAGTGTTCGAATCACTCCTTACCCATTCCCCCTTAAATTTAAGCTTTCTCATTGGTTCACCTCGTAGGTCTCTACGGGGTCTTTTTGTGTTTCTTTATATTATACCCATTAGTACTGTCCAGCTGCTTGACCTCTCTTGTATGATATAATTAAAATAGAGACTTCATAGTTCTATATTATACATAGAAAGGGAGGCAGTTATGTCATCTTTTAGTCAGGACGAGAAATGGATGGAAGCCAAAAGAGCAGTCGGGCACTTAAACTGGCTTGAAGTCATCTCATACTACCGATCAATAGACGGCTGTAACGTCTCCGTATTTTCAGTTAAAGACGGAGAGAAACGGTTAATTGTTGACGTAATAGATGATGACACTGTCCTATTGCTCGATCAGAATGGGCATGAGGCAGAGGACACTTACGACAATGTACTCAGCAGCAGAAAAGTTTTTAAATACTCAGATAACCCGATAGAAAGTCAAAAGTAGAATGGAAGTGATAAAAGAATGGGCGTATTAAATTGGATTCCTAACAGAGCAGGGAGAGCGGAGGCAGACACCACAATCAGAGTTGATGATAACATGTCTGTTCATATCCAGAGGCTAGAGGAGGAAGTCATTAAGAGCGCAAAAGGCGGGGACGGGGCTAAGGCATATGAGGAGCCTATCATCGGCAGCTTTTCAGTCAACCCAGATTACAAGGAAGCTCCCTCGACATCAGGATCACAAAACTTACTTGAGACACTCAAGTTGTGGTCAAGGAAGAACATTATCCTCAATGCAATTATTAATACTCGGGTTAACCAAGTTTCGCTATTCTGTACTCCTGCCCGATACAGTGATAAAGGTATCGGGTATGAGGTTCGTTTAAAGGACCCGTTAGCTACTGAGTCAACCCACGATAAGAAGAAGATCAAAGAAATTGAGAATTTTATTGAGAACACAGGGAAAAAACCAGATTTCACGAGGGACACTTTTCGAACCTTTGTTAAAAAGCTTGTCCGAGATCGACTTACATACGACAAGATAAACTTTGAGCTAATCTATGAAAAGGCAACAGGTGAGTTACACCATTTTAAAGCCCGGGACGCCTCCACAATTTATGTAGCTGTAGACAAGAACGGTCATGAGCCAAAAGGAAAGAATGCCGTTAAGTACGTGCAAGTTCTTGATCGTAAGAAGGTTGCTGAGTTTAAAGCTAATGAAATGGCATGGGAAGTACACAATCCTCGTACAGACATCACCGTAGGTCGGTATGGCTACCCAGAGCTGGAGATCGCCCTGAACCATCTTCAGTATCACGAGAACACAGAAATATTTAATGCTCGGTTCTTTGCACAAGGAGGAACCACACGAGGGCTGTTACAGATCAAGACAGGGCAGGAGCAATCTCATCAAGCTTTAGCTAACTTTAGACGTGAGTGGACAGCAATGTTCAGCGGAATTAATGGTGCATGGAAAATCCCTGTTATTACTGCGGAGGATGTTAAGTTTGTCAACATGACTCAGTCATCTAAGGATATGGAATTTGAGAAGTGGCTTAACTACTTGATTAACGTTATCTGTTCTATTTATTCTATTGATCCTGCTGAGATTAATTTCCCTAACCGTGGAGGAGCTACCGGGCACTCCGGTAACACTCTTAATGAGAGCAGCACTAAGGAGAAAACCAGAGACTCTAAAGACAAAGGTCTGGAGCCTCTACTTAAGTTTATCGAGGACGCCGTTAACAAATACATTGTTTCTCAATTCGGGGACAAGTACGTATTTAACTTTGTTGGAGGAGACGCCAAGACTGAAGCAGAGATCATTAATATTCTGGAGGCTAAAGCTAAGATCGGTCTTACTATTAATGACGTTCGTGCTGAACTAGGCTACCCTGAGATTGAAGGTGGAGATGTTACTCTTGCAGGAGTACACGTACAGCGCCTTGGTCAGTTAATGCAGGAAGAACAAATGAAGCAGCAGCGCCAAATGGAAATGCAGCAGTTCTTAGCTCAGCAGACTGGGTATAACGGGAACTTAGATAATGTTAACGGTAAGGATACATATAACCAGAATGTAGGTAAAGACGGACAGGTTAAAGGAGAAAACAACACTAACTCAACACCACAAGGTGGCAAGAAAGACGATGGCAACCCAATTAATGACTGGGAAGTTTAAAGGAGGGCTCTTAGATGAAGTTTCCGCTTACTAAACATAGCTGCATGGTATGTGATTGGGAAGAGACTAACCATAAGTGTTTCGATGGATGGAGCTGCCCATCCTGTGGTGGTCCCCTATCTTCCGATAGAGTTAGTCCCGAAAAGGAAAAGAAGGGTAAATAGTATTCTGTAATTTACCAACTAAATAGTGTTTCTGCTATATTAACAACAGTACTAAAGACTGTAGCGCATAGGTTTGTTACAAAGTGTGCTATCATAGAAGGGAGGAAGTAGCCCTGAATACCTTACCCGGAAAAGTTGGTCTCTACGTTCCTATTGATCTAGGCGACTCGATCAAGAAGAGCGCTGAGAGTACTACTGAAAAATCTTGGTATCTACGTGGCTATGCTACAACCCCAGACTTAGACTTACAAGACGATATTGTTGATCCTGCCGGAATTGACATCAGCCATCTAGTAAAGCATGGATACATTAATTATGAACACCAGCAAGGAGAAGAGTTTATTATCGGTGTCCCTACAGATGGCACATACGTAGACCCTGAAGTTGGTCTTTACGTAGAAGCTAAGCTGTATAAAGGGAACCCTTATGCTCAACGAATCTGGGAACTGGCATCCAATATCGCTAAGTCCGGGATTAACAGAACACTAGGATTCTCTATCGAAGGTTTTTGTCACCAAAGAGACGAGAATGACCCTAGAATTATGAAAAGCATTAAAATCACAAACGTAGCAGTAACAACTAACCCGGCGAACCCTAATGCTACTTGGGAAGCCTTCATGAAGAGTTTCCTTACTGGCTACGGGATAACTCCAGATACGCAAGTAGGTGGAGCCGCTATTAGAGCGGAATCTTTTGCACGCAGCCTCTACAACCTATCTTGGGCATACAAAGCCTTAGAGAATCCAGAAAATTTTGAAAAATTGTGGAAAGAGGTAGGTACATATCTGGATTCAATGGACCGATACACCCCGGAGAGTGCAGTAATGTTTCTCCAGTTGTTTAAAGGCTATTCCAGAAATGAAGCTGTAGCAAAGATTGATCAGCTTATGCAAAGCAATAATAAAATAGATCAAGAAGAAGGGAGTAACAACGAATGAGCAAAGAAAAGCTATCGTTCTCTAAGTTGACTGAGGAGCTTGACAATCTAAACTCTGACCAGATTGAGAAGTCTGAGGAAAAACCACAAGTTGAAGAAGCAGCACCTCAAGTATCAGAGCCAGAGCTCATTGAGCCAGCTAAGCCTGAGCCTGAAGCAGAGCCTGAAGAAAAAGAAGGTGAAGTAGTGGAAGAGCAGCCAGAAGACAAAGTAGAAGTAACCCCAGAACAACCTGCCCCTGAAGAAGAAGAGAAACCAGAAGACAAGGAGCCTGAAGAGGACAAAAAGTCAGAAGGTTCCGAGGGTTCTGAAGAAGAGGTAGAAAAATCTGAGGGCGCCCTTGTTATCACTTCAGACTCCAAAGCCGCAGTTGAAGAAGGCGTGTTCCAAGAGGGTGTAATTACGGAGATCAAAGGAGCCTTTGAAGCTATCGTTAAATCGTATAGCAACATCAAGGGCAACCAAGCTGGTTTAGAAGAGCGCCTTGAGAAGATCGAGAAGTCATTAGAATCTCTAAACGATCTATTGTCTTCTAAGGAAGAGGCAGTCCTCGTAATTGATGGAGAAGTTAAAGCTAAGGGGAGCGAAGAAGCGCCTGAGAAAGAAGAAGCTGAACCATCTCAAGAAGCTGAATCTGTAGAAAAGAGCGCTCAGCCTGAAGAGGAGCCAGAAGGTAAAGCAGTAGAGTATGTTGCTAAATCCTCTGATGGTGTTGGTGTTCCAGAGGGCAGCGTAGAAGTTGTAGAAGAGCAACCGGAAGATCAAGAAGAAGTGTTTAATGCTAGAGAACACACTTCTACTGTCACAAACTACTTTGTTCGAAACAAAGAGCAGTTCGATGAAGGTCAGAAAGCCGCACTTCGCAGCGCTGTATTCCGTGTAAAACGGGGCGAGGGTACTGATGCTGACATTCGACTTTTCAAAGAAGTCGTCCAATTGGCAAAAAATTAAGAAAATTCAGTACAAAGTGTTATATTAATGACATGAACACCTGATGGTGGGTTTGGTAGCAGAGGTTCCTCCTCCTAGCCTCTGCTATCTCTTAACAAATGAATTTGTGATTTACTAACTTACTATAAAAACATTTAGAAGGGAAGATACATAAATGGGAGACACACAGAAGAAACTGAATGCAGGCGCAGAAGAAGCCCTACAAGAAGTAATCTCTAAGACGTTTACTACTGGCGTAGGTATTACACCTGACACTCAACCAGATGCTGCCGCTTTAAGACGTGAATACTTAGAAGACGAAGTTAAGATGCTGACTTATGATAACACTGACTTCACTATTTACCCATTGATTAACAAAACTCCAGTATCGAACACAGTTGTTAAATACGCTGTATTCAACCAACACGGTCGTACTGGTCACAGCCGTTTCGTTCGTGAGGTAGGGGTTGCATCTATCAACGATCCTAACATCCGCCAAAAGACCGTACAAATGAAGTTCTTAAGTGATACTAAACAACAATCACTAGCTGCTGGTATGGTTAACAACATTGCAGACCCAATGACTATCCTGACAGAAGATGCGATTTCTGTAATCGCTAAGTCTATTGAATGGGCTATCTTCTACGGTGATGCTGCTCTTACAAACGAGTCAGATCAACAAGCAGGTATCGAGTTTGACGGTCTACATAAACTGATCGACCAAAAGACAAACGTAATGGACTTACGTGGACGTACACTTACTGAAGCTGACTTGAACAAAGCAGCAGTTGTAGTAGGTAAAGGTTATGGTAGAGTCACAGACGCTTTCATGCCTATCGGTGTACAAGCTGACTTCACAAACAGCTTACTAGAGCGTCAGCGTTCATTAATGCCATCTACTGAGGGCGGAATGTCTACTGGTTTTGCAGTTACTGAGTTCCTCTCCAGCCGTGGTAAAATTAAGCTTCACGGTTCTACTATCATGGAGAACGACAACGTACTTGTTGAAAACCGTATGCCAGCTCAGAACGCTCCAATGCCTCCACAGTCTGTAACAGCTGCTGTTAAAACTGATGCGGGCGGTAAATTCCGTTCTGAAGACTTGACTTCACAGTCTTACAAAGTAGTTGTTTACTCTGATGAAGCTGAATCTGTAGCATCTGATGCTGTAACAGCTGCTGTTAAAAATGCAACTGACGCTGTAGAATTGACTGTAACTTTACAGCCAATGTACCAAGCTCAGCCACAGTTTATCGCTATCTATCGCCAAGGTCAAGAAACAGGTCACTACTTCCTGATCGCTCGTGTACCAGTTTCTAAAGCTAACGAAGCTAACCAGATTGTATTCGTGGATAAGAACGAAACTATCCCTGAAACAACTGATGTATTCCTTGGTGAGATGAGCCCACAAGTTCTTAGCTTGCTTGAGCTTCTTCCAATGATGAAGTTACCATTGGCTCAAATGAACGCTACAGTAACATTCACTGTACTTTGGTACGGTGCGCTTGCTCTGTACGCTCCTAAGAAATGGGTACGCATCAAGAACGTTAAGTACATCCCAGCCCTTGCAGCCGAGGTTACTCTGTAACATCTGAGCAGCAGAGACTGAAAATTGAATAGAAAAAATTAATAGGGAGCAGACAAAACATCTGCTCCCTTTTTATTTAAAATGACAGAGGAGAGATATTATATGTTAGTAAATAAAAAGTTAGCCAATAAAGAAGTTGCAACAGAGTACGGAATGATCAAGTTCAATAGCAAAGGAGAGTCCAAGGACCTTACTGCGGAACAAGAACAGGAGTTTGCACACTTGAGAGGGTTCTCTGTAGTGGTTGAGAAGAAAGAGGAAGTAAAGGAAGAAGTAAAGGAAGAGGAAGTAAAAGAGGATAAGAAAGATGAGAAAGGCAAAGGCAAAGGTCGGAAGAAAAAGTCTGAAGAAAAATAATTAGAAAGACGAGGGATAGCCCATGGTAATGTTTTCGGGAGATGGGTTCGGCAATCCGTATCAGCATAATAATCCTCAACACATTGACATAAATGATGTAGACAAGTTTACGCTAGAGTCTTATGGATTAACTGTAGATGCCGTAAAGCTTAACCATTTTGGGGTGGATGTAACAAACCCTAAGACAGGAGAGTTTCTGCCGGATGCCTTCTATAAGTCTAAGATCGAGTCAGCCGTTGCCGCAGCGGAGAAGAAGCTGGATATTGTTATCCTGCCGAGAGTACTTCGAGAGCACCACGACTTCTATCGCAATGACTTCCAGAGTTTTATGTATATCCACACCTTCTCAAAACCGATCCTTCAGGTAGAGAAAGTGAGACTTGAGTATGGAGGAAATGCCATTTATAACTACCCTACCAAGTGGTGGAGGGTTTATAATCTTCCCGGACACTTAGAGATGCTCCCAAACACAACTTTAGGGGGCGGAGGAAATAACCTTAGTTTAATCCAAGCTTACTCTGGTTATCCCATGGTCGCTGGATTACCTCAAACAGTAGGTAACAATTTTGCTCCGCAAATGCTGCATGTAGAGTATGTAGCTGGGATGTTACCTCCTAAGCGTAGCGGCGTTACTCAACCGCTTGAAATGCACCCGGACCTATGGAATATGATCATTAAAATGGCTCTCCGAGAAGTCTTTGAACAGTGGGGTCGCTTAATTATCGGTGCCGGGATCGCAAATATGTCTATCAGTATGGACGGATTTTCTCAAAGTATTGATACGACTCAGAGTGCGATGTACGGAGGTGCCTCTGCTGACATCGTTCAGTTAGACAAGGATATCGAAGAGCTGTATACAGGGCTTAAGTCATACTATGGAACAAACTTAGGACTTATTTAAGGAGGGATAAACAATGTCAGAAGCTCAGAGACCTGCAATACTGTACACTACATCAGTAGCTACAGTTCGACCAGACATGGTTGACCCTGCCATAAAGTCGATGTCTACTCCTGCACTTTGGGAGAAGTCCTACTTGTGCCCGTGCCGGGACAGAGCTACTAGACAGCCTAACCCAGCATGCCCTAGATGCCGAGGAAGAGGTATAGCCTTTATGCCCCCTCGGGACCTAGACATCCTTATCCAGACACAGGAAAAAGGAGTATTCAACGGAGACATCGGACTTGTAGATTCCGGTACCGCAATTGGTACTCCAGCAGATCGAGAGTCTAAAGTTGCATTCCGGGATCGTATTACATTAAAAAACGTCCAAGTATGTCAGTCATTCATTTTTGATGTAACTCAGAACCGGATTAACAAGGGGTTCTACATGGTCTATGATGTTAATAGTATTGAGTTTGCTACAACTATAGACGAAGAATTAACTGAGGGTAAAGACTATGAATTTGATTCTAAGAATAACCTATTTTACCCTAAAGAGCACCTTTTAGGTCTAAACATTTCTATTAACATCCAGACGACTCTCCGGTACCTAGTCGCAGACTTGCTCAAGGAGCACCGCTACGGACTTGATCAGCAAGGAAACCGGATTAGACTTCCACAAAAGCTGCTTTTAAAACGTGAAGACATTTTCGTAGATAAAGAGGCATTTGAACTCGGCTCAGACAGCACTGAAGTAGGTCAGATGATTGATACTAAGAGACCACCGTCTACAGATGGCTTAAATGGATTCTTTAGAAATAGTGGTGCCGTAAATGCCCCGTAAGAAGTCAATAAGACCTAAACTGTTCCAGAGCAACGCCGCAACTAAGAAAACAATGCAAAGGTTCGGTAATGCTCTGGTACAAAAGACGCTGGATGCCGGGATGGAAGCTGCTAGAGGCGCTCTACCAAATGATGTAGAAGTATCAAGGAAGCCTAAGTACTTGCAGATTACTGAGAAACGAGCCAATAAGCGAGGAGTCATTGATCTTAAGCCTTACTTTATGAGAAGCTCCCATAAAAAGGTAAGCAAAAAAGGTGGATGGTACCTTACAGTCCCTATCGCTATTAAGAAGAAGCAGATGTCTAGACGTATGTACGATCAACTGCGAGCAGTCAATATGTCGTCCAATACTCAAAAGACAGTTATATCTGACTACTTGTACGACAGGCGCAAGCTGTCTGAAGCTCCTGATTTAAACTATACGCCTAAGACTAACAATGTCACAAAGCAGCGTATCGGTAGAAATAGGCACGCATACGTGGCGTATCGAACAGTGTCCAGTAAGTCTCCAGCTAACAGCTGGATCATTAACCGGAGTAGGGTCAATGAGTCAGATACCTCCAAGACATTTGTTCGGAACGTAGGCAAGCTGATGAGATGGAAGATGAAGAACGGGTGGAGTTAATCCATAGGAGGAGTTAAAAATGTTACCTAGTATTGACACATATTTGCATGACGAATTAGAGAGCAAATTAAAAATTATTTTATCGAACCGCTATATTATAGAGGAAATATTAAAAGGCATACAACCCCGAGTAGCTGCTAACTTTATAAAAGCCTACACAGGGGAGAGTGCCAAAGAAATCCCTATAGTTTACACAATGCCGCAAGAAAAGCAAACCCGACAAGGAGCAATTTATATCGGTCTCCGGGAGGGTGAGGAATCCAAGCCTAGTATAGGTAACTTAGAAGGGACCTACGAGTTTAAGGACAATGGGCTAAGGAAAGAAGCAGCAGTTGTTACGGCTACCGAGAATAGAGATCGAGTCTATTTTGAAGTCTCCGAACAGATCGGGGAGCTGTACAACGTGGAGAACATAGAGTTCGCTGAGAGTGACCACGTATCTATAGAGGGTAATCGAATATACTTCACATACGATTCAGAGCTAGTCGGTGAGGTATTTAATGTAAACTACGTTGCCTCCAAGGGGGATGAAGCCGGATTAAAGAAAGGCTTCACTACCACAGAGCAGTACTCGATCTTAGTTATTTCTACTAACATGGATACTGTTAGGTGCCTCGACTTGATTGTAAAGGCAGTACTAATCCTCATGAGAGACAACCAAGAAGAGAGTACGAATCACCTTCTTCAAAGACTGCAATTCGGTCAGATCGAGGAAATCAACGTAGGAGAACAAGATAGCGGAGCACCAGAGATACTTTACGGCAGAGAAACTATTGCGACTTATACTGCCTCTTACAATCTGGATATCGCCCTGTTAAATACGTTAGAACAGATCAGACTGAAAGTAAAATTAGATGTAGAAGGAGAGTGAGCATCATGGCAAAGAAAAAAACTGATGTGAAATCTGAAGCAGTTGAGATTTCAGAAGCTTCTGAAAATATAGAAGTACAGGCAGACAAACAACCTGCTCCAATTAAGCCTTACGTTCACATTGATACCTTTTTGAAAACTGCCATTCCACTGTACGATTTAAGCAGAGCACAGGCAGCCGGATTTAAGGTAAAGATGGCTGGACGCCATTATCAGCGTGATGAACAGATTTTTATGGATGAGCTAAAAGCCCATCTAGACTTAAAATAACCCAAAGGGAAAGGAAGATATAGACTATGGCAGTATCATACGGTTACAACAGACAACGTCCTCGTACAGAAGTATTCCTTGATGCTAGTAACTTAGGGTCCGCTAACATTGCAAGTGAAAAACCGCTTGTTCTTATTGGCTCTGCTAACGGTGGAGAACCACATGTAGCGCACACTATTACTAACTACGCACAAGCTCGGGAGTTATTCCGTAGTGGGGACCTTCTTGATGCAATCGAACTAGCTTGGAACCCATCTCCAACAGCTCAAGGTGCGGGTAAAATCATCGCAATGCGTACAGACCAAGCTACACAGGCTAAGCTAACAAACGGCGGTTTGACTGTTACATCTAAACTGTACGGAACAGATGCTAACAGCATTCAAGTTGAGTACGGGGATAACACAATCACTAACTCTAAGCGCTTGAGTGTATACTTCACTAAAGAGCGATATGAGCAGACTTATGACAACATCGGTAACATCTTCACAGTTCAGTACAAAGGTGAGGAAGCGCAAGCTACTATCGCTATTGAAGTTGATGCTGACACACACTTAGCTACTCGATTAGTTTTAAGTGCAGGAGCAGACGCAGAATCTCTTCAAGCAATCCGTACATACGAACTAGGTCAAGGGGTTTACCAAGATGTTAACGTCCTAGTAAACGACATCAATAACCTCCCAGACTTCGAGGCTCAAATGAACCCACTTGGCGGGAACAAAAACATTGAGACTCAGTATCTAGACCCAATTGCAGACCAAGACGTTAAGACTGCAAAAGTTACAGTTAAAGCTGTAGGTGCAGACTTGATGAACCAGACTGCAAACGATACATACATCTCTATCTCGGTAGACCGTGCAGTAGCACTACCAAGCTCTTTTACAGTTACAAACCTTTCTGGTGCTAAAACTGAGCCAGCACCTGCTTCATGGGCAGAGCTCTTTAGTAAAATCGCTGATTTAGGTGCGTACTACATCGTACCACTTACCTCTGACGCAGCTATCCATGGAGAGCTTTCACAGTTCTTGCGGGATGAGTCTAATAACGGTAACCACTTGAGAGGTATTGTAGGGGGCGGATTTAAAGAGTCTATGGACCAACTTAAAACCCGTCAGTTGAACCTTCGTAACTCCCGGGTGAGTGTCGTAGGTGACTCTGTAACTCGTAGAATGTCAGACGGTAGAGTACTTAACGCTCCTGCTTACATGTATGCTTCAGAGATTGCAGGTATCGCTAGTGGACTAGAGATTGGGGAGCCTATCACTTACAAACATGTAAATATTGAGGCGCTTGATCGTAAGTTTACTGGAGACCAGCTGGACCAGTTGAACGATGCTGGCATCATCATGACAGAGTTTGTACGTACTCGTACATCTTCTCACTTCCGTATCGTGAGCGATCCGACTACTTACAACGTGTCTACTGAGCCAGTACAGAACCGTATCTCTCTAGGTGAGATTTCTGACTTCTTAACAACTGAGCTAAGAACTATGCTTGACGAGGACTTCATCGGAACTCGTATCAGAGCAACTTCAGCTTCTGTTATTAAGAATGCTGTAGAGTCCTTCCTTGATCAACAGAAGAATGTTGGTGGTTTGATCGTAGATTACAACCCAGACGATGTCCAAGTTGTTATCACAGGCAACACAGCTCGTATCGCAATCACTGTACAACCTTCTCAAGGATTAGACTACATCAACGTCTACCTAACTTACGAAGATAACGAATTAACAGCCTAAGGGCTATATTAAGAGGGAGGGGTAATCCCTTCCTCACTTTAATAATGAATAGGAGTGAATTTCTGTGGCAAGTGTAACTAACCAGACAGTACAGTCCGCAAATACCGTGTACTTTATGATTAAGAACATTCCGATCGCACGGGCACAGTCTATCAACGCAGAGCGTAGCTTCGGAACTACTGGAGTTTACCAGATCGGTTCCATCATGCCTCAAGAGCACGTTTACTTGAGATATGAAGGCAGCGTCACTGTAGACCGCTTCCGTATGAGAAAAGAGAACTTAGCATCTCTTGGCTTAGCCGCTCTCGGTGAAGAAGTCCTTAAGATGGACATTATGGATATCGTATTATACGATAACTATACTAAAGAAGTAGTTATTGCCTACCGTGGATGCTCGATTGATACATACAACGAGACTACTAACGTAGGTGAGATCACAAGTGAGCAAGCCCGCTTCTACTTCTTGACATCTGCCAACGTTAAGAGTGCGTAAGCAAAACAAAATTAAGGAGACCTCTATGGTCTCCTTTTTATTTACACTCTACATTACAGTTAGGTTACAATCCTGTAACATCGGGCTAATCCTGAATTTTATGTGTTACATTAGAGTAGTGAGATCGGGGATACACAATTCAGAGAGGGGTTTTTTGATGAATTTAAAGAGAGTCCTAATGGCTGGTGCTTTAACTTTAGGAGTTACACTCGCCGGACAGACAGCTGCTTCCGCCGCAAGCTCATATAGTGTGGTAGACTACTTAGCAGCTCAAGGAGAAGACGCAAGCTTTAATCATCGTGGAGAGCTTGCTGCTAGCCACGGTATTACAGGATACAGAGGTACTGCGGATCAAAACTTACAACTACTTGCCAAATTAAAAGGTGGCGTTAATTATAGTAAACCAGCAGAACCTAAGCAAGAAGCTAAAACGCAAACAGCTACACAAACTAATTCCCAATCACTCACAGTAGTTGCTACAGCGTATACAGCTTACTGCTCAGGGTGCTCAGGGGTAACAGCTACTGGAGTTAATTTAAAGGCAAACCCGGGACAAAAAGTAATTGCAGTTGATCCTAATGTAATTCCTTTAGGATCACGAGTTTATGTAGAAGGTTACGGAGAAGCCATCGCTGCGGACACAGGTGGTGCCATTAAAGGAAATCGTATTGACGTGTTTATCCCAAGCCAAAGTGAAGCAGTAAATTATGGTAGGAAAACTGTAAAAATTAATATTTTAAACTAACAGGTGCTTCGGCGCCTGTTTTTTTTATAAAAAAGTTAAAAGTTTATGTTGACACTTAATCAATCCCTATATATAATTAAGTTACAAGCAACAAACACTATATCGGGAGGAATAAAAAGTGAGTATTACATTTACAGAAAGAGAAGCATTAGAGTTGAAGATGAAGTACATACTGGAGGAAAGAACACGTCTAGATGACCAGTTCAACTTCTGTTTAGAAAGATTAAGAGAACTAGATGAGTTAGACAACATTCATCCAAACTCTAAAGTTGAGAATAAAAAAGTGGAGATCAAAGTGGCTGATGGGGAAAGTGTTATGTCTTTGGAAGAGGCTTGCAACAAGCATACAGATGTACACCACTCCGGTGATTCTACAGAAATTACAGAAAAAGCTGAGAAAGTTGAAAAGTCTCCAGTAGCTACTTCCGTTGTTACGAAACGAGTCGGAAAGGCAAGAGACAGTCATTATCGAGATGTTAAGAAGCTTAGCTATCAGGTAGCCTCTATTTTAAAAGAAGCAGGTAAACCGATGAAGGTTGCAGAGATTATGAAGAAACTTGATAAAGCAGGCGTAAGTACCCACGCCCCATATGCATTAATGAATAGTGTAACAAAGTATCAACCTAAAATTATTAAAGCTGGCGGATTTGGCTATTACCAATACAAATGGTAATAGCCATTTGTATGTTATACTATAGTTAGACAACAAAGTACTGCTATATTACTAATAGAGACTAACTATAGGAGGAATTTAAAATGAGTGAAAATTTTGAACAAGAGCTCGGGGGTCTAATGAAAGAAAAGACCCAAGAAGAGCGGGAGTTAGAACAGAAAGTCGAGCAGAAGAAAGTTATTGACAGAATTATCCGAGGGGTAAACGATACTTTTGAAAAGCGATACGACTTCCCGGAACTAGGTGAGTCCTTTGTTATTAAGTTACGAGCACCTAATGCACTAGATACAGGGAAGATACAGGCTAAAGTATCTGCCTACTTACAGGGTATGAATAACTATGCTAGTGAATATATTGTCCGAGTTTACACGGCTCTTGCTTGTATCCGTGTGGTCGGAGTGGAAGTTCCTGAACTACTAGCGGATGACGAGAAGATTTACAACCTCGATATCCTCTATAAGATTGGGGTGGACTTCCAGCGTTGGCTGGACAACTTTCGACTTTGATTTAAAAAAAGTCGGAGGTATGAAGCGGCTCGCTAAAACACCTTACATGAGAAACTTATGGACCCTCATGAAGACGTTTAACGTGCTGCCAACAAATAAAGATTTCAGACAGCTGTCTGATGATCAGATAAACCTAATGCTCTTCTCATTAGAGGAAGATGCACGAGAAATCGAATTGGCTAGGAAAGGTCTCACTGTTGACTCTGAGCACTTCGATACTGACTTCGAAGAAGAAGTATGGAACAAAGCTCCGGGTGAATGGGAAGTTCTCCGTGAAGGTCACGACCCTGATGACATCGCTCGACAAGTTGCAGAGCTTACTCGGGAAGAGGACCTTAGAAACCTTGCTAACCGTTTCGATGGGGTTGAAGAGTATAACAAGTATATTGAAGAGACAGGAAAGACAGCAAGACAGACTGAAATTGAACAGTACATAGACAACCAGATTGCAGCCGCAGAAGAGAAGGCTCGTAAACTTGAGGCAGTTGGAAAGAAACAATTCATTGATGATAAAGACCGCCCAGAGATAGCCAACAATACTGCATTAAGTGACCAATCAGTTGATTTAGATAAGGAAGCAATAGACAAGTCTATCGCCTTGTTCAACTCAGTGGACGATGACGATGATGATGGCTTTGCACCCCTGATATAGGAGGTAGAGGTTAAACCTCTACCTTTATTTTGATTCCGAAGGGAGAGTGACGACAGTATGGCAAACATGGAGCAATATATTTTTAATGTTGACGCTGATACCGGAAAAGCGATAAGTAAGTTACAGCAGATCAACAAACTTATGAACGAGATTGACAGTATCCGTGGGCGGGGCGTAAACGAGTACTTTACAACAACCCAGAAAGACATGGATAAAAACATGCGTTCTATGGCTAAGCTCTCGAAACTTTATCAGAGTCTGGATAAGGACCTTGCGGAGATTCAGCGTAGAATGCGAGACATGTCGGATCGGACTGTTGTTCCTGAAGGAGCTACTAAAGCGCAGCAGCGGCAAATAGAACAGCTTAAGCGGACGATGGAAGAACAGGCACAATCTGCAATCCATCAACAGCGAGCGTTACAGTCTGAGTATAATAAGACATTAGCCAAGTTCCGGGAGCTTTCTTCATTCCAGCAGAACTCCTCTAAAAACTTTAAGCACCTCTTTAACTCCAATGACCTGTTTAACCTCCCTAGCGGAGCAGGGAACTTTAACAGAGCCCGGTCTATTATGTCCGCTATGGCTAACGAAGCAGACGGAGTATCAAGTAAGCTTAACGATGTAATGGCTAAAATACAGAGTGTAAACAAATTGGATAGACGTTCTGAGAGCTTGACTCGTAGAGCAAGTGCCTCTAACTACATGTCTTACCAGCAAGCTACAAGTTTTCGTAGAGACTACTCCACTGTTAATCAAGATTATCGTAGCGAGAAACGATCCAATATAGATGCCATGACCCTACTAGGGCAGGAGAGAACTGAGCTTACCAGAAAGATTCAGGAAATTCAGACTAACCCGAACGCTACTCAAAAAGATATCGACAGAAAGATTGCAATGCAGCAGACTGTTGAGTCTATAGATAAAGAACGAGAAGCCCGTATGGAGCTAAACCGTGCTCTAGAACGCACAATTAGTAACATGAAGAAGTACAATGAACGGGTAACTCAGGATGGCGGGGTAGAAGTTAAGCCTGAGCGAGGAACATTCCGAGGCATGATTTATGAGCGATCCCCTGCTATTGGTTTGGCTCTTGGAGCTGCCGCAGGTGGAGTAGTTGGCGGGCTGTACAGCCATGGAGCTCAGCTAAATAAAAGCATGCGGGATGATGTTATTGGGATCGGGCAGCATACAGGACAGGACAACTGGACTGAGACTATCCGAGACAACGCTCTAGAAGCAGGTCTTAAGGACCGTTTAGGTTTCGGTGGTCAGGACATGCTGGCTTTCCAGAACAACTATTTGTCTAATGCCGGATACAACGGAATGGATGATTTGAATACTGCAATGACGAACCAAGCTGTATTCAGCCGGACAACAGGACTAGATGCTAATACAACTAAAGAGTTCTTTAACTCTGCGTTTGCCTCTGGTGCCGTAAACGGGAACCAAGTTAAGGATATCCAAAATGCGTTTATTGGCGGTATCAAACAGAGCGGTATGGAAGGAAGGGAGAAGGAGCAGCTCAAAGCACTACAAGGGCTACTTCAAGGAGTATCTCAAGGACGCTCACTGACTAATAGTGAAGTCATGAATGTAATGGGCTTACAGTCGGTTCTCTCTAGCTCTGGGGTACGTTCTTTAGGAGGACAGCAGGGAGGGCAACTCCTCAATGATTTAAACAGCGGTATCCGTCAAGGGTTTAATAACCCGATGGTCCGTTTAGCATTTGGTCAAGGTACAAAGTATCAAGGTCTTGAAGGTAGATTTGAACTCCGTAAGCAGATGGACAAAGGGATCAGTGATGCAGAGAACGTCCGTAACATTGGTCGTATCGCAGAGAGCTACTCCAACTCTGAAGCAGGGCAAAATGAGGCTTTTGCTTCATTTGTTCAAGAAGGCTTAGGAACTGACATCACAGCGCAGCAAGCTGAAGGGTTAATGGACCTGTATCGTAAAGGGAAGCTAACTGATGAGAACATTAATGGTGTCCTTGAATCCACTAAGGAAACAGGAGCAACAGAGTCTCAATCGAAGCTAGAAAAGTATCAGAACTCTAAAGAGGCTACCTCTAACCAGAGTGAAGCCACTACTGATAAGCAAGCTGCCCAGCTATATGATTTGGGAAATAAAGTCCGGGAAGCTAATACTGCACTCGGAGCCTTACCAGCCCCTGTATACGCAGCAGTTGCCGCTCTCTCCGCATTAGCAGCCGCAGCAGGAGCCTCCGCTCTCTCTTTTGGAGCTTCTACACTTTTACGTAGAGGTGCCGCCCGTTCCATGGGACAGGGAGGAAGCATTGTAGGCGGTGCCACTGGACGACTATTCCGAGGAGGAGCCGGAGGAGGAGCCGGAGGTGTTGGAATATTCGGTGCCTTACGAAACTCAACCGCTCGATTTACAGACCCATATGCCCGTGCTGGCGGTCTACCTAATACTGGACCATCCAGCGGAGCAGCTGCCGGAACAGGTTCAGGTCTCTTTAGCAGGGTACGGGAAGGTGCCGGAAGTCTATGGAATAGAGTAGGCGGAGGTGCTGGAGCCGCAGCAGCCGGAGCAGGAACAGCCGCTGCTGGAGCAGAAGTTGCAGGTGCTGCCGGATCGGGAGCAGGAGCTGCCGCAGGTGCTGCAAGTGGAGGAAGTAAGGTCATGTCTACTCTTGGTAAGGTCGGTAACGTTCTTGGTAAGGTTGCCCTCCCGTTGAGTATTATCGCTGGTGTAGGTTCTATTGCCGCAGCACCAGAGGATCAAAAGGGGGAAGCAACCGGAGCAGCAGCAGGAGGTATCGGTGGAGGTTTAGCCGGAGCTGCTGTAGGAGCTTCAGTCGGTTCCGTAGTTCCAGTCGTGGGTACTGCCATTGGTGGTATTCTCGGTGGGGTTATTGGTTCATTCGGAGGCAGCAAGATTGGCGGATGGGCAGGTAGCTTATTTGACCCAGATAAAGCACAAGCTGCTGAACCTACGGACAAGAAGGAAGACACCAAGGCTAAGGATAAAGCCAATGCAGTAGAGAAACAGGTAGATAGAGAGAATACTAATACGAAGGACAGAGCAGAGAATAAGAGAACTGATAACCTCGCAATGGAGAGAGCCAACCTCCACCAGTACGAAGCAGTTCTCGATAGAGCAGCCCAGATTCTTAACCAAGCTCGCCTTCAGAACGGTATCTTCGGTAACGGTAGCGGAGACTCTTCAGGAGGAGGGGGAGGTGCAGCAATCGGAGGCGCCGGAGGATCGTTGAAGATGTTGTCAAATGGTCAGAAGTGGGCTAACCCTTCCGATCTAACGAACTCCGACTTAGGGTACACTGATGCCAAGCTCACAGCCAAGGACTTAGATGAGTGGATTAACTCTAAAGCTCCTGAAGGCTCTCTAATGAGAGGTATGGGAGAAGCGTTCTTTAAAGCCGGACAGGAATCAGGGCTAGACCCTCGTTACCTGATTGCTCATGCCGCCCAAGAAACCGGATGGGGAACTTCTAATATCCTAAAGGATAAGAACAACTGGTTCGGTATCGGAGCATTCGATGACTCTCCACACTCTTCTGCCAAGACCTTTGGTGGTAGATCGCAGGGGATCATAGATGGAGCCAAGTGGATCGCTCAAAACTACTATGACAAAGGGAATACTACCCTGTCCAAAATGAAGAAAGCCGGGTACGCTACGGACCCGCAGTGGGCAAACAACATTAGCTCCATCATGAAGAACGCCCCTTCAGGGACAGGATCAGTCAAAGTAGAGTCCACTATCAATGTAAAAGTATCCGGGGATGAGAAAGTTTCATCTAAGATTAATAACAACAAAGAATTAGAGAAAGTAGCCAACACGATCCAGAGTAAGATATACGGGTCCATGAACTACTACTCACAGGAAACGAGGAGGGCATAACCCCCTCGTTTTTCTTGTTTAGTGCTATAATAATATATGAGAGGGTTTATAACATTACATATAAACGAAAGGGGAATACAGCATGACTACAGTTGTAAAAAGATACCCCACATTTGAGATTGATCTAATAACTGAAAAAACAGGATATCAATTAACATACGACACTTCTAAGCAGCTTACTCAGAAAAGTTTTGAGGAGTCTCTCATTTCATTCAGCGTAAAAAACTCCATGTCAGATGACAGCCCGGTGTTTTCCCTTGTAATAACTGCAAAGCAGAAGTGGGATAAACTCCTGAATCCTAATAACCTTATCAGAATAAGAACTATACCGGATGTTACAAAAGGGCGACCAGATAATCCATATGTCATGGTCGGATTGTTGTCAGACATACGTAAAGAGGGGGAGTATGCTGATGGTACCCTATTGTACCGTATCACCGGACGGGCAATGACCAAGGCACTAATCGACTTCAACGTAGGCGTTATTCAGGAAGTTGCAACAATTATCCCAAGTTTAGGGTGGTTACCGGACGGAGGCAGTAAGGGACTTCAGTTCTCTGGAAACACTGCGGCAGGTATCGGTAATGAATTGATGGAGAGGTTTGTTTATAAACATGCGAAGTACAAGTTTTCTAACGGTAAAACATTAAAGGATTATCTTGTCCACGCATTTACCAGCTGGGAAAAGGATGAGTCTCTAGCAGATGTTACTCCATTCATTAACTATGAGGGGAGCATCCGCCAGTTCCTAGAAGACATCTCAGCAAAGCCATTTAACGAATTGTTCTTCGAATACACTTCAGATGGTCAATGTATCGCCCTAATGAGACCGACTCCTTTTGACCCGGATAAGTGGTACCAGCTACCCGCATACCGGTTTACTTCGGACATTGTAGTAGAAGAGTCCTTTGGTAAAACTGATGCGGAAATGTACTCTGTATTTGTAGTGCAGGCGCCAAACGTAGTGGATTTTAACAGTATGGACTTAGGGGTGTATCCTAAGTTCCATAAGGAACTCATTGAAAAGTATGGGTATAAGCGACTAGATGCTGAAAACAGATACTTACTATCTAGTACGGTTGCTAATGCCACTCAGGACGCTACCGCAGGAGGAGACACCTCTGTACCATTACCTAGTTACGAAGAGGTACTAACGTTTATCACTCAGAACAACTATCAGGACCCAGAAATTCTGCGAACACAGAAAGACACTGTATATTCCGATCTCATTGCCCAGTTCCCCGCAATGTCAGAAACATTAGCTAATAACATTATTGACAGCCTCAAAGCGGGAGACTTCACTCAGGAAGAATATAACAATTTAAAAACTTCCACTGGGGATAAAGAAAAGGACAAAGAGATAAACAAGGAGAAGAGTGTCGCTAGCAAAAAATTAGATAAGTACACTCAAAGACTTTTTAACTGGTACTGTGAGAACGCAAACTTCTACAGTGGAGACCTTCGGGTACTTGGTAACCCAGCGTATCGTTTAGGCTCCCGAGTATTCTATGAGGACTTTGAGCAAGAAACGACTTGGGAGTTCTACATAGAGTCTGTGCAGCACGAGTTTAGTTTCACTAGCGGGTACACCACCATCTTAGGTGTAACACGAGGGCTGCCAGAGTCAGGAGCAAACAGATTCACTAACCTTTGGGGAAAGTCTGAAGACTTTAAAGGCGGCTACTTTGGGGAGATGTCTTTACAAGACCTACTAAAAGAAGCCAAGAAAGCCCAGAACACTACGAATGAAGATGACGGTGGTGGAGACTGGGGTGACGGGTCTGGTGGAGGCGGCGCCATGGGTGCCCTTAACACTGCAAAAGCTATGGCAGAAAGAAAGTCTGTGTATGTATTTGGAGGCGGGCGTACCGGGAAGAACCCGTTCTTATCCAGCCCAATTAAGATTGATTGCTCTTCCTTCGTATGGTGGTGCTACTACTTAAATGGAGTCACACTAAATGGAGGTAAGACCGGGATGACCACGGATACAATTAAAGTAGATAAGCAGCTGAAGACAATAAGTTCACGAGGGTCTTCTAAGAGTGTTGCTAAAAGTAAGATGCAGCAAGGAGATATCATCTACTTTGATACATATAAAGGGGACGGTCACGTAGGAATATACCTCGGGGCAGGGAAGTTCATCGGAGCTCAAAGCAGTACAGGTATTGCAGCTGCAAACATGAATAGCGGATACTGGTGGAATAAATTTAATGGACGGGTACTTAGATATGAGGGGTGATACTAATGGATAACGGTCAGCCAGATCAATTCCTGACCCCGCTATCTCCTTACCGTTTGCAATCGCAGCTAGGTAAAGAGATAAAGCGGATGAACCAAGAGGGAAAGAATGTTGTAAGACTATCCTTGGCTCGTGTAGTAAAAGTTAACTACAAGTATAATACGGTTGATGTTGTTACAACTATAAACAACGATTCTACAGTTAGGAATCCAAATGACAACGGTAAGTTCTCTGCCCGGCTCCCGGTATCTTTTGGAGGAACTACCCCTGACGGTAAAATATACGGAGGGACCACTCTTGTTACAGTAGGCTCTCTTGTTCTGATAGGTTACATGGAGGGAAATAAGGACTACCCAATCGTACTGAACATTTATGGAGAAGCAGACAACCAATCTCAGCTAACCCGTACAACGTTCACAAGTGCCGATGAGTCTGATGAGGCGTTGCAGCGGGAACTATGGCAGCTGTTTACTTTGTACCCTTCTATGACATACAAGAACATAGACGGTAATGGGAACCAAGAGGTGACCTTCTCAGGTAAGTCATTCTTGTATGTTACTGATACGGACCAAGATAACGCATATGTACAGGATGCTGGGTTTAATTATGAAGACCTCCCAAGTGCCCGATACGCTAATGGAGAGTTAATTGAACCGAAGTCCCCAGATTCACCCACACTTCTGTATGTGCATCAAGGCGTCTACCAGAAGCACCGGGTAACCTTCTTTATTAAATCAGACGGTACAGTTCGGTTAGGCAGCCGACACCTAGATGGTCAGGGTATTACGTTTATGGAAATGACCACAGATGGTGGGTTCCAAGTGTACCAAAAGAAGGACACTACTAACCCAGAAGAAGAGTCTGCGAAGTTCTCTCGTTTTGGTATTACTGAAGACGGCAGTGTGGTCCTTCAGTCCCAAAAGCATCTCTTTGAGGTGAACAATGAAGGTATCTATGTAGATGGGAAACCTCTTGCAACTTTTGGCGGTGGGGGAAATGATGGAGATGGCAACCCCATTACATGGGAAGACATCCTAAACGATCTTGAAGACATTGAGACTTCTATCACAGTAATGAATGGGAAGATCGAAACCAAGATCAGCAGAACAGAATATGATATAGACATGGATGGCGTGAAGCGGTATGCTGAAGAGCTGGTGGAAGGCGTAGACAACGAGATTGATGACATCAACAACACTCTAAACAACTTAGATGAGTACTTAGACGGCTCCTTTAAGGATGGTATTATTGACACTGCTGAAGCAGCTGCTATTCAAGCCTATATTAATACGCTCAACACCGAGAAGGCGGACATAGACGCAAAGTATACAGAAATTTTCAACAATGAGTTTATGGATGACCAGTCTAGGGTTAAGCTGAAGAATGCAAAAGATGAGTACGATGGTAAACACACAGCCCTAATAGACACCATTAACGGAGCTATCGTTGATGGAAAGATTAGCTCTGAAGATCGTGCGGCAGTAGACCAAGCATTCGATGCGTACCACAACGCTGTTTCTACGCTGTCAGCAGCCTTTGAATCAGCAGCTGATGTAATTGCCCTTAACAAAGCTAAGAAGGCTCTAGAGGACGCTATAGGGTACACTGATGGGCAAATTAAAACAGTAAACTCCACCATTACTCAACTAGCGGATTCGATTTCCTCAAAAGTTGACTCAACTACGTTCACAGATGCTATTAAGAATGTAGACTCTCGGTTAGCTACTACAGAGGAGAATATTAAGAGCACAGACACTCGGGTCGATAAAATAGAGAAGGAGATTCCGTATGCAGTAAATATAATAAGCACCAATGGGGCTGCCTTTCAAGGAGGTCCTTACTCGACCACGCTGTTTGCAAAAATTCTCAGAGGTAACCAAGACGTAACAAACACAGTAGACGCTAGCCGTTTCAGGTGGACTCGTATATCTAATGATAGTGCGAGCGATACTGAGTGGAACAACACTCATGGAATTGGAGTAAAATCCATTACAATTACTAATGAAGATGTAAAAGCCCGAGCCACCTTCCAGTGCGATTTTGACCCCCCTGATACTGATACTCAATAGGAGGATGAAACGATGACAACCATTACAGGTCAAATTACCATAGTTGATTACGGTGATGCAGTCTCATTAACCGGGTTTATCACTGCTAATAGCCCAAGAATCCAGCAGTATAGCCCTTCAGACGAGACGTTCACTCCAGACTGGTCTAAGACACCGTTAGTTATGACGGCGTCCTTGTTTAAAATGGGGGATTCAAGTGATATCATTGACGACCCTAATGTACAAAGCATCACATGGTACGATGCCGCTAACCCGGGAACTCCGCTAAAGAGCGAAGGACCCTATACTATTAGTGGCTCCTCTTTAACCGTTAAAGACAACATTCTTCGGGATAAGCCTGCTATTGACTTTATTTGTGAGGTAGTCTACCGGGATACTGATTCCATGTTAGATATCACACAAAAGATGAGCATTTCTTTCAGTCGTGTATCAGATGGCAGCAGCGCTGCGGTAGCCTCTGCATGGTTGCCTAACGGGAATATTTTTAAGAACAATCAGGTCCCTAGCCTCATCGCAGAGTGTGATTTATGGCGATCAGGTAAGATAGACAATACAAACGTACTTTTTCAATGGTATAGCCAAGACCCAAACATTACCGAAGACCAAGGTGGAGGGGCGGGATGGAAGAAGCTTACTAGTACATCAAATAATGGAGAGACCGGATACAACACTAATAAGCTTACAGTGCCGTCTAGTGCAGTACCTAGTTTCGAGGTATACAAGTGTGTAATTACTGATACAGACCCGTCAAGCCCTACATACAATCAAACCTTTCAAGACACGGTTACTTTCCTTGATCAGTCTGACCCAGTGCAGCTGGACATCACCTCTACCGGAGGAGATGTGTTTAAGAATGGAGTAGGCTCTACTACTTTAAGTGCTCAGACATATCAAGGAGGTCAAGAGATTGACCAATCTGGAGAGGAGTACCAGTATAAATGGTACAAGTATGATAAAGACGGTGTACTTGTTACTGATTTTGGAGGCACTAAGACTTACAAAGAAGGTAAAACTCTAAATGTAACTAGTGACGATGTTGACACAAAGGCTACTTTCCTTTGTACTATTGAAGGGGCTGTAGCACAGTTTACTATTTACGACATCACAGACACTATTGTAAGCCCAACTGAGCCCCCTAACCCAGTCGAAGGTATGATTTGGTTAAAGAACTCAGGTGATCCTCCGTACCGATTCTATATCTATAAGAATGGGCAATGGCAGACAACAGACTTTGATAGCTTAGAAGAGATGGACCCGGATTCCTACAATAAGGTAAAGGATGCGTACAATGCAATTACTGACTTAGACATGGATAACCGGATCACTCGATATGAGCGCAGCGTTGTACGAGGAGAGCTTGCCAATATTATCGGTACCTACTTAAGCAATACAGATAATATGCCTACAATTGAGGAGATTGATGCGAACGGTGTAGGGGACCTATATGCTATTAGAAAGCAAGCGAGAGACGTAGGTGTGCCAACTACTGATGAGAGGTACACCCAGATTGCGACTGCGTACACGAACCTGAGGACCTATTTGTCCAGCTTATCTATTAAACCGTGGGATGTAGGGTCAGACGGTGTTATTGATATAGATAGCGATGCGTGGGATGCAGCTTGGAAAGGCTACTACCTTGCGTATAACTTCCTGAGTATCACAGTAACTAATAGACAAAAAGAGTATACTGATCTTATTGGGGATGAAGCAGTACAGGACGCTATTTCTGCCGTAAGTAACGCTGAGCAATATAAGGAAGTTCCACTTGCCAACCCAATGACGATTAATGCACCTATTGCTAGTCTAGGGCTGCCATCTTTCCAAGGTAGACACATAGACAGCTGGACTATTAACCCGGATTCTCAGTCTAACTGGGCATTAAACGGGAACCGTATTCGTCCTATTACAAACCCGATTTTTAGTTCAACAGGGTCTATCACTCTTCATGGTAAATTTTATGGAGATGGCACAAACAATGATGAATTTATGTGGGACAGAGAAGGAAGAGCAGTAAAAATAAAACGATGGGAAGATGTATCACTCGATGGAGGGTTTACTTGGGAATTTGGAGCGGATTTAACCGGAGCCAAGCAAGTTAAAATCTCAGCCTTTTCGGAGGTTGCACCTGTAGATATGTCGGTCCAAGCGGTTAAAAACAATGGCAGCATGCTAACCACTATCGACAGCGGGATGGACGCAGCAGATCAAGTCATGTTAACAAATAGTGAGAATGTTCTTTACATCTCTATTGCTGATAGCGATAGCGGGTGGGGAGAGACATACACTCCGACCCCAGCGGAGATATCTGCCTACTTTAACGGATGGAGAATGTGTAACGGTACCTACGGGACTCCTTATGACGGTACAGGTAACAAGGTATGGTATCCTATCGGAGACACAGACCTTACTCGTTCCACTATGTCCGCTGATGGTACTACTTTCGATCCTGTACCAGATGAGAAGGCACCAACAATTGAGGAGCAGTCCATTAACGACTATCAGGTGGTGTACCGTAACACTGATGCTGTTAGAGAGACTATTGACTTTGATGGAATTATGTCTCTCCTACAAGGGGATAATCAGGTTACTCTCGGGTACCCACTTAACACTCCAGAGATTATTACAGGTACAATTAAGTATGCAACGAACATAGCAACTGTAACAGACAACCTGAAATACTGGATTCCAACAGTGCAGGAGCGACTAACAAAAGCAGAAGAGATCATCACAGAGGACTCGATTACCAACATCGTTACTAACTCTGTCCAATACAGGGTTGCTCTAGCAAGTAAAGCAGATACGGAGACATTAGGACAGTACGCTACTACAGGTGCCTTGGAAGACCTCTCAGGAGATATAGATGGGCGTATTGCTAATGCAATTGACTCTATCGACTTCGAGCCTTATGCTACGAAGTCTGAGCTTAAGCAAACTGCGACTGACATTACCGCTAAGTTCTCTGCAACAGGAGGTATGAACCTGATCAAGAACTCTATCGGATTTGCTGGGCTAGAATTTTGGGAGGGGTATACTCAGTACCCGGTAGAGACGATTAGTACTAACGAATTAGACATGCTTGGATTCGGTAGTGGGTTCCTATTTAATCCAGACGGGAATCAAAAAGGAATCATTCAGGAGATAAATGTTACTCCGGGGCAGCCGTACACATTATCGTGGTACCTGAATAAACGAACTAGTGGTTCTACTAGTGGATATCGCTTCTGGATTCAAATACAGGAGAATGATGTTACAGTAAAACAGATCGCTGACAATAGTGCAGTAACCACAACAGGATACGAGTCAAGTTATATGACTTATGTTCCTCAGTCCGATACTATTAAAGTTCGTTTTATAGGCTACGGAAACGTGGATGCGACTCTAACAGGGCTCATGCTTAATATCTCAGATGTTCCGTTATCTTGGTCCTTAGCAACTGGGGAGTTGTACAATACAAACATCCGTTTAGACATAAACGGTATCCGTGTATCGCAGCTAGATGAGAATAGACGTGAAGTAGGGTACACTCAAATTACTCCAGAGGAATTTGCAGGTTACCACGATTCTGATGGGAACGGTACATTTGAGAAGATTTTCTATCTCAATGGAGATGAGACAGTTACTAAGAAGCTGAGAGCAGAAGAGGAGATCACAACAAGGTACATAAAAATGATTAACGTAGACTCTGTAGGTCGTAAAGGGTTGGCATTTATCCCTAACATTGATTTCATAGGATGACAGACAAGGTATTTGCTGTTTGTATGCTATAATAGATATACAGACAGCAAGTGCCTTTTTTCTATATTATTAAAAAGGAGGTAAAACAAATGGCATTATCGGGCTCAATATCAAGTACAGTCCATACACACTGGAAACTGGTTCTTGAGTGGTCGGCTACACAAAATGTATCCGATAACTCTAGTACAGTTACAGCTAAATTATACTGGCAGGCAGACAGCTATGGTAAAACAGATACAGACCAGACAAAATACGGGTCTATCAAGATAGATGGTACATCCTATAGTTTTAGTGCATCCGCTAAGTTGAGTAATGGGCAGAAAAAGCTCATTGCTACTAAATCAAAAACAATTAAGCACAACTCAGATGGGACAAAATCTTTCTCTATAGAAGCTAACTTTGACGTAAAACTTAATATTAGCGGATGGGTGGACACCGTAAAGGTAGGACCAAAAACGTTCTCCTTAAATACAATCCCGAGAAAATCTACCTTAACTTCTAGTAAGGACTTTACAGCAGGGACAAACCGGACAATTACAATCTCCCGGGCATCGTCCTCATTTAACCATAGGGTGTACATTGATGTAAAGAACTCAAGCGGAGATTGGGTTAACATTAAAGCAGTTGACTTCTCCACTTCTGAAACATCCAAGTCTACCTCATTTTCTAGCTCTGAGTTTAAAAGTATCTTTAATAACTTAAATCAAAGGTCCTCAGCAGACCTACGTTGGAACTTACGTACATACAGCGGTAGTACCTACATTGGGGTAAACACTTATACAGGTAAGTTATCTCGACCTAGTCTAAGCTCCGTGAGTTCAGTAAATGGCGAGGCAGGAAACTCTAATAGTGTTTACGTAGATCAAAAAATTAGTATTGGCATTAGTCGATCTAACAGCTCGTTTGATCACAAAGTTCAGTTCTACTGCGGATCATTTATGAAAGAGTTTAACGGGGTCACTACCAGCTTAGACTGGACACCATCCTCTAGTGAACAAACATCGTTGTATAACGAGCTAGGAAGTGCAAGCAACAAGAGTGGATATATTCGGGTATACACTTACTATGACGGGGTTCGAGTTGGGTATACGGATAAGGCAATTACATTCTATGCGAGAGCCAGTGTAAACAAGCCAATATTCTCTGCTAGCGGCGTTATTTATGCAGACAACAACCCTGCGACATTGAACATAACTGCCAATGATCAGTATATCATCCAAGGTAAATCTACTCTCCGAGTAGAAATCCCATCTTCAGGTAAGGCAGTAGCTCAAAATGGAGCAACCATGAAGTCCTACTCTATAACTGTTAACGGAGATACAAAGAATGTAAACTACTCAGCAACTTCCGCTGTTTCTGTAGATTTTAGTTCTATCAACTCAAGTGCAGATGCTACCGTCACAGTTAAAGCAATAGATAGTCGGGGGTTCAACACCACTGTAACCAAGATCATTAAGGTTATTCCTTATCAGCCTCCAGCAGTAACTACCACGGCAAAGCGAGCTAACGGCTTTGAGGCTTCTACTACTTTAACTTTAAAAGGATCATTGTCTAATTTGAATATTGATGGAACAAATAAAAACTCTTTGGAGGTAGCACGCTACCGTTATAAGAAGGTAGAAGATGCAAACTATAGCGCATGGACTACTTTTTCTACGTCCGGTTTTCCTAGTTACTCTGCCCCAAATGTTATACTAGACTTAGATACCGCAGAAACATGGAATATCCAAGTTGAAGTAGCAGACATGTTATCCGTTACAACCAAGAACCTTACAGTATCCGTAGGTAGACCTATTCTATTCCTAGATGCCGAGAAAAAGTCGGTAGGTATTGGGGNCTTCCCAACCAATGATTACGAGCTTAAGATAAACGGGCGTATCACCTTTGGAGCTNCTATGTGGGCTTCTACTGGGGGAGGGGAAGGATTCGGAGCTATTGATCTCAATAACTCGGATATCTCAAACGCTAACGGTATTTATTTTGCGGACGTAGCTCAGAATAATAACGGGGAAGGGTTACTCTTCTTTAAATCAGGAAGTCCTTACGGGTCTAACAACCCAGCAGACTACGACAACTTAATTGTTAGAGATGGGGTTTTATACTTAAACGCCGCAGGATCAGAAATGAAGTTAGGGAACCACCTACAAATGCAAAACTATGATATTCGTAATGTTAACCATATCACTATCAATGACCCCGGAGGTAATGAGGGTATTGAGTGGTTAGGCGGTAGTGGCTGGAAGATCGTAGAGGCTCCTAATGACCTTTCCAATGTTGGAGGTCCTTTACAGTTTGCCACAGGAAACACAAGACAAGCAACAATATCTACAGCAGGTAACATATACATTGCTGGAAAGATATTTAAGGGAGAGTCTGGAGGGTATACTTACTTCGCTAGTCAGGAGCAAGCTTGTATCTCTAGTGATGCTCCCGGAGGTGCTTCACTAAGACTACACGTAGACGGCTCAGGAGGTCGTGTCTGGTCAAACGAAATTTACAACCGTACATACGGTGGTGCTTCTGCGAACATGTATATTACGAATGAAGGTACATTGGGCAGAATAAGCTCATCAGCCAAGTACAAAATGGAAATTAAAGAAATAGACACTGAAACACTGGCAGCCCGTATACTCAACCTAAGACCTAAGTCTTGGTATGACAAAGCTGTTGTTGAAGCGCTTGTCAATAGGTTAGGTACCCCTATAAGTGATGAAGAATCTGGAGAGGAAATAGAGGGAGACATTCCGTACCTCGAAAGATACTACGGATTTATTGCAGAGGACTTAGTAGAAGAGGGTCTAGAAATGTTCGCTACCTATGGTAAGGCGGATGAGAACGGGAAGCGAGAACTAGAGGGTATTGCGTATGACCGCTTGTGGATACTATTAGTCCCTTTAGTTGGTAAGCAACGAAAACAGATTGAAGAGTTACAAGCCAGACTAGATCAATTGGAGCAAACCAAATAGGAGGAATTTTAAAATGTCGGAAATTAATAAAGAAAATGTCGAAAATCTTCTAAATTCTGGGAACCTTATAAACTACAACTACGTAGTAGAGGAGTACCAAAAAGCCATCTCCCAGCTTACTAACGAAGTCTTTTATCTACGAGCAGCAGTAAAAACCCTTCAGGATGAGTTACAGAAGGGTAAAGACAACAAGGAGAAAACAGAAGAAAACATCGACTAAAAAACAATGGAAGGTGACTTATGGATATGCCAATCTTATCATCACTTGAGAAAAAAGTTTTAGAAGTTGGTTATGACGGATTATCTTTGAGTGAGAAGAACGACTATATTAGACTTGTAGCTTCTAGAAAGCAGAAATTAGTAAACCAAGTTACATCAGAGGACTTATTAGACTACCATAAAGAGTTTAAAATCTACGTTTTCCAAGTAACTTGTGATACGGAGATTGCCAGAGGTTTTACTGCGTCTAATGGTCACACCTACAGAACCAACCGAGAAGACCAAACAAACATGCTCGCAACAAAAATTCAACTATCCGAGGACCCTACCATTACTGAGGTGTACTGGTTAACACAGGATGCAGGTTATCTTATGCATACTAGAGAAGAATGGTTGAAGGTTTACAATGAAGCATTCGAGCATAAGAAAGCACTAGTTTATAAAAATGGTGAACTTCGTAGAATGATTGAGAATGCGACCACAGACGCAGAACTAGTAGCCATTAAGTGGGAGAACCCTTTCCCGCCTGTTACAGCTCCAGAACCAACACCTGCGCCGGAAGAACCAGAAACTCCTTCTGGGGAGACAGATGGCTCCTCTAGCTCAGAGGGCGCTTTACCTGAATGACTACGTAAGCTGCTAGGTCTTTTATGACCTAGCGGATTCAAGGGAGATGGTGGTACATATGAATACAATACAACCCGGAGATGTAATCTTTTACAGACCTTCTGGATTTATAGGATGGGCAATTAGCAAGATCACAAAGTCAGAGTATAGTCATGTAGCGTTAGTTGTATCGCCGGACCACATCATTGAAGCAAACAGGTTTATTAAATCGAGGATCGCTGATCTACACTATACGAAGGAAATCCATAGTGTATATCGGTTAAAAAACCTGCCTGCGGACACCCGGCTTAAAATTATCAACAATGCACTATCTATGCTCGATGTGGGTTATGACTATTCTCAACTGTTTGGGCTGTTCCTACGTTTAGTATTCGACATAAAGACAAATATATTCAATAAAGTGAACAAGTACATCTGCTCAGAAATCATTGATAACTCTTTTGTAAAAGCAGGTGTACCTCGAAAAGACCAAGAGAATATAGGAGACATTACGCCGCAGGAACTTCTTGACAAGTATAGTCTCCATAAAGTCATGTAAGGCAGGAGGTTAACTCCTGTCTTTTCCTATATTATAAAGAGAGGTGATATACTATGCCAATTTCAGACGGAAAGAATACCTTAAGAAAAATCGCTTTCCAACACGGAACTAAATTCTTTCGTTTTGCTATAAACCCGGAAACTTATGTATTTGCCAATCCACACAGGACAACGGCTCTAAAGACTAAGAGTCGTATCGTGATCGAGGACTTTCAAAATGATGTCCCTACTATCACAATTGCGGGTACCACAGGATTTAACCCGACAGGTAGAGAGGCAGACCGAGGGATTAACAAGATCAAAGAAATGAAACAGTACCTTAAAGCTTATGGAGAGATGGGCGGTAATGGTCAAACTTCTGAAGAAGACTTTTACTTTCATGACTTCACCAATGACGAGAGCTATGTTGTTCACTTAGGGGCAGAGGGGGTTACTTATAGCCAAGATGTAAACTCTCCGTTAACACACCGGTATGAAATTAAGTTTGTTGTACTTAGAAAAGCAAGTGAACCTAAGGATGAGGATGTTGTGGACCCAGAGATCGGAAATAGGTTTCCCTCCATTTCAGACGGTACAGGTGATCTATCGCCGGATTTATTTGCTGATGATCCACTAGACCCATATGACCCTTCCTCAGGTAACCCGGACGTATACAACGGTGGTAATAGTGGCGTTTATATTCCGCCGCAGGACCTTGAGCCAATCAATCCACAGGCACCATCCCCTTCAGCGTATGGCTACGGGATGTCTGGTTTAGGGTACGCAATAGGTTACTATGCAAGGAGGGTTAGCTTATGACATACTCAGCAGATTTAATTCGATTCATTTCGGCTGTCCCGGTCCTGAATGATGGAACTATCCCATTAAACACAATCAATAATAACAATGGTTTCGTCTCAAAGCTATACGAGCCTACATACTCCCTGTCAGTATTAGCTCGACTCACTCAATCTGTATTGACAAGTGATACAATAGAAGTAGACACTGCTGCACTAGGGGAAGACACAATCGTAAGTATGGCGCTAAATAGCGACTTGTCTTCCTATGCTCCAGACATCTACTTACTACTTAGAGCTGTAGTACTGGAGTCGTTCTCATTACTATACAACATAGAGAAGGACCCGTCTAATTTACAGTATGTATCTGCTAAAGACATTCAGAACTCCATGACAAACCTGAGTTACATTGCAGATTACATGAGTACGGAGCCCAAGTATTTCAGTATGATTGAGAAGCTGCGGGATATGAATATCTCTTTCGGGTACCTAGAGAATCAAATTGGTGTCATTATGATTGAGAGGGGTGGACGATAATTGGTTAGATTCGTTAAACACATTATAGCCTATGGTGATACTATGCAGTCGATCGCCCAGCAAGAGGTCGGGGACATGTCTCAGTGGGTTAACATTGCAAAATTCAATAATCTCCGATACCCCTACATCGTAGATACGGTTGAGGAGAAGATGGAGAACCCGGACCATTTAGTAACTATCGGGGATACGCTGCTGATTAACATAACAGATGACGCCCAGTCTATTTTAATTGAAGAGCTGAAGCGTACTCCAGACTATAACCAAGAAGAGCTTTATGCACTAGCGCTTGGAAAGGATTTAAACATCTTACCTTATCCTAAAGGGTTAGGAGACCCGGGATGGGATTCACAGGTTCTAGAGATGAAGGGGACCAACAGAGGGCAGATTGCTACAGTACGAGGGATCGAGAACTTAAAGCAGTCACTATTCATTCGGTTGATTACACCTAAAGGAAGCTATATCGGACACCCAGAGTACGGCTCCAATCTTCACCAGTATCTTGGAATGAAAAACACAGAGGAAAACGCTGCACTCATTGACTTAGAGATTGAGAGAACTCTACGGACAGATAGTCGTGTAACAGGTGTTACCCTAAAAGAGCACACTATTACAGGTAACTCTTATACTGTCGCCTTTAGTGTTTCTTCAATGACAATGGACCAAGTATTCGAGTTTGTTGTATCAGCTCAGAATGATGGACCTATTGTACTCTTAAGCTAAAAACAACAAATTGAAAGGAGGGGTATCATGAGATTCAAACGGATGTCTGAGATTTATTCACGACTGGTTGATCACACGATTACCCATACACATGAGGTTAATGACTTTTCAGTAGGAAGTGCTATGAGAGCCATCTATGAGGCTATCTCAATCGAATTAGAGCAGTACTATATCCTTACAAGAGAGAATATCGCAGAAGCCATTGAGCAAGGAGTATACAGCTCTTTTGGATTCACCAGAAAGCCTGCTATCAGAGCTTATGGTGTAGTGCAGATTACGCTACATAATGCTGTCCAGCAAGACACGGTTGTTTCTCGTGGGTCCCGCTTTGCTTCCAGCCAGAATGAGTACCCACAAATATATGAAACTCGGGTGGACTACTACATCCCTAAGGGGTCTATTATGGCTGAAATGGAAGTGTACTGTCTTTCTCCGGGAGCTACAGGGAACATTCCTCCGAACACACTGGACATTATGCAGAGCCCTATTGCCAATGTTCGAACTGTAACAAACCCTGCTGCGTTCCAAACAGGGCAGGATGAAGAACCTATTGAAGAGCTCCGTTCTCGATTCCGCTCCTTTATTAAGTCACTAAGCCGGGCGACAGTTCCTGCTATTGACTATGGTACTCGAACAGTCCCAGAGGTAGCGGGGGTCTACATTGAGGAAGAGACGGGACGTGTTAATGTCTACGCACATGACAGGAACGGGAACTTACCGGACGATGTAAGAGTGAAAATTATGGCTGCCCTTTATGACTATAGACCTGCTGGCATCCCGGTGAGACTTTTTGCAGTTACTCGTAAAAACATTGATGTTGACGTAACAGTAACTCTAACAAATAAAGCAGCAGTAACAGATACATTTAGAACCCAGATCAGGGATGAGATCATTAGGTACCTGAATAACATGCAGACATCACAGAGTCTCGTACTTTCAGACCTATCGAGCGTCATCAAGTATATGGACCGCCAGCTTATTTACGATGTTTCCTTTACGACCCCTAAAAGCAATGTCGTACTTAAAGGTTCTGAGATCATTAGAGCTGGAGAGGTAAAAGTAACCCTACAGTAGAAAGGAGGACAAATGAATGGCTTTTTTAAAGTACCTGCTGCCCGCATGGAAAACAAACTTAGAAGACAAGAGCAAAGCAAACGCAGCTATCCTCTCCGCTATCGACATTGAGCTTAAGGACTCCGAAAAGGAGACGATTAAAAGTAAGCAGCTAATGTCTTTAGACACTGCGACAGGAGAATGGCTTGATCAGTACGGGAACCTCTTTGGGGTTATTCGTAAAGACAAAGAGGATGATGACAGCTACAGGCAGCGTATTATTAGCTACGTACTTTTGAAGCGAGGAACAATCCCAGCAATCATCGCCGCTATCCGTGACTACCTTCAAGACTATAGCTCGTATATAGAAGTCTACGAACCATATACGAACGTGTTCTTCTTGAACCATTCTAAACTGAATGGCAAGGATCATTTTCTCGGGGAGTACTACACGGTAGCTGTTATTGATATCAAGTTCTCTAGACCGTTTCCTGCGGGTATCATGGATGTAATCAATGAGTTCAAGCCCGCAGGGGTAACAGTTAGATTAACCTACCAACCCGGTGCCAATAACCCGGATGCCCCGATTATCGACTCAGGACTAGATGATAAAGAGGCGCTATCCAGTATTGAGTGGTTAAAGATTATGAACGGTATGAACGACCGAATTAGAGGGCATTTAAACCTCACTGCTAGGTCAAGAGACGAGAACGACAGCAGCGGAATCTTTATTCTTAACCACAGTAAACTAAACTCAAACGACAGACTTGCAGGGGCGTTCTCGGCAAATGGTTCCATGTACAACTTGGCTTCGTACTCAACTACTAGTCTAACATTTAGTAACGATACTACAGTTGCGGATGTACTAAGTGAAACAGAGAACATGTCTTCTGACTTCTATACAAAAACAGGAGAAATTAATGACTTGTATGCGGTCCAAATGGTTGAAGGGACATCTAATAACTACTTGTATTTCACTATGGATGTTGCTAAGTACTTTGAAGTTAACTATAGCAGCTACCTTAGAGAAGCACAACCAGATGGGCTGTATACTAAAAATACGTACTTATCTCTAATCGACTCCCCATATCTCCAGTATCAGATGAATGCTATGATCCCTGTAACTAAGGCAGCAGCCTACGAGCTTCAGGTGTTGAACTTGGCTACAGGTATGTGGGAAACAGTACACAACGGAAGGTTGAGTGTAGACTACTCTCAAGGGAAGGCTAAAATAGATAACCTAGCAGACTGTATGTCCGATGAAGGCATCCTTTTCACCCGGGTTAGCCTAGCACCAAACATTAGTACCCAAAGTTACGATGGCGGTTCCTTTACCGACACAGAAGCGACCTTGGTAATAGACGGGGGAGACTTTAGCTCAACCAATATGTCTAGTACTGTGGATGGTAATGTAAGCGAGCCTTACGAATTTAGGTTAGGGTTCTATGAGTTTGGATTCATGAAAGACATAGCAGTACGCCCTACTATTGACATGGGTGAGGAAGTTACAGGAAGCGGAACACTGGTTCCTATTCAGTAAACTATAATGATACGGAGGTTTAACTATGGCAGATGTAGAAAAAAGAAAGATAAAACTGCGTAGAGGACTGGAGGCAGATTTACCTACCCTTGACGAGGGGGAGCCAGCTCTTACTCTAGACTCCGGCAAATTCTTTATCGGAGGGACTACAGGAAATATCCAGTTGTCCAATCAAAAAGACTTAGAAACGTTGCAAAGCAGTGTAGACAGTTTGACAGCAGATGTTGAGGGGACAAAAACAGACTTATCTGACTTGCAAGAGGATGTAGGTACTGTAACAGCAGATGTATCCACAGCAAAGTCGGACATATCCACCTTGAAATCTGATGTCTCTACAGTTAAAACAAAGGTAGGCACAGCGGAGAGTAATATTAGTGCATTACAAGCAGACATGACTACAAACAAGTCAGATGTTTCTACTTTGAAATCTGATATGACCACTGCTAAATCGGATATTTCTACTCTTAAGGCTGATGTATCTACAGACAAGTCTAACATCTCTACTCTACAAACGGATACAGGTAAACTGAAAACGGATGTAAGCGGGATTCAGGGCATTGTAAGCTCTTCCAGTGAAGCAGTAAGTATCGGGGACGCAACCAAGGATACTACAATCAAGGGAAAAACTAAAGTATCTGTAGAGGCACCAGTACTTCAAGTATCTTCTCGGGAAGCGTTCCATCAAGGGAACTTCTGTAATCATGCAATGTTCTCTAGCTCAGAAACAGTAACTTCGGCTACTCTAGTTAAAGACACCTATACAGACCTTACAGCAGTGCTGGATACAGTTGTCTCTTCATTCCCAGCAGGTAAAGCTACAGGCGCTTCATACACTATTCCTAGAGAGGGTGTCTACTCATTTAATATTACATTAAAAGTGACTACAGCGGTGACAGCTGCGGCAGGATACATACGTTTTGGTCTGAAGCAAAGCAGAGGAGAAACAGTAACAGACATTGATTTGCAGGATGTCCATTACTCAAACGCCTTCGGAACACCTTTCCTTAGTGCTAATTTTATTTATAAATGTAATGTTGGAGATGTCATTACTCCTGAGATTAAACCCCTAACAGAAGATGTCACTATAGGTGCAGGAACTAAGTGTAACATCTACTTTTTAGGTGATAGTATCACAGCATAGAGCCGGATGTATCGGCTCTTTTTTGTTGTGTGATATAATAAATTTATGGAACTAACTACTGTTATATTAATATTAGACACTTTTACGAATGAGACACGAGAGGGTGAAAAATAAAAATGGCTACTTCCACACTATACTCCCATATCTATGACGCCATTCAGCTGCGTTCAAAATGGGATAGCGCATATCTAGTCTTTGGGAAGACCACTCCATGGACAGACGAAGATAACCCACCACAGGAAGACCCAAATGCTACAGCCATTCAAGAGATCGTTGGATATAAAAAAGTAAGACAATTCTCACTAGCAAGACCACTAGCAAAAGGGGAAAACCCGGATAGCACACCGTACCCCGTTGTTAGTTACAACCAGCAACAGTGGGTTCTTATTCCAGTAGACAAAGCCTATACAGAAGGTGCTCGATGGGTATACATAGAGTCAGAAATCCAGCCGGGTGATTTCCCACTAGGTGAATACAGGCAAGTAGGAATACATGTTGACCTGAAACCCGCTAGCGGCGTAACTAAACAGAACCTGCTACCTTCTGAAGTGGCGGACCCGGGTATCTTACGTTTCTATGAGAATAGAAAACGACAAACTAGAACATCCAGTGTTTATGCACTAGAGCAGTTCTTAGTTAAACTATAATTAAAGGAGTGAAACACTTTGGCAGATATTAATTTCGGTTCAGCACCGTATAACGATAGATTTGATCCAAATAAAAACAGAACCAAGGTACTATTCCGTCCTGACCGAGCTCTCCAACAAGCTGAGCTAAATGAACTCCAGTCTATTGCTGAATACAATGTAAGGCAGCTAGGAGATAGTCTCTTTGAAGACGGAGCGATCCAAACAGGGATGTCTTTCTCGGTTGATGCTGAAGCTAAAACGATCACAGTAGAAGACGGATCAGTTTACTTGGCAGGTAGAGTTCGCCAGTTTAAGAAACAGACAATCCCTTTTAATAGTGCAGGGAATGAGAAAATCGGTATTAAACTTGACCAGAAAATCATTGACTACCAGATGGACCCTACACTTCTTGACCAAACTCAGGGGGTAGACAGCTATTTGTCTCCGGGAGCAGACCGTCTAGAAGAAACAGTTGTTCTTACAAACAATGATGACAGCGCACCAACAATTTACGAGTTCAATGATGGAAACCTGTTTGTAGAACCTGATCGTCCTGAGTTCTCTTTGCTTAACGATACATTAGCGCAGCGTACATATGAGGAGTCTGGCTCATATCAAGTAGAAGGATTCAAAGTATGGTCAGAAAAGAGTCAGCAAGAAGGCAAAGTTGACCTACTAGTTGACAGGGGTATTGCTTATGTATTGGGTTACCGTATTAACAAGCCGACTGCTACTCGTATCCCTGTAAATAAATCTACCACATTCAGATCAGTAGCGCAAGAGTCGCATACTTATGATACAGCTGTCCGTAAGTCTAAGATCGGTAGTAGCTCTGTAAAGGACGTAACCCAAGTTATCGCACGTACTCAGAGCCCAGCTGGAGGCGTTACTCTCTCTAAGGGAGCTCAAGATGGTCGAGATGCTTTCCCAGCACAGTATACAAGTATTGATCCTACCACTACAAAATTGTGGACTACATCTCCAGAACAGTACTATACATATGGGACAGACTATAAAATCGTAGAAGAGAACGGCATTCAGTATGTAGATTGGAATACCGGGATGAACGGTAAAGAGCCTGCCACAGGTCAATCTTACAATGTCTCTTTTGAGTATGACAGACTTATGCAGTCAGGTGTGGACTATAAGGTTACAATGACTCCGGTAGAAGGAACTGCGGGATGGGATACCTACGTTGACTTTAACGGCATGACTGGCATTAAACCAAAGAATGGCGGGCTTATTCGAGTAAGCTATACTTTCTATCTAGCTCGTGTAGACTTGATTACTCTGAACAGCACAGGTCAGTTTGTAATCATCGAAGGGCAGCCAGACAGAGCAGATGCAGCACAGGCGCCGGACCACGAAGACCCATTAACACTTCGTATCGGAACAATCTTTGTGTACCCTAACTCAGACCTTGCTGAAGCAACCAATGACGGTATCATTCGTTTGCGTATGGAAGACCTACAGAAAATGAAGTCTCGCCTAGAGAACGTTGAGTACAACCAAGCGCTACTAGCTCTTGAGAACAATTCAATTGTTACTGAGGACCCTTTGGTGCTTCGTGGAGTGTTCGCAGACGGATTCGTAGACTTCAACCGTATGGATATGAACCAGTCATCCGTAGCAGTGAGCTTTGATGATGCGAGTATCACATTGATGGTAAACGTACCATCTGACCAGCAGAAAGCTCCTGAGTTCGCTAAGGAGAAGTCTCTTGCCCACTTATGGGGTCGTATTATTACTGCTCCGTATACTGAGACTAAAGAGATTACCCAGCCTCTGGCAACAGAAGCTATGAACGTTAACCCTTACGCTGTGTATAACAAGTTGGGTACGTTAAGACTCACCCCATCTGCGGACAACTGGATTGAGGAAAATAAGGTAACTGTTAACAAAGAGACAACGAAGACAGTTCGTATGGACAGATGGTGGAGACATAACCGGACTACGACTAAGCACAAGGACTTACAATACCTCGTTGATAACTTGGACCTTGATGGTAACCAACAATGGGATATGGGATTAAACCTCGCTCAAGATAAACTCGTAGGACGTACAGGTACCTTGACAGACGTTGCAACTACTGTCCGGGAATCCGCTATCGAGTATATCCGCTCAAGAGAGGTTACCTTTACTGCTGAGAACTTGCAGCCTATGTCTAACAACTTGTACCTAACATTTGATGGTTTACGAGTGAACATCACCCCTACTGGATCAACTGTAAAAGGTTCCGATACGGGAACAATCATGTCAGATGCAAATGGTAAAGCTTCAGGGAAGTTCACAATCCCGGAGGGGGTACGTACAGGAGTTCGTGAAGTTGTTCTCCAGAACGACAGCAACAGTGCTATCACAACGTATGTTGCTCAGGGGACTCTGAAGACAACTGAAGAGGTTGTCACTAGAACTCGGGTAACGGTTAACCTGTATGACCCGCTGGCTCAGTCCTTTGCTTTTCCACAAGACCGGGTAGTAACAAGCTTTGACTTATACTTTGCTTCTAAGTCTACTTCGGACAACGTGATCGTTCAGGTCCGAGGGTTATCTGAAGGCGGGTTCCCGAACCAGACAGTATACGCAGAGCGTATCCTGACACCAGCCCAGATTACAACATCCAGTGATGGTTCTAAGCCTACGAAAGTAGCGCTAGATGATCCGTTAATGTGTAAGGGTGGTCAAAGTTACTGTATCGTTATCATCACAGATAGTAACGATTACACAATGTGGGTAGCTACTCTTGGGCAGAATCGGATTGACAACCCATCGACAAAGGTTGTTTCTCAGCCATATGTTAACGGGGTACTGTTTAGTTCATCTAACGCCCGGACATGGACGGTCCACCAGAGCTCCGACCTCAAGTTTAGTGTTTACACAGCGCAGTTCCAAGAGAACGCAGTTGTCGAGTTCAACACAATCTCAGACTTAGATTCTGATATGATCCTGCTTATGGCTTCATACTTGACACCGAATAACACTGGATGCCTATGGGAAGTCAAAGTAGTTCCAAAATCAGATGTCGGAACAGTCTCTATTGATGATGTACCATGGCAGCCGCTAGCGAACTATGTTGAGCAGATCATGAACCCGACAGTAATTGGACTGGTTAAGCTAAAGGCTACATTTAAGGCTAACAGATACATTTCCCCAATGTTAACTCTAGAAGACTTACTCTTTGTAAACTTCATCTCAGAGACAGCAGGAGACTACGTATCGGTTAACATTGATGCAACCTCTGCACCGTTCAACACTGTAACAGTTCAATATGACGCTACAACACCTTCAGGAACTAGGGTCACTCCTTTCTACTCTCTAGATGAAGGGAAGACATGGTTATCGTTTGGAGACCCAAAAGATGTTCAACGTCAGTCCGCAGAGTATAACAGATACACGTTTACACAACGGGTGGCTGAAGAGGGGCAAAACTTAAAAACAAAAATTAAGTTCAAGCTGGAACTGAGAGCAGACAACCGATTTGTACGACCTAGAGTAAGACGATTTACAGGAGTATTTAAAGACGAGATCATTTCTTAAGGAGGAGAGGCATAATGCCGCTAGAGAAACGTGATCCCGTGTCAAATGCACGGTTATTTATTCCAACAAATTCTGAGAGGGCGCTAGTTAAAAGCCAGCGCCTCCTGAATGAGAAGTTAAAAGAGGTAGATGATCTTATCTCAAAGCTAAAAGATGCAGAATCAACTTCAGATAACAGGTAAAGATGTTATATTAAGGGAGATAGGAAACTATTCTCCCTTTTTTATTAACTAAGACTGGAGGTTTTTTTTATGCAAGAACGGGACAGTATATATTTTAATTTGCCAAACGCTGTAGAAGTAATCGCTTCAAAAGTATTGGAGTTGTCTAAGGCTGTAGAAAAAGAGCTAGGAGATATCGGAGAGGTAGGACAAGTTGCAGAAGAGTTAAAAGCAGTTAAAGGTAATGTTGACACATTGACACATCAGCTATCCGATCTTACAGCACTAGTAAACAGTAAAGCAGACGCAGCTAAGGTAACTACTATCGAGGGACAGATTACCACAATTAATAACACGCTGAAAAACAAAGCAGACTCCTCTAGTGTAACTGCTCTAGATAAGAAAGTTACTGACCTGACTACTACGGTAGGCACTAAAGCAGACGCATCTAAAGTAACAACACTCGAAGGACAAGTATCCAGCTTGACTACTACGGTAAGCGGTAAAGCAGATCAGAGCGATCTTACCACTTTAAGCAGTACCGTAAGCAGCCAAGGAACGGATATAAGCTCCCTATCCTCTCAGGTCACTGACTTAGCTAATCGAGTTAAGGCTCTCGAAGATAGTGGCAGTGGAGGAACAACTACATAATAATTGACACTCTCATAGGGTGTCTTTTTTTTTATGCCTATTTTTAAACCTTGTTGAATCAATGATTTTTATAGTTTTGACTACTATTTTGTCATATTTTTATCTTAGAACCCCTGTATTATTAACTGTATATATTATATATAAATAATAATTAATATAATACAGAGAGGTTAAAATTAAAATAGTACAGTACTAAGTGGAATTTATGGCAAAAAACCAACGCTGTCAAGCAAATAAAATATGACAGGGTATTGTAAAGGCTGTATCTTTGTGGTACAATAGAGGGGAGGATATACTACATAGGAGGAATGTTATACGTATGAAAATCATCGTGGACACAATGTATACCCGGGTAGACTTCCAAGGGAATACACTACTCAGAGAAAAGGTACAAAAGATGGCTCATAAGGGATTAGGGGTCAAGGTAGACGGTTATCATTTTTCCCGAGCGTATCAGAACGGGGTATGGGATGGGATTACCGATTTTTATGACATGAAAGAAGACAAGTTCCACACAGGTCTCCTTCGTCAATTCTTAGACGGAATGACCCAACTAAAAAATTATGACTTATCAATTACATACGAAGTAGAAGATGTTAGACCAGCCCCTCTAGTAAACCCAGATAGTATTGACGATCAGATTGTTTTGGGTAATGGAGCTGGCGAACCAATCACTTTAAGGGACTACCAGTACGAATCGGTCAAAGGAGTATTCAAGGATCAAGTAGGGATTATTAACGTTGCAACCAACGGAGGTAAGACAGAAATCGCATCTGGTTTTATGCAGCAAGTCCTTCCGTACCTAAAGAGAGGGGAACGGATTGCCTTTTTCACCCACTCAAAAGAAATTCTCCACCAGTCAGCAGAACGAATTATGAAACGCCTGAACTTGAAGCCTAGAGACATCGGTAAGATCGGGGATGGCAAGTTTGATATCAAGAACAAAAAGATTGTGTTTGTAATGATCCCTACTCTTGTCAGCTCCCTTAAGGACCCAAAGAAGGGAATTAAGTTCACTGAAAAAGAACGAGTAATCAAAATGATTGCTGAAGACATCGCCCCTAAGTTCAGAAATACAAAGAACACCCGACAGTTACTTCGGAACTACATAAAAAACTGCAAACTAACCACCCGGGTATGGCTTTCAGCTGAAGAGCATTTGATGTACATAGCTTATGACAAAAAGTTTACTGACCGGACTGCACAGATGCGGCTTAATGAATACATAGTTGAGTTTGACAAGATCATGGAGAAGAAAAACAAAAGTAAATACAAGCGTTACAAAGATACTATGGACTTCCTAGAATCTATTAAGGTTATGATTGCGGATGAGGTTCACCACTCTAAAGCGGAGACTTGGTTCACATCCTTGTCTCTTTGTAACAATGCTGCTTATCGTGTAGGTCTAACTGGTACGGTAGACACAAAGGACCAAATGGGATGGCAGCGACTACAAGCTATCTTCAGCCAAGTTGTAGTTCGAGTGTCTAATGAGTTCCTAATCGACAAAGGCATCTCTTCTAAGCCAACTATCCGACTACTTCCGGTATTAGAACCGAGAGATATTGAACTAGTCGATTCCTTTATGGAGGCGTACAAGCTTGGTATTGTTGAAAATGCTACTCGAAACAAGATGATCGCCGAGTTGGTAGCCTCCTATAGAAAACGGAGACCGGGCGGCATACTCATCAGTGTAAAAGAGATCGAACATGGGGAGAGAATCCAAGAGCTTCTTAAGGAAAAAGAGCTAGAGGCAGCATTTATCCATGGAGGATCGGACAGTGAGCACAGAGCAGGCAACCTTGAAAAGTTCTCTAAAGGTGAAACCGACATTCTTATTGCGTCTACCATCATTGATGAAGGGGTGGACATGAAGAGTATCGGTTGTATGATTCTGGCTGCCGGAGGTAAGTCGATGAGACAGCAGTTACAGCGTATTGGTCGGGGACTCCGCTTGAACGGGATTGACGGCAACAGTGTAATGGTTTTCGACTTCTATGATCAAACCAACAGATACCTACGGAACCACAGTGAGGAGAGACTGAAAATCTTTAGAGAAGAGAAGTTCGATGTACGTATCCTTGGTAAATAAAGTCTTAATCTTAGGAAAGTAGGGATTGTAGTGGTACCGGAGAGAAGATCACTGAATAAGATGCTAGTTGATTGCGTAGACGCCCTTAATGAGATTGATTGGATTTGTAGGAGGGCACGTATGCACGGAGTAGACATGGGCGACATAGATGAGATAGAAAGACTAATAGATAAAGCGCAAGGTCGTGACAAAGAAGTTAGAGACATGATGAATAAATCTTACAGGCACAAATAGAAATTGGGTATTGAACATTCTCTATAATGTGCTATAATGTGACTATATAATATTAAGACTGGAGGAACGGATATATGGAATACGGTGTGTATTTGGAATCCTCTATTGTCGATCTGAAGCCAAGAGTACTGGACTTCTTAACCAAGATCGTTGAGAAGGCTAAAGAAGTAAAAGACTTCGCTATCTCTATCAAGAAAAAGGAGTTAGCAGAACTGGCAGGAAAAGACACTAGAACGGTTTCCAGATATTTAAGCGAACTGGAAAAGAGACACATCATTGAAACAAAAGGCGTTAGAGGTAGATCAGGAGGAACGGTAATCTTATTCAACACAGAACTTATCCGCTTCGACACATCTGACAAGGCATTCATTAACTCAGAGGAGCCTATAACGATTGATGATATTGTCGAGAAGAAGATGCCGAAAAAGGAAAAAGAACCGAAAAAGAAAACTCGTAACCGTAGAACCAAGCTTCAGATGTTAGAGGCTAACTTACTAAAGAGTGAGAAACAGAAAAAGATTGACAAGCTCAATGATGAGGTTAATGAGTTGGGCGGCGTGCCGAACTGGGGTTGGTTCCAAAAGACGGAGGACCCTATCGGGAATTACCGCACATATTTATTGAGCCGAGTGTACAACAGATATGCGGTACTATTCACTGACCGACATAATGCTGAAGTATCTTACTATGGCGAGGGTAATCTTCTGCCGGAGATCAGCAATGACTACGATGTCTTACCTGCTGAGTTCTTCGGTTCTTCTCGCTGGCAGCAGTTTGAAAAATTCCGTTTCTTCTGTGAAGATAACGGTATTGACCCAATTGTTTACCTATCCGCTCAATTTTCTCGGTCTGTGTTTGACAGCTCTAACAAAAATACTAAGAGCAAGAGCAAAGTACTTCCTTTCGTTAATGCGCTGATGTCCGCCTCTTCTTACGAAGTGTTCAAGCAGTACTGCGAGTACCAAATGAAAGTGAGCTACTTATATGCTGCATACAAACACATACCAGTTAAGTTCGGAGATGATTTTGTAATTCAAGCACTCAAAGAAGCGTATGAAACCGCAGAGTCTGGGGTTGGGTTGCTCCACTACCGCTACGCTGTAGACGACTTCCTCACTGGGTTTGGCTCTTCTGATAAGGAAGAAGCGCTGTTAGAGTTCTACCGAATCACAGAAGAAAATCTACGTAAGCAGGGTGTATCTCTAAAAACAAGAGATACCATTAAGAAATTCGTGTTACTCCAGTCGCTTATTTTATCTGGAGGGTGTACTCGACTTCCGGGGTACATGATTTTAGGTGCCGAACATACTCAAGTGGTCCTAGCGTCAATTGCTAAAATGGCTAAGAACCCTGAAGATGCAAAACACCTTAAGGCAAAAGCTCTAGGGCTATTCACTCATCCAGACCTACCAGCAGAGGAACAGCTCAAGAAAGGGAAGCTCTATCTATACCAGAACAACGCATTGGATGAAACACCAAAAATACTCTCTTTGATTATGGAGCGTAAGAACCTTCACTTATCTTTAGCCGACCTCAACGCAGCGTTCAATGAGTACGGGAAAGAGAAAATCCCAGTTGATGACTTCTCAGTAATGGACGTTGACCAGATCGTTAATTTTGTTGAAAACGAGCTGTACCAAGATAAAGAGGAAGAGGTAGCAATTGATCATAGTAGCATCACAGATACTAGGGAATGGGAGCTTATTGGAGGCTCATCGGAGGCACCAGATATCACCGATGAGTTAGCTCAATTCTTAGAGTCTAATCACGACACTTGATACAGACTCTTTACAACCTTGGTTATACGTGTTATACTACGATCTGAAAAAAGATACAGGGAGGGAACGCCATGGAAGTAAGCCCTATACAACAACAGATTCTCAGAAAAGCAATTAGGACTCCTCTCTTCTCAAAAGAGATTTTACCAAAAGTACCTAATTCAGTATTTGAGGGCAATGAAATTTATGTAGAATTATCACACATTATTAAACGTCATTACCAGACGAAGAGAGACATCATAACAGAAGAGGCTCTATTGACTCTGGTAGAGGATAAACTTGACAGAATGAAAAAAGATGCAAACACTCAGCAGCAGTACTTCAGTGCAATTCATGATCTGTACGGAGTCCGAGATAGCTCGGATGATAGTGTTATAGACGAAAAGATTGAGAAGTACATAAAGAAAGCTATGCGTAGGGATTTGTTGATGAAGGCAGCCATGAACCTTGATAACGAGGCTGAAATGGATAAGATAGATGACAAGTTTAGGGAAATCAGCTTACTTGACATCAGCGGTGGAAAACAGGAGATTATAAACGTCATTGATGATGCAGAGTATAAGAGACTAGCGTTGTCCACCCTTTATCAAAACACAATACCTACAGGTTTTGCTGCTATAGACATGCTTAATGGCGGCGGGTTAGCCAAGGGAGAGCTAGGGATTATCGTAGCTGCTTCAGGTACGGGTAAAACTCTCGTACTGACTAACTTAGCAACTAACTACACAAAGAACAAGTACAACGTCCTTTTTATCGCTCTTGAGGAGCTGGAGAACCGGATGATCCTAAAGTTTGAGCAGTCGATGCTTAGACGTAACAGAAGTGAAATCCTTACCGGAGGAGCGCTCAATGAAGCGAACTTTGAAAAGTACCAAGAGTTCTACAAAAAGAAACGTGAACACTTTGGGAACCTGTTCTTTGCTCGTTACTCTCCACGAACAGTTACACCAACAAAGATCGAGCAGCTCATTTCAGACGTGTCTATCCGTAACGGTGTTCAGATTGATGTTGTTATTATTGACTACCCAGAACTTCTACGGAACCCAGACGCTACCGGAAATGAAGCAGACGATGGAGGTAAACTATTTGAAGAAATGCGCCGCATAGCACAGGAGTACAATGTTGTTATGTGGACAGCTGCTCAGATGAACCGGACAGCCTACAGCGCTCAAATTAGAACGTCAGAGCACATGGAGGGGTCACACCGTAAGAAGAATGCTGCGGAGCTTGTTCTTACAGTTAACACTACCCAAGAAGAATATAATGCTGGGTTTACCCGCTTATATGCAGACAAAGTTCGTAACCCTCCTGAAGGACCATACGACCGGATGATTGGTTTGAAAGTAGTAGGTAGTGCTCAAACACTACGGGACTACAAAGAGGGTGAAGAGGCAGAACACAAGCGGGTACTTGAAGAAGTAGATAGTAAGATGGAGCAAATGTTTAAAGGGAAGCGTAGAGATAAAAAAGGATCAGAGGCGCCTGCGCCTGATTATGCAGACCTGATAAACAGGAGCATACAAAGTGCAAGATAAAGAGGAGGATGACTAGTGGACAAGAAAGATCGACTAAAGGATTTAGTGTTTGTAGCAGCTACAGAGAATTACTCAGTGTACCTTGATACTACCCAAAACAGACTTGCTTTTTACGATGGTATAGATTTAGTAAGTGTGGATATCAATATGGCAGCTTTTAAACTCTTAGCAGACCGAAAGCCGGGTACAATAGATTGGAAAAAAAGAGGTCTCGAATATACTCTACCTCCGTATGTTGATGAGGACAACAGTACTGTGAACACCGTAAGAAAGCTCCAAAGGAGAGATGATTGATGAAAGGGAAAGTCATTCATTTCTCAGACTTTCATGCTCATATGTTTGAAGACTTTGCTAAACCAGACCCGGAATTTGTAAACGACAGATTCCGGGCTCAGATCATGACACTGCATAAGGTTTTTGATCTAGCTCGTCAGCATAAAGCAGCTCTCGTGTTTGGAGGAGACTTATTCCATAAACGAAAAACTCTAGAAGACACAGTATACAATGAAGTTTATAAAGTGTTTGTAGAAAACCAAGATGTTCCCGTTCATCTGATCAGAGGTAACCATGACTCACGAGATAACACAACAGAAGCGAGACATTGGTTGGAGACATTTGATTATATCCCCAATGTCGAGGTGTCGGCAGTTCCAGAAGCCATACAGGTTACAACACCAGACAGATCAACCATAAATCTGTACACTGTACCTTACTCAGATGATGTGGAGTTTCTTAAGAAGAAAATAAAAGAGTTTGCTGAGATGCAAAAATCGTCATCAAACCCCTCCATTCTCGCAGGACATATTGGAGTAGATGGTAGTGAGACAGGGAGATACAGCCATAGGTTGGAGGGCGCCTTTAAAGTTGGGGACCTATACCCAGATGTATTTGACTATGTAGCGCTCGGGCATTACCATAAGCGGCAGTTTTTAGGCGGAACAGATAATGTATTCTACACAGGGAACACAATTCAGACTAGCTTCTCTGATGAGGGACAGGAGAAGGGTGTTTTCCTAATGGACTTTGAGAAAGGTGGTAAACCTGAGTTTATCCCGATAAAAAACAAACAGTTTATTACTCTAACGTCTATTGATGAGAATACACAAGAGATTGTCGATAACAATTATGTGCGATTTGTACTACCGAAAGAGCAAGCCCAAGAGGTAGAGATTTTTAAAGAAGAGAGCGATAATGTACGGGTCGAGATACAGCGGGAGTATAAGACAGAGACACGGATCGACATTTCTGTGAAATCCAGTGAAGAGCAGATCGTAACAGCGTATACCCAAGAGTTCTATCCAGACACTACAGACCTAGCAGTAGACATCCTGAAGGAAGCCATGTCCAGATCAGCATAGATATAGGGGTTATCTAATAGATAACCTCTTTTTTACGTTGACAAAAAATATAGGCTCTGTTATACTTGAGTTACAGCGTAATATACAAAATTTTAAGGAGGTAAGACAAGACATATGATATGGAAGAAGCTAACCGCAAAAAACTTCCTTTCTTTTGAAGAACTTACCCTTGAGTTAGATAACCGAGGTATTGTTCTGGTAGAGGGAAACAACTTAACAAGCAGCAAGTTTAAGAGTAACGGCTCCGGTAAGAGCTCATTGTTAGAGCCAATTGTATACGCTCTTTACGATACAACTTCCAAAGGCATTAAAGCGGATGAGATTGTCAACAACAAAGTAGGTAAGAACACAGCCGTGATTCTGGAGGGTGTCAAGGGAGAAGATACATACCGAATAGAGAGGTACCGGAAGCACAGCAAGTACAAGAACAAAGTAAAGCTGTTTATTAATGACAAGGAGGTAACTGAAAAGTCCGCCGCAGAGACTAATAAAGTTATCCAAAAAATAATTGGGATCGACTATAACACGTTTGTAAACAGCATCATGTTCTCCCAAGGAAACGGTGCTGGAAGGTTTGCTATAGCTACAGATAAGGAGAAAAAAGAAATCCTAGAGAACCTTGTTCACCTAGATGTGTATGCTCAGGCGCAAAGCGTAGCAAAAGAACGATTGAAAGAGAAAGAGGATGAAATTAGAGCCCGGGAACAGGAGAAGGCTCGGTTAGACTGGGAGTTAGAACGTATTGAGGGGCTAGAAAAACAAGATCAAGAAAATTATGAAAATACTAAAAACATGATCATCCAAGAGCATAAAAACATCCGAGCAACAGTAGAAGCTATGGACACATATGTCAGTCAAAATTACCCTACGATTGAAAAGATTAAGGAACGCAGCGAGGAGCTTCAGCAGCAGCGAGATAGCGCAAACAACTTTAACGTGTCCGCTCACATTCTAGAAGCAGTGAACTCTTGTCAAAAGGCGATATCGGATAAGAAGGGGCAGCTACAACAATATGAATACCAGAAGAGTGAACTTGTTAGCAAGTATAAGAAACTGGAGAAGGGCACCCACTGCCCGGTATGTGGGAATGAGCTAGATGCTGCACACCGAAGCACTGAAATGGCAGCAATCAAAGAGCAGCTTAGATCAGTTTTAATTGCTATGCAGCCGCTACTAGCAGAGATTCCACCTCTTGAAGAAAAGCTTAAGGAAGCCACAGCTAAGTACCAAGAAGAAAAAGCCAAGCAAGATGCGGTAACTCAGAACTACCAGAAGATCATTCAGGGGATCAACCAGTGTGAGCAGCAGATCAAACAGTATTACGATACTATACAAGCATACAAGACGAAAATTAATGCCGCTCAAAGCACAGTAGATAGACTTTCAACTATTCCTGAGCCGAAGCCAAGGGATAAAGAAAGAGAAGAGGTTAAGAAGAAAATAAAAGCCTTCCGGGACGAGGAACTAAAACTCCAGAAGGAACGTCTTAAGCTAGAAAATGTAGTTAAGGTGTTCTCTAATTCAGGAGTTAAGTCACATGTACTAGACCTAATTACTCCTTTCCTAAATGAGAGGGCTAATAAGCATCTAGCGACATTATCTGGTCCAGACATGGAAGTTAAGTTTAGTACGCAAACGAGGAATAAAGACGGAAGCATGTCAGATAAGTTTGACATTCAGCTTATCAACACTATGGGTGGAGATAACTACAAGTCGAACTCTGAAGGAGAGAAAAAACGAGCTGATCTAGCAATATCTTTAGCCATTCAAGACTTAGTTATGGGAAGAGGAGAACCTCCTACAAACTTTATTGTATACGATGAAGTATTTGATGCATTAGACAGTGTAGGAAGTGAGAACGTAGTGACTTTATTAAGAGAGCGAGTGAACACAGTGGGAACAATTTTTGTAATTACACACAACGAACACCTAAAACCATTGTTCGATAAAGTGATCACAGTAACAAAAGATAAAAGTGGGTTATCCACAGTAGACGGAGGAGTAGAGACAACATGAAATTAATCGCAGAACACAGCAAAGAGAGTGTCACCTTAAGAGTGTACACAACAGGAAAGGACACCAAAGATATTGACATGCCTAGAGAGAATATCCATTACTGGTACCCGTTTAATGTCAATTTTACATACCGTTACACAAATGCTAAAGGGTATTTATACTTAGTGAAAGCCAAGTCCTACACAGGACCTAACGTGTATAGTGTAGACATTCTGAAACGCACAAAAGAACTAGAGAAAAAAGATGGAGTAATGTTCAATCCTAAGGTGTACGAGAGAAACTTGCTTATCATTAAACGAGCTGAACAGCTAGGAATAATCCCTATTACACAGGACTACAACTACCAGTCAATTGAGTTTGGATTTGATTTAATCGGCAGCTGTATTGATGCGATCAAGCAGCGAGGAGAAGAACGACTTTTGGAGGCAGAGCCTTCAGCATCATGGGAGAACCATACACACCTTAACGAAGAGTGGGATACTCGGGCTTACAGCTATCTAACTGAAGAGGAAAATAATACATTACTAGAGTTTGGAGAAATCTACGGTATGCTCACAGTAATGCGGAAGTTAGTAGAAAGGAGATAGGATAATGTTTTTGGATTTGTTACGACAAGAACTAGGTGAAATTAAAGACGCAGGGGCAGAGACACGATTCTGTTGCCCTTTCTGTGGGGAGAACAAGCATAAGTTTTATGTACAAGACCATTCAGGTCTATGGATATGTTTTAAATGCGAGGAGAAAGGTAACCCTGTTTCCTTTGTAACCAAGTACTATAACGTAACATACCCAGAAGCAGTGGACATCCTATCAGTTTACGACTACGATGTAGAGAGTGAGTTAAGTGGAAGATATACGCCCTCGCAGTATGGGAACCACTTAACGGAGGAGGAGCAGTTATACCTCTTCATAAGCCGAGAGGGGCAGCCGCTAGAAGAGGAGGTAGAACAGAAGTACACCTGCCCTCGCCCACCTACAAATTGTAAGACATTGGTAGCTAACTTTGATAACCCTGAAGCCTTTCCGTTCTTTACATACCTACACGGTCGAGGAGTTACGTTAGAACAGATTAAAACACATAACATATCTTATGTTACCCATGGGCAGGTAGAACTCACAGACGGAAGAAAAATGGACCTAATCAACCATCTAGTGTTTTTCACTTTCAATAGTAAGGGAGAGCCTGTCTACTGGAACACCCGGAGTATCGAGCCTAACCCGTTTATTAAGTCCTTCAACGCACCGAGTCGAGAAGGGGAGTACTCGAAGAACAACACTATATTTAATCTGAACAATGTAAAGTACGCAGATAAAGTAGTAGTTCACGAGGGTGTATTTAACAGCTTTATGACACCAGACTCAGGGGTGGCTACATTCGGTAAGATGATTACGGATGATCAGGTAGAATTATTACTCAGAGAGACCCGGGAAAGAAAACCTCCAATCTACCTTTTTCTAGATTCAGATGCATGGCAAGAGATGATCAAGTCAGCTGCTAAAATTAAAAGGGTGGAGCCAGATAGAAAAGTATATTATGTGTTTAGTGGTCTAGATGAGGATGCCAATGATCTAGGTCCAGCAAAGTGTGAGGAGCTTATTCGAAGAGCTTTTCCAGCGGATAGTAATGGTGAAATGAAATTAAGACTACTAAATATGTAGAAAGTGTTTGACACTGTAACCATTGTATGTTACAGTGTATTGTATAGTAAGAATACAAGGAGGAAAACAGTTGAAGAATCTTACTGTGCTTTATAAAAAAGAAAAAGGAGCACTTAAGCCTACCCAAGGCTATGAAAACGATTTTGCATATGACATCTATGCAGCTGAAGGTCGTTTAGTTCCGCCACTGACCTTTAGATCAGTAATTGTACCAACAAACCTTAAGCTAGCTTTTGACCCCTTGGTAGCAGGTATGCAGATTTCACTCAGAAGTGGGGCAGCAGCAAAGACACCATTAATTGTCTCTAACTCTCCGGGGATTGTAGAGGGGACTTACAGAGGTGGAGTTGGAATATTAGTCCGTAACTCATTTATTGATAGCCATTTAGTTGACTTTGTAATGACGGTAGATGGCAAACGGCTTCCGGTTAGTAAGGTGCCTGCTAAGGTACTAAAAGCAGCCAAGAAATTTTATGATGAAGAAACTGAACTGCTAGGTTACGACAAGGTTAGTGAAGACTTACAGAAGTCACTATACAAGAGTGTCGTTCCTCGTGGCACTGTCTACATTGCTAAACATGATCGTATCGCCCAAGTATCCTTTGCAGAAAAGATCGTGGCAGATTTCAAAGAAGCCGAAGTACTACCAGAATCAGTAAGGCAAGAGAACAAATTCGGGAGCTCAGGGTCCTCCGTATCTTTAGTCGATGATCTAATTGAACCTAATCCGTTAGACGAGGGTGCAAAAGCAAACAAGGAGATTCTTATGAAAGCAATTGAGAACTCCCAAAAAATAAACAAAAGAGGGTAGTGCTATGAGTTACTACAGAGTAATGGAGTATGTAGATAAAATGGTTTCTTGTAATACAGAGGAAGAGCGCCATGAGTTACTGGAAAAGGAAGGTAAAGATCATATAACTTTGGACGATGCTGCCCATCTAGTACTACAACTTTCCGCAGACCTCGATGATTATTTTCAAGAGTTCCATGAAACGTCCGTTAAGCTCCAAGAGATGCGACTAGCCGCAGTTATTCAAGCACTGCCTCAAGATGTGCAAGAGAACATTAAGAAGAAGTTTGAAGAGGTAGAAGATGATTTACTAAATGAAGATAATGAAGGAGACGAATAAAATGACAAACATTAAAAGCCAAGACCCAATTTCACAAGAGGATTTATTTGAGTACTTTCAATTTGTAATCGGAAAAGACCATGAAGCAGCTAATGATCCTAAGAAGTATAAAAAGCTGCGTAGACTCGCAAGACGTACAACTACACTATCAGATGCCACAGTCTTGTTTAAGGCACTTAACCAAGAAAATGATTTCCTTATCAGTCAGCTGATGGAGGCGATTCAAGTACAGGGAATCCTCCTTGAGAAACTAGGCTGCACAGATGATATGCTTGCTGAAGCTAAGCACGAATATGCTGAAGCGGTACACAAACGTGAAGAAGCAATTAAGCAAGCAAAAGAGGGGCTTGAGGCTGCCGCTAAAGAGGGGGAAGAGTAATGTCTAAGTACCGGAAGAAGCCTGTTGAGGTTGAAGCGTTCCTTTTTAATGTAGACCCTTACCCTGATTGGTTTTCTGAAAAGGTAGAGTCTCGGAATATCGTAGTAGGGTATGAAGGGGACTCCGCTTTCTGCTTAATTCCTACGTTGGAAGGGCAGATGTACGGATCAGCAGGAGACTATATTATCCGAGGAATCCAAGGTGAGATTTATCCTTGCAAAGCTGACATCTTCGAAGCTACGTATGAAAAGGTGGAATAGTCTGTGGGAAAAAAATCAAAAGTAAAAGGCGCATCATATGAACTTAAAATTGCAAAGCTTCTGACTTCATGGTGGGGTGCGGGTACATTTAACCGTGCCCCTGCCTCTGGAGCATTGCACTGGGGACGGGATCAGAGGGTTGCCGGAGATATTGTAGCTCCTCCAGACTCTGGATTCCCTTTTGTAATCGAATGTAAGAAGAGAGAAGAATGGACGATGGAGCACATCCTGCTAGATATTGGTCAACCTAAAGAGTGGTGGCAGCAGGTAGTAACTGATGCTCGAAGAGTTGAAAAGGTACCTATCTTAATTTTCTCTCGTAATAGAGCTAAGGATTTTATTATGATCCCGTATGAACCCTCTATGTACGACAAGCTGAATGCAAATGATAAAGCAGCTATGATCACGTCAGTAAGCATTACAAATATAAGAGATGAAGTACAGTACTTTGATGTAATTGTTAGTACATACGATGCTTTAACAAATGTACCTACCTCAGAGGTCAAAGAGTATGCTGCCACTGTAGACTGGGATAGATACAAAGAGGACTACCAATAGGAGGGAAATCATGAAGTCTAAACGGTATAGGGCTATTCTTCGAGCCCAAGGGTTTAAAAGAGGTTGTTATGGTCACTACTTTAGAAAGAGCCCAGATGGGCATGGTTGGGACATCAGATGTATCCCTCTTGAAAAGTGGTATGACAAGGGTGTAGTCCTGACTGATATCGGATACGTAAAAGACGATATGTAAAAAAAAATTCCCCTACAATGTAGTTGAAAAACACTATATGTAGGGGAATTTTATGAATTTAAAGACTATACAAACACTATATTATGTGTTACAATATGACTGTAACCTTCTTAAACACCACTGTAACAAAGGAGGGACTTTTTAGGTTTGCTACTTACATACGAAAGCAAAACAGGTAATGTCAGACGGTTTGTTAGTAAAGTCGAGAAGGTATACAGCATTAAAGCAGAAGAAATAACCGAAGGCTTACAGGTACAGGAACCATTCATCCATGTAACTTATACTACAGGGTTTGGGCAGGTACCTAATAAAACTCTAAAATTTATAGAGAACAACAAGAACAACTTTGTAGGTGTAGCCGTTAGCGGCAATCGAAACTGGGGAGGGTCTTACGGACTTGCAGGAGACAAACTCTCTGAACAGTTCAATGTCCCTCTATTACATAAATTTGAGATGAGCGGAACAGCTACAGACCTAGACAAGTTTATACAGGAGGTAAAAACAATTGGAAAACAATATTCCTAAATGGATTCAACTTAACAACGAGATCATGCTTCAGAAGGACGGCAAGTTTCAATTCGAGAAGGACAAAGAAGCCGTTCATAGCTACTTTGTAGACTATGTAAACCAAAACACAGTGTTCTTCCACAACCTCAGAGAAAAGCTAGACTACTTACTAGAGAATGACTACTATGAAGAAGAGTTTTTATACAAGTATTCTTTTGAAGACATCAAGTCAGTATTCAAGCTGGCATACAGTAAGAAGTTCCGCTTCCCTTCATTTATGAGTGCATTCAAGTTCTATAACGACTATGCCCTCAAAACCAACGATAAAAAGAAACTTCTTGAGCGATATGAAGATCGTGTCTCTATCGTAGCGCTATTCTTTGCAGATGGAGATACAGAAAAAGCAAAAGCTTATGTAAATATGATGATGCAACAGGATTATCAACCAAGTACACCAACATTCCTGAATGCCGGACGAAAACGAAGAGGTGAACTTGTCAGCTGCTTCCTCATGGAAGTGAATGACTCCTTAAATGACATCTCAAGAGCTATTGATATGTCCATGCAGCTGTCTAAACTAGGCGGAGGAGTGTCCCTAAACCTTTCTAAGCTTCGTGCTAAGGGAGAGGCTATTAAAGGCGTAGAAAACGCCACTAAAGGTGTTGTAGGGGTAATGAAGCTTCTAGATAATGCATTCCGCTACGCAGATCAAATGGGGCAGCGACAAGGATCAGGTGCAGCGTACCTAAACATCTTCCACAGGGACATTAATGACTTCTTAGACACTAAGAAAATTTCTGCTGATGAAGATGTACGTGTTAAGACCCTTTCTATTGGGGTAGTCATCCCAGATAAGTTCGTTGAGCTTGCACGAGAAGATAAAGATGCTTACGTGTTCTACCCTCATACTGTCTATCAAGAGTACGGGCAGCACATGGATGAGATGGACATGAACGAGATGTATGACAAGTTAGTTGATAACCCTAATGTCAAAAAAGAGGCTGTAAATGCCCGCAAGCTTCTTGAAAAGATGGCAATGTTAAGATCAGAGTCCGGGTACCCGTACATTATGTTCCAAGACAACGTGAATAAGGTACATGCTAACAACAATATCTCAAAAGTCAAATTCTCCAACCTCTGCTCAGAAGTTCTTCAAGCATCTCAAGTTTCGAACTACACTGACTATGGTGAAGAGGATGAAATTGGATTAGATATTTCTTGTAACTTAGGTTCTATCAACATTCTGAATGTAATGAACCATAAGACTATTAAAGAGACTGTTAAGCTGGCTACTGACTCATTAACGAGAGTTACTGATACTACACGTATTGTTAACGCACCAGCAGTAAACCGTGGAAACCAGTTAATGAAGTCTATTGGTTTAGGCGCAATGAACCTACATGGGTACCTCGCTACTAACGGAATTGCATATGAAAGCCCTATTGCTCGTGAATTTGCTAACGTATTCTTCGCTGCTGTAAACTTCTATTCCATCGAGCGTTCAAATGAGATCGCTGTAGAGACAGGAGAGACATACGAAGGCTTTGAGGGCTCCACATACGCTTCAGGTGAGTATTTTGATAAGTACATTAATAACAGCTTCCTACCAGAGTCAGATAAGATTAAAGAGCTATTTGAGGGTATGGAACTTCCAACTAAAGAAGACTGGGCAGCTCTTAAAGAGAAAGTCATGAAGGGGGGCATGTATCATAGTTACAGACTATGTATTGCCCCTACAGGATCAATCTCTTATGTACAGTCTAGTACAGCTTCTGTAATGCCTATCATGGAGAGAATTGAGGAGCGTACATACGGAAACAGCAAAACATATTACCCAATGCCGGGATTGTCCTCTAATAACTGGTTCTTCTTTAAAGAGGCATACGACATGGATATGTTTAACGTAGTAGATATGATTGCTACAATTCAGCAGCACATTGACCAAGGAATTAGTTTTACGCTGTTCCTTAAAGATACAATGACTACTAGAGACTTAAACCGCATTGACTTATACGCACACCACAAAGGCATCAAAACAATTTACTATGCTCGGACAAAAGACACCGGACAGGAGAGCTGCCTATCATGCGTAGTATGACCACTTTTGAAAAGATGGTGGAGCGTATTGAGGAAAATAAGGTTGAACACTTTAAAAATCTCCATAAGGAGAATGAGATGAAAAGGAAACACAGGGAGGACAACTTAGATGACAAATAAGGTATACACCGCAGCGGACTGGTCAAAACCAGATGATGACTTTACACAGATGTTCTACAACCAGAATGTTAAACAGTTCTGGCTGCCAGAAGAGGTTGCCCTTAATGGGGATTTGCTCACTTGGAAAGCTCTAGGAGTAAACGAACAAGACACCTATATGAAAGTTCTGGCTGGGCTTACACTGCTGGATACGGAGCAGGGAGACACTGGAATGCCTGCTATCGCAGAACATGTAGAGGGACACCAACGAAAAGCAGTACTAAACTTTATGGCAATGATGGAGAACTCAGTACATGCTAAGTCTTACAGCAACATTTTTATGACTCTAGCACCTACAGAGAAAATAAATGAAGTGTTTGAGTGGGTAAAGAACAACAAATACTTACAGAAAAAAGCCCAGATCATCGTTTCAATCTACAATGACATTAAAAAAGGTGATGACTTCTCTTTATTTAAAGCAATGGTAGCCTCGGTATTCCTTGAGAGTTTCTTGTTCTATAGCGGGTTCTACTACCCATTATATTTCTATGGGCAAGGTAAACTCATGCAGTCGGGGGAAATTATCAACCTGATCATCCGGGATGAGGCTATTCATGGAACTTATGTAGGGCTTCTTGCACAGGAAGTTTATAATAGACAAGACGAAGAGACACAGCAGGCATATAAAGGGTTCGCTACTAGTTTACTTCAGCAGCTGTATGAGAACGAGATGGATTATACAGCCGATGTGTACGACTCTGTAGGGCTGACAGCAGACGTTAAGAAATTCGTTCGATACAACGCAAATAAGGCTCTAGATAACTTAGGTTTCGACCACTGGTTTGAGGAAGAAGACGTTAACCCTATCGTACTGAACGGGTTAAGCACAAAGACAAAATCCTTTGACTTCTTCTCAATGAAGGGTAACGGGTACAAGAAGGCTACAGTAGAGCCGCTACAAAACGAAGATTTCTATTTTGGGGAGAGAGACTAATGAGTAAACTTATTCTTTTGAAAAAGCACAACTGTACAGGGTGTGAGCTGGTAGACCTGTACTTAACAAATGAAGGGGCAGATTACCGCACATACAACGTAGAAGAGGCGCCGGAGATTGCCGCACAGTATGGAGTAATGTCTGTACCAGTCCTTATCAAGTTAGACGATGAGGGGAACGAGCAGGAGCGCATTGTAGGGTACGCCCCTAGTGCTATAAGTGAAATGATTGAATAAACAAGGGAGCAGGACTTTATGTCTTGCTCTTTTTTTTTGTTGACAGGAAGGTTATACCATGGTAGACTGTAACTATCTTATAAAATACAGGAGGGTATTCATGGCGTATAATAACATGAACGGCAAGCTAACTGATCCTAAAGTCAGCGACTACATCAAGCTTCTTCAGGACCACATGGAATTCTACGGAGATACTCGTGTTAGGGCTTACTTTGAAAATGAACTGGTGCACCCTGAAGTTCAAGCAGAACACTATAAGAACGTTTTAGTGCTTAATTTTAGGGAGGAAGAGGAGTGAAGTACCTTATATTGCAGGAGAACATGGTTGATGATGATGGGATTGTTATTTTCGAGGCGGATATTCCTTATGCAGTAGAATATGAAAGTATAATGAATGAAAATGAAGTAGAAGTTCTTTTGGAAGAGATATGGGTAGACTATACAATATTTCATACCGTACAGGAGGAGATTTAATGTTACACACTACGCAGATTAGGATGGTGGGAACAGGATCGGCGTTCTCGAAAAAGTTTTATAATAACAGCGCTTTAGTTACATTCACAAATGGCTACAACTTACTTATTGACTGCGGACACTCTGTACCGAAAGGTCTTCATGACGCAGACATCCCGTTAGAAAGTATTGATGGTATCCTTATCACTCATACGCATGCAGACCACATCGGAGGCTTAGAAGAAGTAGCCTTGTATAATAAATTCGTTTTAGGTGGAAGAAAAATTGATCTCCTCGTACCAAATACGCTAGTAGAATCCTTATGGGAGAATAGCTTAAAAGGTGGACTTCGTTATTCAGATACGTATGATGATCTTAGTTTAAGTGATTATTTCACGGTCCGCAGCTTAAAAACGTTTACCTCGGGGGCAGCCCGCACACAACTTGAAGAGAATATAGCTATCAAACTATACCCCACATTCCATGTTTCGCATATGGCTAGTTATGCTGTAGGGCTAGAGGATCGTGGAGAGGATAAGGTATTCTATTCCTCAGACACTATATTTGACGAATACCTCATTGACTATGCTCTAACCTACTCGTGGGTCTTTCACGACTGCCAGTTTTTCACTGGAGGGGTACATGCTAGTCTAGATGAGCTTCTTAACTATATTCCTGAAGAGGATCAAGACCGAGTGTTCCTCATGCACTATGGAGACAACATGGAAGACTTCTTTACTAAAACAGGTCGGATGAGGTTTGCGTTGCAAGGACGGACATACATTCTTTAAGGAGGTTACACACTAATGGGAACACAATTAAACACGGAAGAAATTTTCAAAAGTAAAGGTTTGATGTTGATCATTACAGGAGCAACAGCATTAGTTGAAGAAGAAGGGATGACACCTCGGGAGGCTCTAGAACAGTTAGAGAGGGTTAAAAATACGATCTGGGGCGCTCTTAATGAAATCCACGCAGAGCAGGGCGGTACAAAGTAATGAGGGAGTTCCCTTGTATTAAATGCGGGAGGATGACGGATGCAGACATGACAATGTGCTGCGATGGTTGGGAGTGTGGCTGCATGGGACTTCCTATCCATCCGCCTCTGTGTAAAGAGTGCGAAGAGTCATTTTTTGAGGAGGGTGTGAAGTGAGAGGTAAAGCGGTCTATCTAACCAGAGAAGAAATGAGACTGATTGAATTGTGCTTGGATAACATAGAGGCAAATGATTTCATTGAACCCGACAAGCACGCCAAGGACTTCGAACCCGATCATAAAGCATACAAAGCATGGCATTCAGTAGCAGATAAGGTTTCCAAAGCACTAAGGGAGGGTGCGGAGTGATTGAGGTTATCGTAAAAAGTAAAATTAGCGGCAGATTAAAAAGAGGACTATTCACCGCAAGGCAGTTACTAGACACCTATGAGGATGACCTTGTCTGTACCCTGACGGAATGTAATTGCCAGCCTGTAGGGGAAACATACGTAGTAGACTGCAATTGCTGTGAAGAGTGGGAAGACTACGAGATTACATTTAATATTGAGAACAAGGGGGAGTAAAAATGAAAATGTTAAAACTATCAGAACTACCTGATGACACAGAGCTGGGGGTTGACGGGTCTGGCATAGTCCAAACAGTGGCTGAGATAAAGTGGGGAATACAGAAATACGGAGAACCTTACCACTTGGAGGGGGACTGGTATACAATCAAACGGAAAAAGTGGCGTCCCGATGCAACTAGGATGTTAGAAGGTTACATTTATGATGAACTGGAGGATATGTATGACGATTGGGATGAACGAGCTTGGGACTGCCTCCCGGATGAAGTAGTAAGTAAAATTCAGGGTATACTGAACGAAGCTTTTAAAGGAGACTATGCTACAGCATACTGGACCTACGAGCAGCCTGTGGATATTGATATTTACCCTCACCAGAAAGGATGATTACAAATGAAGTATACACAAAGATACCTATTATTCCGTTATTCTAATTACTACCCTAGTGGTGGTCTACACGATGTGGACCTTGCATTTGACAACTTTGAAGAGTTCGAAAATTGGTACAAGGAAAACATTGATAGGCTATATGGTGAATACACTGAATTGTTTGACTTTGAAAAACGGGAAATCATTTACGAGGATAAGGACACTGTGGACTTAGATAAAGTTAGAGAATTATTAAAGGGTGATGAGGATTGAAAACAGAACTAACCATTGACGGAGGTAACATCATTATCACCAGCATAGATGGTACATTCAGTGCTACAGTAGAGGTACAGACCGGGGAAGTTCTGCACTTTGAATACACTGAAGCTACTGTGCACCAGATCGCAACTTTTGCTAATAAAGTGAAGACAAGATACAATAAATTTCTCCAGAGCAAGGAGATAGATAATTTTATTAACTAAGTAGAGGGTTTTCTCCACCTCTACTTTTTTTAATCTGTGCTATAATGATGGTATAGGAAATTCACAAAATTCTGAATACTACATAGATTGGACGGATTAAAATGACGAGAAAGAAGAGTTTGAACATCCATAATACTGATCGTCTCTTCAACCTCAACCTGACAACTAAACAGGACGAAAGCCAGTTTATCAAGGTTACACGGTTGAATGAGAAGCAGATCGAGAAAGAGATGGATGAGCTGAAGGCACAGTCCCGGAGGTTCAATAAAAGAAATGAAAAGAGTTATATGTTGTACAAGCAGCGGTACGGTAATGACACTGTACAAGAGAAGGTTTTTGATCATGGAGGCTATATTTACTACTACACTACGGACCGGGTCCCAGTTCCGATTATAAACAAGTTAGCTGCGGTCCCTCAGTCAGAAGTTATTTACAGCTGTAAAAAAGAGTTTACTTTGGATGAAATCAATAATGTACACCTAGTATCTATGGCAACTAAAGTATCTGTAGATGTACCTATTGTGCTGCCGGATATTAACCCCTACGATTATTTATTCTCCCTAGCTCCACTAAGATACCATGTGGATAAAGTCCGTATCTCGTTCCCAGCACTAAGAGAGGAGGAGCTACAGGATAGGCATAAGCAATATTACGTGTTCTATAATGGGATGTACCACCTACGATCCAAATATAAGTACGATTGCTTTAAATATTTACAGGAGACACTATCTACTTGGAAAATGAATATCTGGCTAGTCTGTGATTCAAAGAATGATATGCACTCAGTAGAACGAATGGTGGTAAGAGATAATAAGCGATTTAAGAACTCCACTTCTCCAGATCAAGGAGGTAGTAACAGTGGCATTGAATCGTAAAGAAATTGCCCGGCGTATAGCACTTGAAGGCGGTTATAATATTGGTGATATTGAGCATGTACTAGAAGTATATGAAGACGTTATAGAAGCTGCACTAAAAAATGGAGAAGAGGTCAAACAAGGGAAGCTGTACAAAATCATTTTTCAAGAGCTACCGGAGAAGAAGGCATACGATGGACTTAATAAAAAATATTTTGTACGCAAAGCGAAGAAAGTTCCTAAGTTTAAGCCACTAACACGTATAACGAATATAGAGTTGCCTGTTACAGAAGAGGAGTAAATATACTCCTCTTTTTCATGTTGACAGACCGTATATGTTATAGTATGATTATAGCTGTAATACAAAAGGGAGGGATCGTGTATTGAAAGTTTTGTTTTTACAAGAGTACATCCGTGAGAACCATATGAAAAAGACAGCAGAGAATACCTTAGCCAATGTTTTTTTCCAAACAAAGGGAGGGAAAATTCTTAAGAACCTTATCGAGAATGGGTTACACCTTGACAGGAGCCAGTACTATATTGACTACGCATATGGGTTGGTGCCAAAGGTTATAGCTCGGGATAAGTTTAACAGAGCAACAAAGTATAAAGCACCTACCCAGAAAGAAGCAAGCCCGGAGTATGAACGTTTGTTCCAGAGGATTGTTAAAGAGAAGCCGGATATCATCATCCCTACAGGTAACTTAGGCTGCAAAGCACTAATTGGAAAAGCATCTATCTCATCTCAAAGAGGTGTACCCCAGAAAGTCGTTGTTAGAGCTAAGCAGCAGCAAACAACAGGACCATCTCGTGAAGAGGAGATTGTTACGCAATTAAAATCTCTGCGTAAAGAGTTAGAAGTAACACAGCAGGATATGCACCATCTTTTTTCAGGAGACCCCGACTTATACTACTTCTTAAGCGGAAAAGGTCTACTGTTGGAGAATCACAGCCATTCCACATTAGAAGAAGCCGTCAACTATGCCTATGTGGTTTTGAATGACCGAGCTGGTATGCTAGATCAGCAGATTCGAGAATTAGAAGCTTTAGGTATAGACGAAGAGCTCTATGAAGACGAAGGGCTGCTAAGACAGGCACAGGAAGAAGAACAGGAACACGAATGTTGGGTACTGCCAATGTACAGTATGGAATACATGCTGGTAAACCCAAATATCCAGAATCTAATTGAAGCGGACTTTGTTACTCTGAAGAAATACATTGATCAAGGTGAGTCCGCTTTTGAAGCAGCTCCAGTGGACTATGAGTTCGTAGACAAAATTGAGAGAGTCCGAGAAATCTTTAAAGAGAAGGTTCCTAAGGCTCCCATTGTCGCATGGGACTTAGAGACCAATACACTACGACCAGAAAGCTTTGGTGCTAAGCCGCTAGTCATCTCTCTTTCTTGGGAAGAGGGTACCGGATGTACGATCCCACTGGAACACAAGGAGTTTCAATGGCTTCCCGGAGAACTGGCTGAAATTTATGGGTACATAGAGGAGTTTGTAGGTAACCCAGATATAATAAAAGTCGGTCATAACATACAGTATGATATCCGGTTCTTACGCCTTGTTAGAGGATTCAATAAGTTTGAGAACCACCGAGACACCAAGATCATGTACTACTTACTAGTCAACCAAGAGGTTGAGAGTTCCCTTCGCTTAAGCGATCTCAGCTACGAGCTTACTGATATGGGTGGATATGACAAAGCATTAGAAGACTACAAGAAGAAGTATGTTACAGATTACATTGCTAACGAGAAAGTTCGTATCGCTAAGATGAAGGAAGACTACAAAACAGAGGTAGCAAACAGAAAAGCTCAAGCAAAGGAATTAGGAATAAAAGGAGTAGAGCTCCCGCCTAAACCAGATTTCCCTAAAGCAGAAGCCCCTAAGAACGAAGTTGACGGTAGTGACTTTAACTATGAGTGGATTCCGCTTGTTTCTATGCTATCTCCATATGCCGCAGGAGACGTAGATGCCTGCTTACGTATCCATAATAAACTAGATGCCATTGGTTTAAAACCAGAGAATGCCAGAGTCAGAGCTTTGTATACCACACACTATACTCAGCTGACTGTAGCGTTAGCTAAGATTGAGGCAAATGGGGTTAAGATGGATACGAAGTATACTGAGGGGCTCATAGATCGGTATACTGAGGAAGAGAATCGCATTCTTGAAGAGATGCGTAAGGTTCCTGAAGTACAGATGTTAGAGGAAGAACATCGAGCACTGTACCAGAAAGGGTTAGAAGAATGGGCAAAACCAAAAGCAATGCGAGACCTAGAAGTCGCAAAGCTAAGAGACAAGTACAAGAGCAAACTTGTTTTTAACCCTAACTCTCCAGAAGACAAGAAGAAGGTACTGTTTTACTACACAGGGAATACTCTACCATATAACAAAGAGTATATCGTCAAGTCTGCTTTCGAAGATGGTATTCCTGAAGATCAGATTGAATGGTACCATTACGGAGCGGATAAACATGCTCTAGCCTACGTTAAGGAGAACTACGAAGCATCCGCCCACTTAGCGGACCTGCTATTAACACACTCCTTGGTTAAAACCCGGAAGCAGAACTTTACATACAAGCTTTTAGGAATGGTAGACCGTTTAGGAAGACTACATGGAGGATTTAACCCAACAGGTACTGCAACAACACGTCTTTCCTCTCAGAGTCCTAACTTACAGCAGATGCCACGTAAAACAGGGGATGTGACCCGGTTTGACTACAAGCACCCAATTAAACGGATGTTTGTAACAAGTTTCCCGGGAGGAGCTCTGCTTCAGCTTGACTACAGCTCTCTAGAATCTCGTGTACTGGCACTTGTAGCTAAGGATGAGAAGATGACACAAGCCTTCTTGGATGGCGAGGACGTGCATAAGGATACTGCATCTATGGTATTTAACGTACCAATTGACAAGGTTACAGATGACCAACGTTCAGATGCAAAGTCTACAACGTTCGGTATCGCCTATGGGGAGACTCCATTCTCATATTATGCTAAGCACAACATGACTTTAGAGCAGGCAGAGAAGCTCTTTGACGACTTCTTTAGAAACAAGCCACGTATCAAGAACTTTATTGATGAGACCCATGAGCAAGTTAAGCGGGATGGATATGTTGAGTGTATGCAAGGATTCAGACGGAGTCTACGAGACGTGTACTCTCAAGACAAGTCTAAGCGTAATGCTGCACTAAGACAGTCTGTAAACACCAAGATTCAGGGTTCAGGTGCTTTCTTAACAAACACATCAGTTATTCATATCATTAAGTTCATTGAGGAGCACAACTTACGTTCTAAGGTTATCCTGACAGTACATGACTCCATTGTAATTGACTGCCCACCTGAAGAAATCCACATCATGGCTGAGGCAGCTAAACACATCATGGAGAACTTGCCGATTGACTGGTTGTTCATTGACTGGAAAGGTGAAAAACTCCGTTACCCTATTGCCGCAGATGTTGAGATTGGGGTTAACTACAATGACATGGTAGGCTACGATAAGGAAGAGCTTGATTCTTTTAGCAGTGTAGCGGGCTACTGTAAGTATCATTTAGACCTGAAGAACGTCAAGAACTATAAGAACTCCAAGGTGATTACAGAAGAGAAGTTTGAAGAGCTCACAGAGGTTATTAAGAGCAAGAAAAACGTGTATCAAAATTTAGGCGCTATAGCATAAAAAAGTTTGTGGAATATAGTTGACACACAGACATAGTTATAGTAAGATATAGATACAGAGGGAGGGCAGCCGGAACCTTCACTGCTTTCTCTTTGTTTCTAGCATAAGTGAGGTGAGATGGTGTTAGACGTTAAGATCGACAGTCTAGATTTTTATTTACTCAAACTAATAGACGAGAACGGAGAATTTCAGGAGTATGACCTCCGAGAGGAGCTGGCTGTAAATGAGGACAACTTTGAAGTTGAAATGATTGAGCAGCCTGCTAAGTACATCTACTGGTCCTCTATCTTAGAGAAGCTAAAAATGTTCCAAGAGAGCGTAGAACTAGAGCTAGAAGTAGTAGTAGCTAGATTAGACCAGCAAGCCCGAGATGCTCTAAAGGAAACTGCAACAAAGCCAACAAAGGACATGGTGGACTCTTATATAAAGAGACAACCGGAGTACGAGAAGGCTAAGAAGAAAGAGATTTACTATAACTATGTTGTAGGTCGTATTCAGCGGATCGTAAAGTCTTTCGAACAACGTAAAGACATGTTACAGTCTTATGGAAAACAGGTGCTAGAGAGTAAACAGTATGGTCAAGGGGCAGGTTCAAAGCTAGTTAACCCGCAAGTCCCGGGGCAGTATTAATAAAAATATTGAGCTATAACTCACTTAAAATAGTTGACATATGATATAATGTATGTTAGACTGTTTTTATAGAAACAAAAAAAAATACCTACACAGGAGGAGAAAATTTATATGTCATTCCAAGACTTATTGAATGAAGAATCCAAAATTTTAGACGAGCAGCAGAAAGGCGAAGGTGTAAAATATCCAAAAACAAAGCATGATCGTTTGTTCTTTGGTAAAAACTCTCCGCAGCACTTCGTTCAAGTGCTTCCGGCAGCTGACTTACATAGCAAATTTGCCGTACCAACAAGAAAAATCTTTTTGTCTACTAGAAGTTCTCAAGGTAAAGAAATTAATGCCAACTTCACACTAGATGCTTCACCTAACCCGGGCTCTTTACTGGAGCAGAAAATTACTGAGTGGGCAGATAGACAAATGATCCCTTCCGGTTATGGCGGACAGCAAGCACCTCGTGTCGTATACTTACTCAACGTTGTTAAGGTAGGTCAAGATAACGCAGGTAACTGGTTCCAAGAACGAGATGAACAAGGTAACCTTGTGGTACGTGTTCTTGAATTACCTCAGTCAGGATACCGTAACCTAGTTAATAAATTGAAGGACCCTTTACTTAATCAGTCTAAAACTGATCTTTCTTTCCTTGACATTAACAGAGCATCACCTATTCGTATCTCTAAACCAGCTAAGAATCAAAAAGAGTATCCAGTAGAGGTTTACTCCTCTATTAGCCTTCCGCCTCTCGGTCAAGGATGGGAGAGCCAACTTGAGGACTTATACGCTCAGGCTACACCAACAGAAATGCTTGAAAATGGAGCTAGCTGGGTACAAGCTTTCATTGACATGAAAGAAGGTAGAAAACCAAACGGAGGCGGAAGTGCTGCGCCACAGCAACCACAGGTTAACCCATTTGCACAGCAACCGCAAGCCAACCAGTTTGCGCCGCAACAACCGCAGACTAATCAGTTTACACAGCAACCGCAAGCCAACCAGTTTGCGCCGCAACAACCGCAGACTAATCAGTTTGCACAGCAACCGCAGGTTAACCCATTTGGACAACCGCCACAGGCGGAGCCGTTTGCACAACAACAGCAGCAACCAGCTCCACAGATGCCAAATACGCCTGTAATGAATACACCGCAGCTCCCACCAACAGGAGGGTATGCAGCACAACCGAATATTGAAATGCCTACAGGTATGAATCAAGCTCCATTACAGACTCCACCTGTAGCTCAACCGGAACAGCCTGCTGCTCCACAGGACGGTTTAATTACTGATGCACTTCCTGAAGACTTTGGTATCTCGGCTCCACAAACACAGGCAGCACCAATGCCACCACAGCAGCCGAACGTACCAGCTCCAGAAAATCAAGATAGACCAGCGGCAGACACATTCAATACTCAAGGTCTGCCAGATATTGATGCGATGCTGGATAACGAGCTTGGTAGCTAAAATGAATAGAGCCTAGTTTAACGACTAGGCTTTCTATATCAAATACATACAGGAGGAAGTTATGGAAGAGTTAAAACATGAGTTACTGTCTAATGAGCATACGCAAGTGTTTCATGAAGAGGAAGATGAAATGGAGTTCAATGCCCCTCACCATTTTGTGGTGGTTCCTGCCAAGGGGGAGGGTTTTGTACCTACACTTGCAGAGATAGATTTTCAATCAGGTCCAATCAAAGAAAACGGTGTTAATGGAGTTATGAATGAGGACCTCCTCGCAATTGTTATTACTCGTCTACAGCATTTTCAGAATAGTGAATTTAGTTGCCGGGAGAATGAAATGGCACTTACAAAATTAGAAGAAGCTCTTATGTGGCTCAATAAGCGTAGAGACGAACGAAAACAACGTGGCGTATTAGGTACAAACGAGAAGTAATTCAACACTGGAGGGAACAAGATTGGCTAAGAAAAAACAACATAATAAAAAATCAGTAGAGCTAAACTTACAGGAGCTAGGAGAAGATGTAGGCTTAACTTTGCTTAGAGATTCCGATTATGCTATGGTATTTGACCGTTTACCTCTATTCCTACCGAAGATTGATAAGCAGTTCGGAGGAGGTCTCCCATTTGGACGTATGGTGGAGGTAGCAGGAAAGAACGCAGGAGGTAAATCGACTCTTGCTTTCCACGCAGCTAGGGTAGCTACAAAGCTTGGTTGTATTGTAGTACTAATTGACGTAGAAGGCACAGCAGATCGAGTTCGCCTAGCTCATTTGGGAGTAGATATTAACAGTGTTTTTGTTAAGCAGCCTGACGAGTCTAAGGGAATCCGCCTTACTGTAGAGGAAATTGGTCGTACAATCGAGAGCACCCTAGAAGTGTTCAAGAGTAAGTACCCTGAGGTGCCTGTCATTTACATCTGGGACTCCCTAGGGCAAACTCCTTCAGAAACAGAACTGGAAAAAGATTATGGAGAGCACAATGTAGGTGCCCGAGCTAAAGCGATCACTCAGCTCATCACTAAAATCGCCCCTCAACTCTCTGAAACTAAGTCTATGCTGCTAGCAATTAACCAAATTCGAGATGACATCGGGGGTAACCCTAAGTTTGCTACAGTAAAAGTTCCGGGAGGGAAGTCTTGGGAACACTTTGCTTCACTTCGTATTGAAATTAAGAAGAAGAATGCAATTACAAAAGGAGATACCAAGATCGGACACATCATGGGCGTAAAAGTCAACAAGTCAAAAGTGTCTCGACCACATACTGAAGAGAATGCATACCTCATTTCTGATAACGGCATCGACTATGAATATAACATTGCAAAAATGGCTGAAGACGCCAAGGTTCTTGGAGGAACTACGCAGAGTTACGAATACATAGACTCAAATGGAGAACGACATAAAAAGAAGAAAGATGACTTTATTGAGTGGATGCGTACTCCAGAAGGGCAGCATGTTCGTGAGGAACTGTTGAACAAGCTTGTAAGTATTGAGTTCCCTGAAGGTTATGTCGCACTCAAGAATAAGACATTGGACATCTCTGGTTGGATTGACACTGTTCATGAAGTCGGGCTAACTCCTATGTCTGAACTGCCTGAGAGCACTGGTTCGGATACAGATGATATTTTAGCAGAAGTACATAATGAGATTAACGGGGAGTGAGGCTAACGCCTCCCCCTTCACTAAAATTTGAAAGGGTGGGTTCAGGAATGCAGCAAAAGAATAACAACCATGGTGATATTGTAGCAAACACCCTACAGTACTACCGGGAAAGAACAAGCAGCAGCGGCACCCGAACCCCTAACCCCTATCTGGACATCAAGAAGGAGCTAGAGAAAACCATGAAAGAGGGTAAGCGTGTCTTAATTGATATTAGAGACTCTTACAGCGTTCAAACGGTGGTCTTGCGCTTCGACCGTGTTTATGACAGATGGGCAAAGGGGAGTTCGGTTTGCTATTTGGAAGGTAAAGAAGTTGAGGTGCCCTATACAATCCATTACTCTGACATCATTTGCAGTCGAATGAAAGTCAAGGTAATCACGGAGGGGGATAACCCATTTGAGCAGAGACATTGAGAAAGAGCAAGATCAGATACTGAACGGAAATCGTTTTATGGTAAACACTAGTGAGACACGGGGAGTATTCCTTCGGGATGTGGATAAGCTCATGCACCAGTACCGGAACTTGCGGTTAAGTGTCTTTAACCAGTATAAAGACTCCCTACCAGACCCTGTATCCCAAGACGAGCTTAGAAGTTACATAGATGAACAGTTTGTCCGCCTTGTCAAAGAGTATGACATCAATGGTCCCGTAGATTTCCCGGGGTATATTAAGACAAAGCTCACCTATCGAGTGAAGCATTCTTATATCAAGGGAGAGTACAGAGATCGTCATAGGGTGTTTGTTACCCGTAATGATTTCGATGTTTCTAACCTGATTGAGAAAACTCCTCTTATTGATGAAGAGCTAGATTACTATGAAGTACTGGAATACGCTTTACATGATGTCAAACTCACAGAGCTTGAGAAGGAAATTCTGTTTTATATCCTGCAAGAGATGACTGATGCCCAGATAGAAAGAAAAGTAAAAGAGAACCACAGGCAGGATAAAGTTAGTGCAGCCTGTATTAGAGACACACTAAAGAACATGCAGATGTTCTTGAAGACCAAGTTACAAGAGGCTCTAGAGGGGTAAGTGCTATATTATATAAGCAAATAACAATAGAAAGGATGGTAACAATGGCTAACAGTAACAACCCATTAAAGGTAAAAGTCCAATCTGTAGAGGTGCCTACTGAAGCTCCGAAAGTGGAAGCTAAGTTGGTTGTCACTACTATCATTTACCTGATTGCTATTGTGAATGCTGCTGCTGTTTTCTTAGGATTTGACTTTAATATTCCAACGGATTATGACTTTATCTATGACGGTGTTTCTCTAGTATTCGGTCTAGGTAGTTTTGTCCATGCTTACTGGAAAAACAACGACATTTCCAAAGAAGCACGTATTAAAGCTCTAGCTGCAAAGCAGATTGAAGTAGACAAAAAGAAGTAATAAAACGAAAGGAGATTTAAACTCATGAAAATTTCAGAAGCTATGAAGCAAGCTACTGTAACCCTCAACGATGGGGATTACTTGGCTGCAAATACAGACTCTGTTGGATATCTCCCAACATATAAAGACACAAGCGACCTTCACAGAGGTAAATATCTCTTTAAAGTCGTATCTAAAGGGGAGAACGCATTTGATGTTATTCCGGTGCTCTTAGCAGCAGACGGAAAGTCTTTTGTTGAAGACCCAGAACATCCGGTTGTCTCTCAGTCCGGGAGCACATTAAGCTATGTGACAACTCGTAACGATCCTGAGTACAAGGACGGTTACCGCCCACCTAATACTCATGTAGTTAAAGACATTGCAGCAGGTGAAGAAGCTCGCAGCATCTTAGCCGCTTTCATTGCATTCGTCAATAGCGAGTATTCTATGGGTGTTAACGACTTCAATATTGAAGGTCCTGATTACTTAAACACTGGTGCAGCTCCAGAGCCTCCACCAGCAGAGGAATCTGCCCCAACAGAACCTACAGAACCGACAGAACCAACAACTTAATAGGACGAATATCCTATACTATAGAAGGGGCTATACACCCCTTCTTTTTTGTTTGTAAAAAATCTGAAATATTTTTAATATTTTTATTGACTATTGATAGATTGCTTGATAGAATAGGGATACAGGTTATGAAGCCTGTAATAAAGGAGGGAGTTAATGGATAATAAACCAGTCCTTCGGGTTTTTGTCCCCATGACTTTTGAGGGAGTAACCAGCGTAGCAATTCTCGAAGAGATCACAAGCCCAGATATACATATGGATATACGCTATACAGGGCATTTGGACTTTCGAGAGTATGAGAACTTTTCTGGTGCAGACATGATCATGATTCTTGGAGCCCCTTACAAAGGGTATCCACTTCCAGAAGCTTTCTACACTTCGGTAAATGTTCCATTTATGGACTTTATCCACTGCGCTACTCACGGGGAAACCATCGAAGGGGATCACATTATTTCAATGGTCAACACGGAAGCGGACCCTATCAAGGAAGTCTGCCAGTTCCTTAACTTGCACCCAGAGTCGAGTGTGCTTTCTAAACACCTTACCTTCACAGATAAGGCGTGGCAGATGATTGAAGCAGTAAATGCGTACAGAATATGGGATTGGGAGACAAACAACACAACTAAGCTGCTGCTGGCTATGTATCAAGCAAGCCATAAATGGCTTCCTAACCTGTTAAGAGGCTTAAGTCTCCAAGAAGCTGTAAAGGCATACGCCCCAGTTATCAAGGGTCAGATGGAAAAGATGAAAGACTACATCGTCAGAAAACGAGAAATGACAAAAGTATATCATATAACCTTTGAAGGTGTGCCATGTACCTTGAAGGTGGTCTATGCAGACGAATACATAAACGAATTGGCAAATGAACTGCTGAACCTAGAACCGACCTCTTCTCCAGTTATTGTTTGTGTAGGTAGGACGACTAAGTCTGGAGATGTGCTCTCCATAAGAACAAAAGTAGTTAATGCAGGTAAAGTGGCTTATATGATCAACGAAGGTAATGGGAAAGAGACAGTGGCAAGTGTGTTCACTGGAGCGGGTTACGCTGAAATATTGGGTAATGCAATAGTAAGGAAACTGATGAGCCATAGCGGAGAGTAAGCAGAGCTACTATGTTATAATTTAAAACAGGGAGGAATTTTACATGGTGGAAGAACTTGATAAATACGTAGGAACTACAGGAAGCACATTGGATGAATCTTTCAAGAAAATCACAGATATTCTGAATGAGGTTGGGACTGTAATTCATGAAAACGAAAATCCCGGGTACTTGTCAGAATTAGTCTATACCCATTATGTGGTAGAGAATAAGGATAATGGTAAAAAGAAAATGTATGGACTGTGGTACCAGACACGTACACCTTTCTCACCTAAACATATGGAGTGCTCATTCGGATTCACTGTAGAAGACCGATTGCCGCTATACAGTTAACCATTAAAGGAGGAACTTTGTTTGAACAGACACAACTTAACACAGGAAGAGCAGGAGATGTTGATTACTGAAGCAGGCGCCTACGCAGTAATCATCGGGTATCTTAAGGCAGAAAGAGGGAAGATCGCTCCAACTATCTTTAATAAGATAGCGGAGCGGTTGGGTTACCCTAAGCTGAAGAAAGTCCAGCTTAAGGAGTTTGCTTTAGAGCTTAAAGAAGATGAGGTACTCACCAGCCTGTATAATAAAGGGTATGATCGAATCATCAAGATTGACGACATCCCGACAGCAGGGCAGGAGATCGAGCCTTTCCTAGAAACTGACATGTTCTCTCAGCTCACAAATTACTTGATTAGTAACGAAGACAACAACGCTAATATCAGAGAACTCCGAAAACTCCAACGACAGGGTATTTACATGGAGCTGCTGATGAAGGGGTTAAAGGAACATCTCGCAGATGAGCTTAAAGGGATGCCTCGTGCAAAGTATATGAAGTCTGCAAAGGCTAAGCCAAAGAAAGGCGATAAGAACCTTATCCTATTATTCTCAGACTGGCATATTGGGGCTCTGGTCTATAATGAGGACACAGGGGGTTACAACTTTGAGAAGCTTAAAGGGCAGCTGCAAGAGATCATCGAGTTTATCTTAAGCTTAATCAAGGACCTAGATATTAAGCAAGTATACATATTCCATGTTGGAGACACTATTGAACATATCTCTATGCGTAACGTAAACCAAGCGTATGAGTCTGAGTTCCCGGCAACAGCTCAGATTGCAAAAGGTACAAGGTTACTCATAGACGTACTCAAGGTCGTTTCAGATCACGTACCTGTTACATTTGGTATGGTGGCAGGGAACCACGACCGCTTTGAAGGAAATAAGAACGATAAAGTCTATAACGATAATGCTACATACATAATGCTTGACACCTTACTTATGGTACAGGAGAACTTTGGAGCCCTCCCTAATGTACATATAATTGACAACCGAGAAGATACATACGAATTTTCTATTGAGATTGCCGGGAAGACTCTAAAGGTTAAACACGGGGACTACGAAAAGAAAAAAGATGATGTAAAAATCCCTAAACATATTAAAGAGAAACCAGTAGATTACTTGATTCTCGGTCATATACATACTACTCGAATCGTGCAGGAAGACTATGCTCGATTCCACTTATATGTCGGTTCCACTATGGGGGCTAATAATTACTCAAAAGAACTGAATCTTCCGACTACTGCGGCATCTCAGATGGCATTGGTACTAACAGAGGGTAGTGATACTCCATATTTTATTCCGCTAATGTTGGACAAAAAAGGAAAGCTAAACTAGGAGGTTAAACATATGGAATTAATGACTCTATTGGCTATAACTATGTACTGTGTTGTGGCTGCAACTCTGGCTATAAACCTACTTCAAGTAGCTAGAGAAACTAAGCTCTTAAAACAGAAAGGACAAACCCCTCTAACAGCTCGTAACATCACAACTGTAGTTTTAGCAGCTGTTGCTGAGGCTATGACTGTATTTCTTTTGGTTTTGCTGTATACAGCCTTAAATACACCGTTTAACACATGGACTGCTCCGGGAATGTTTCTGTCTATGTATGTTATGCGGCAACCCGCAGCATACCTAGTAGCTTGGGGTCTATGGTCTGTGTTTGTACGAGTCGATGCTCGTAAGATGAAAAAGGAGATTGAAAAGGACAAGGAGGAGGCTCTATCATAGAGTCTCTTTTTTTTTTGTCTTTTACTGTAGACAAGGCGCTGTATCCGTGTTAAAATAAGACTATAACTTACAGATGAAGTATAGGGAGGATAAGGTATGTTTAGTACAAAGACAGTAGCAATTTTAGACCCTAAGGTATTTGTGCCCGGAAGCTTTATAACCTATAAAATAGAAGAGTACGATCATGGGAGTAGGGACTATTACTCTAAAGAGGTCGTTAATGGGGTGATTCGATCTTGTGAAGAAAAAAGGATTGTTGTTATGACTGCGCTAGGAGCCACAGCTACTATCTACATGGATGAGATAATGGACTCTCCTACTTTTAAACACGGAGTAGACGAAGCAGTCCTGATCCTAGGAGTATCAAGAGAAGTTACAGGGTTCCCTCCCGGTACTTTCAAAGAAGGTGAACAAAATTGAACTTAGAGGATTACGACATTGTAAAGGCTAAAGGAGATCAGTTAACCTATATGCAGCGAGGAGTCCTTTGGGTTAATAAAAAGCCAGAGTATATTGTTGAATTGGTGAGAGAGCCTGATTTATCCTATGTGCGGGTCTACGGAGTCCACCCCGGTACTCAAGAAAACCCACAGAAGCGTGCAGTTGAAAAAGTATCTCAGACAAAAAAGTTCTTGACAAGCACAGCATTAGGTCGATGGGCAGACCAGTTCTTACCAAGTAAAAAGACGAGTAGGCTACAGGCTGCTCCTCCTCTTTTCATAGCCCCTGTAGTGAAGAATCAAGTTTCTACATTCACAGGTAAACGGGAGGCTGGGTTTTTTGAGAGGGAGCCGGATCGGTATACTGTTGAGTTTGGGGAACAAAAGTACATTCGAGGTAGAAACACTGGAGTATTTATTGGGCTATCCTCTATAGTATGGGAGGATAAGAAAACCATCTCGACTCAATCCCTCGTAGAGACACTGAAGAAGTATAAGAATGAGCAGCAGTTTTTCGATCTCACAAGTAAAGGCGAGGACAAGAATAACCCACTATCTAGTTTGTATAACGAAGATTAATTTTAGGAGGAGATTAGAATGAACATACTGGAACAATATATTGAAGAGGTACACAGTGTAAAGCCGTACACCGAGGATTGGACCAAAGAGTTCCCGAACAAGACTTTCGTAGAGGCAGATATTACAACCAATTGCTATGGGCAGAAAAAACGGGCAATCCACGTTTTTGAAGAGGATGAATGGGAGACAGCATTGGAAAAAGGATACTACATGGGTTAACCCTAGCTGCTAGGCTCCGGCTTAGCAGTTTTTTGTGTATAAATTCAGTATAACGGAGGGCAAAGATATGGGAAAGTTATATGAGGCAGAAATTAAAGAATTAATTTTGAAAAAGAGGCATATATTCGTACAGGATGGGTATAATAGTACTGTGGTATTCGAAAAGGGCATTGTTATAGGCTCCACCATAGCCGACTGTTTGATCTTTTCTGAAGATAGAGGAATCATCGGAGTGGAGATTAAAACGGAGTATGACACAACTAGACGCCTCAACAAGCAGCTCAAGAATTACTCTCTTGTCTGTGACTATGTCTACGTACTATGTCACGACAACCATGTAGATAAGACAGAGGAGATATTATTAAAAAATAACCATCATCATGTAGGGATTCTAGCATATACTGAGTTTAGAGGGGAAGCAGTTCTTGGGGTTTACAAAGAACCTTTCCGGTCTCCAACAAAGCAGGCTAAGATGGCTTACCAGATGCTATGGCGAGAAGAAATATCTAACCTCCTCGGTAGTTTCAAAAAACAGGTCAAGACGTTAGAGGATGAGGGTCTAAAGGTTGATGTTGCTAAGAGCAGGTCTAACGGACTCCACGGGCTCTATACTAAGTCGAATGCATCCAAAAAGTACTTAAGGAAGGGGGATATGATTAACATGATTATAGCTCGAATAGGTGAAGAAGCAGCTAATAAGTTACTGTGTGACATCTTTATTTCAGGGCGGATGCACCCAGAGAAGAACCTAAAATTTCATTACTTTAGAGAGTCCGGTAAATAGAGGAAGTTTACTTCAAGGTTACACAATGTTATACTTTAACTAAAGAGACATAGAAAACATAGAAAAAAAAAGAGAAGGGATGTAATAATAATGAGAATGAACTTAGTGAAATATGCAGGAGACTTTTGGGTAACTTTAGCGGACTATACACTGACTAGAAGTACAAAAGGGTACTCTGACCATGCCTCTATAAAGTCAGCAATTAGAACACAAGTTGTAAGACAGAGTCCTGAGAAGTACATCGCCTTCCGTGGGGAGGCACAAATTAAAAACATTATTCAAGAAAATAGACACAACCATCTATTTAATCCCGATGATTTTCAAGGGCATACACGAACAGCTCTAATTCATTGGACCATGTTAGAACCACTAAATGAACGTTTTCCAGTTGATAAGGGGGCAGAAGATGAGTTTAATCAGTTCATGGAAGAAGCTGAAGAAATTATTGAGGACTACGGCGTAGGTGCTAAAACTGTATCTGATGAAGATACTTTAGTCGAAGGTAGGTCGGCTATGCTGAGACAGTTACGAAGTGAGCTCGCTACCATCGACAAACTAATTGAAACCAGCTTAAGCAATAAAGAAAAAATTCAACAAGCAATTAATGCTCTAGAGAGCTTAGAGTTAGAGAACTTACAGTAATTATGATACAATATAGATACAGCTAGATCGAGGGTGACATTTTGTGAATACAGTGTTGCCCTTTTTCTTTTTATGCTGTATAATATACATAAGACATACAGGTGGTTACAGACTATGGCAAAAAAATCTAAACCAAACTCAGTTTCCCGTTCGATGTCTAGGGGTGCCGGAGCCCGGGGAACATCAGCTATACCTAATTCCGGCAGAGAAGCTTATACAAAGTCTCGGCAGAGCACCAGGGGGCACTACAGGATCGAGTTCACTCAGGTGTATGAGAACATGACTGAGAAGGACGTGGAGCTGCGTAAAGTGTACGGGGTAGACTTAGTTGCAGGGAACCTTGGTGTACCTATTGACATGATTACACTGAAAGCTAAAAAGAAGACAGCACAGACATTAACTTCTTTAGACGAAGTGTTTTATGTTAAAGTCGGGCAGGATACCTGTGGAAAGCTCTCTATACGTACACAGAGGCTCTGGAAAGGGAGCATCCTTATCTTTGTATTCCAGAAGAAGAAAACAGCTATAAAGCCGCCACAGAAGGCATTTAGCCGCAACAAGGGGTATAAGAAGAGGACAGCAAGCCAGAAGAGTCAAGCAAGTAGAAATTCTTACAACAAACGAAGAGGAGGAACACGTTGATGGCAAAGTTAGACATGGATACTTTTTTTACTGTACCTTTTGAAGACAACCTGTACCCAGTTAGTATGAGAGAGATAACCCGAATAGAACAGGACCTTGCATACAGAGACCCTACACAGTTACCGGAGTTGGAGGAAAGAGCAGGGTATATCATCCGGTCTGTGGATGGAGAAGAGTTTCGGCTTTTATACCCTCGGGATGCAGCTAAATTCTGTGTAGCTGCAACAAAAATGTATCACGCAATGCTAGAGATTAGTGGGCAGCTCTGCAAAGATGAGGAGGACGAGAAATAATGATACGAGGAAATTTAACAGGAATCAAAGCACACACATCTAACTTGAAGAAGCTTAATAACCTCTTAGAGGACAAGGATCAAGTAGTATACGGGGTTTACTACACCAATTCCTTCTTAAATCAACGGTATCTCTGCCGCCAGCATGTACTGTCTAACACTGTGGATATTCAGAATAACGATATTGAACTTAAGATCGTTACTAGGGTAGAAGAAGCAGGGCTGCTGGAGATTGAGAACACATTGGATGTTTTACTACACCACGCTGCGGGATTCATCCCGGGGGCTACTCCAGAAGAGTCTTACACAGGTGCCGCACCTATGCCAACCCCTGAGTTAGTCTCTGCGGATCAACGCCTTTATAGCATAGATTTAGTTTTGAATATGAAGGACCCTGAGGTTACATACCAGAACTTTACACTAGCAGGGTCGAAGTTTACTCTGGTTGACCTCTACCAAAGACTTGATGAAGAGTTTGGGCATTCTGTTTCATTACTTTTTGGTGAAGATAAAGGTCTTTACTTATTCTCTCATCTATGCAATAAAGACCTAACAGTTAGAGACATGAAGCTTGCACTGGACTTGATCATGAATGAGAATATTACAGGTAAAGCTATTAAAGGCATCAAGCTTGAAACATCCTCAGGACTGACTAGTGGAGTGTTCCCTTATGAGGAGTTAATCAGCGCTTATAATAACACTAACGGAGACTACATTTTCGGTACCGCAGCAGGGTATATCAGAATACCTAAAGAGGATATCGGAAATTATAAGTTCGAGTGTAACCCTGAGGGAGTTCCGGGAGCTTTTCAGTTAGTGTTAAAGAGCAGTAAAAATACTGTACGGTTGTACACAGAGTAGGGAGGAGAGCTTATGTCTCATAAACGAGCCCGGCTTATCCCTATTACGGTTACTAACCCGGAGCTGCTGGAAACACTGGTAAAAGAAAAATCCAATACTGAAGCTGCTAAGCGAGTTAGGAAAGAACTGAAAGCTTACCGGGAAGCAAAGAAGAAAAGGCAGGATAGGACTGAGTAATCGGTCCTTTTTCTTTGTTTAAAAGCGGGTCCAAGAAATAAAAAAGTGAACAAAATAGTGTATAATAGAGTTAGAGATTAAACAGTGTTTTTTGGTTTTAGCTTAAACAAATGGTGTGCGTTCAATATTTAGGTATATATCTTATTGGCTAAAAGTCAACAATATAGTATCCTTTTTGGCTAAATTTACTGAATATTAAAAATACTGTGAACGATTCACTATATTAAGGTAGAACCCTTGATACACATGGCTTTGCCGCTATTTAATACATACACTATTTTGGAAGGATTGAATTAAAATGGCAGATAAGAAAGATATTAAAAAGAAGTCCATCAGCTCAAGCAGCGTACTTGTGCAGCTGTATAACAACAGGAAGTTAGCAACGAAGGTAGACAATATGCTTGACGAAGGGCAAACTTACGATTATATTATAGACTTCTGTAAGGAAAACGGGTTGAGCATTTCAAAAGCTTCTCTAACCAATTATAAAAAGAAAAGAGAAGAAGCAATCCGTACAGGTAAACCGCTGCTGCAACTTTTAGACAAGAGAGCTAAAGACAATGTTACATACATTTCTGATAAGGAAGTACAGGCTTTTAAAGAGCGGAAAGCCGAGAAGGAAACCAGTGGGGAGCCTAAAGGCACAGTGACCAACCTAAGTAAAGTGGACTCCATTTACCACGATATTGAGCTACTAGATGAGATCATTCAAAAAGGAGCAAAAGGGCTCCGGCAGTTTGATGTGGTAGATACCCCTCTTGCGATGAAAGCTATTGAGCTGAAAGCCAAAATTACAAATAACCAGCTCAGCGGACTTTCAATTGCAGGTCTTCGTGAGTTGAAGTTGCGGCAGCAAGCCCGGGAGTCTGCACTTACTGAAGTGATCATGAAGTACGTTCCTGAAGAGCAGCACGATTCCTTATTTGCAGATATGGAAGAAGCACAGCAGCGGTTCTATGAGAACCTCGACCTTTCAGACGAGGATAGACGCATTTCCCAAGCTTTAAAACAATCAGGGATTGACCTATAAGAAAGGAGAATGAATATGGCTACTTTGGACCCAACACAGTATACCCTCGTACCTTTTGTTCTGTATGACACGCTACCTGAAAAGATGCAGGCACTACTTAATGGGGAGTCGTTGCTGATTAAAGCTTTTGAACAACGAGAAAAACGAGATGTACTCATTCGGTTAGAACAAAAGAAATTCACAGTAGCACAGATGTCGTATGATGTTTACCAATCAGAAGACGACCCTCGATATTGGATCACGTATAACATCGGGATTAATGACCTCTCTCTATTCACTTGTTTCAAGTTTGAAGAGAACACATTTGAGCTAGGGAATCGGTATATGATCAATGACGTAGTTCTGTATGTGAGTGAGGATGGAAAAACAGATACAGCAATTGTAGAAGAGGTTTATGTGTCCAATCTGGACCCTTCTCAGTTCGCTTACAGACTCTCCCGAGATGACGGTCTGTACGCAGAGGAAGACTTATTGCAGCATAAGTATATGTAAGAGAGTGCAGGGCAGGTATACGCCCTGTATTTTTTTTTGTTAAAATCTGTTGACGTAACCGATCCTATATGATATTCTCTGAATATAGCAATACATACTATGAAACGGGAGGAAAAAATGATGGACGATAAATCACGAGACCTTGATCCAGAACTAGACTTTACTGAAGAAGAGGAAGCTATTATGCGACCTAATATATTCACGCCTAAACTGTCAGATGAGTTACGGTTGGCAAGTAAAGTAGCTCAGCAGTATAAGGCAGGAGTGTCAGCAACTAAAATCATGAAAGACAATAGTATCTCAGCAGGAAAGATGTATGAGATTCTTCGTAAGAAAGGTGTTCCATTACGCTCAAACCGATATGCAACAAAGTCCACCCTTAGAACAATGATGATGACAGAACAGGAGAAGAACAGCCTCATTGCAGATTATCAGAGCGGAGTGCCGTTAGAGACTATCTATAACAAGTATAAGATCAATAAAAATGGCTGCTACTCTATTCTAGACGAGGCAAATGTGGCGAGACGAGAGAAAGCAGGTCTGGTGGAGCAGAAGCCTAAAAAGCGCAAAACTAAGCGTAAAGGTAAAAAGAAAGCTGCTGAGAAACCGGAAGTTATAGTTCATCTAGGTCCTGTGGAGGCTGAGCTTGAGGAGGATTGCCTGTACATCACTATTAAGGCGGCTGTAGTTGCCCCAACAGATAAAGTTAAGGTTATGGTCGTCAATGTACCACCGGGAGAGAGCAATGATCTTTTTTAGTGAGTTAGTGGAAGCCTATAGAGAGCTTAATAAGGTAGTGTGCCAGCTGTTCTCTGCTTTAGTGGTAATCGTGACAGCAATAGCTCTTGTTGAAAAGGACCCTGATTTAGTAATCTTTGGTGTTATGTTCAGTATCGTCACCGTAGTATCGTTGTACTTTGTTGTCTTTATATTTCAGGTTGCTTTTGACATCATATTCCTCCTGTCCGATATTTTTTCGGAGATAAGGGATAGAAGGTAAGTGTCTGGGCAAGTTATACGTACAGACCCTATAACTTGCCTATAATTTTTTTTTTGAAAAGATGTTGACTTAAAGAAAACAACGTGTTACACTGATGTTAGAGATTAAGTTATAGACTTTTGAGGAGGAAACTAAAATGACTAAACAGACGGTATTTGTAAATGGAGACGAAACGGCAATCGTAGAAGTTAACAGAGACGGACTAGTTACACTTAAGAGAGGGGAAAGTGTAAGAAAATTCAGCAACACAGTAACTTATGAAGACATTGCAGCGGAGCTGGATGCCTACGGCTGGAAAAAAGCAGAGCAAATATCAAAATCATCAACTAAAGAGGAAATGGATTCTTTGTACAGCCTGTTGGGCTCTAAAATAGAGAAGCCTGCTGCACCGGATTCTCAAGAAACAGAAAGCCTAGCCAAAGCAGCACAAGCTTCACTCGATCAGGGTATTCCTTTGGAAATTCAACAAAAGGTTGATGAGTACATCAAATTGCACAAAGAAGCAAATGAACTCAAAAAGAAGTTAGATGAGCTTAAAACTCCAATTAAGGCACACATGGAAGCATATGAGTTAAAAGCCATTAAAGGATCAGAATTTGGTACTGTAGCTCTTCAAGACGCTAAAGCATCTAATTCCACGTCTATCTATACTGATTATGAGATCGGAGATGTAGCGCCGCTGCTAAGCAAAGAACTCCTCAATAAAGTAACTGAGAACCGTGTAAACGCACAAGTACTAGATGGGGTGCTTAAGTCAGATGAGACCCTCTCTGAGGATACAATTAAGAAAATCAAAGAACTTAAAATCGTTAAGCCGGGAACACCTCGCTTTGTAGTAAAGAAGTAGGAGGGTCTCTAGGTGACACATGAGATTAGGGAACGATACAAAACAGTAAAAATGGTTGAGCGTTTACAACAAATGCTCAACCAAGAAGGTATAAACCCGTTAATGGCAACCTGTATTAAGAAAAGAGTGGAAAAACTAACGTTATCTCTAGAGGAGGAATTTTAAATGGAAAAGTCGTATAAAGTGGAAGTAGATATCACGCAGCGTTTTACTACAACGGTTACAGTTACTGGAGACTTCACGAATATTGATGATCCTAGAATTGATAAAGCAGCCAAACAAGAAGCAGATCGAATGGATCATGAAGCGTGGGATTGGCAAGACTCAGAATTTGAAATTATGAGCGTGTTGGAGGTAGTAGAGGACGAGGACGGTGAATAACATTTGTTAACATTTCAAGGTAGAAGGACACTCTATTTACGTGCAGAACGAGATATTACAGATGAAAAAGGAAAAATCCTCTTCAAAAAGGACTCTATTTATATAGGTTTTGGTGAAATGGTAAAAACACTTAAAGAATCAGCGAGGTTTAGCTTCGGTAGTGCCTACTCTGATACCCTTAAGGCGGTCACCCGAGAGCAGAAAGTAGCAGGAGATATTGTAGACATTGATCTAGACGACTTCTACGTTTTAGAAGAAGAGTGTTCCTTAAGTTGTTATGACCCAGCTGTAGATACTAAGACCCTTGGAGACGTACTCGAAGAACTGGATACAAAGGCTGAAACCTCTCGATATCTACGGGGAGGTAAGCGAGGAGACTTTATGACACAAATAGAAAGAAAGTATAAGGACCCGGAGACACAAACAGTGAGAACGTTTAAGGTAGTGTATGAAGGGGGAGTGGAGTAACATGAGTAAAGAGTACGGACCAGACGCAGTAGTAACGTTTACAGTAGATGTAGGTTATGTTGGCTGCATTAAAGAAGAAAAGTTCACTTTAGAGGACTTAGGTATTGTGGATGAGGGTGAAACTATTTCAGAGGAAGTCCTAGAAAAAGAGCTCGAAGAGGCGTATGAGAACTGGGTATGGGAAAATATTAATTGTAACCACTACGTAGAGGAGGGGTAAGGTTTAATATGCGTGACTTTAAAGAGTTTGTTTTAGAAAAGCTGGAAGTTTTACATTTAAAGTTGTTTTATCATAGCTCCTACGATCTTAACTCCTCGATGGGAATAGCAGGGCGCTTACAGGACTTAACTCGCTATGAGCAGCTTAAGGAAGTTGTAAGAGAGAACCCTGAGTGGGATGATGAAGAGGTGGCTAAGGAGCTATCTAAGAGGATAAACAAGAGAACATCACTGTACTGAAAAGGAGGGCTGCATGCCTTCTTTTTTTTTATTTTTTTTTTGGAAAAAGTTATAAAAAGATGTAGACAGTAATAAGTCTGTATGTTACACTTTATTCATACAAAAGATACAGGAACTAAGTATGGAAGGTGGGGTTACAGAATGGGAAATACAAAGCTAAGAATACTTTCTGAAGAGGAAGTACAGGACCTATTAGTTCAGATTCGAGAAGGCTCTGAGGAAGCGAAGGAGACCTTAGTAAAACATAGTATGGGTCTTGTGAAGAGTGTAATAAACAAAAGATTCAGATATACAGAACATCCAATAGAGGATTTAATTAGTGCAGGGGTAGAAGGGCTTTTGACAGCTATCAATAGATACGATGCAAGTAAGGGTGTAAACTTCTTTACATATGCTACACCTATGGTGAAGGGGTATACTCGGACATTTGCCTTAGAAAATGGAGCTACGAGAGTCCCTCGAAAGACTAGGGCACTTGCATTTAAAATTAGGAGTCGAGGACTACTGGATGCACCAGAAGAAAAGGTGGTTGAAGAATTTAATATAGCGGAGGAAGACAGATATAGAGTAAGGGTTGCACAGGGATATCTACGGAATGGACATAGCCTATTATCAACCAACGTAACGGTCAACCACGGAGAAAGCAGTTCAGATGATACAGATTTATCTGATCTTGCTGACTATCGTAACAATGACTTGAACGGAGACCATTGGTTTGATATGGTAGCTATTAAGGTAGAGGCTAGTAAACTTCCAGAGCTACAGCAGCGTATTCTAGAACTAAGCTTTAATAAAGAGATGTCTCACCCGGAGATTGGAAAACTGCTAGGTATGCCACCACATCAAGTAGGTGTTCAGAAAAGAGCAGCAATAGACGCTTTAAGGCTAGCGTTCCTTGGGGAAGAGAAGGTAGCCGAGTTAAAACTTAAAGAAAAACGAAAACCGTTTAAAAGGATTACACCAGAGCAGAAGGAGCAAATTATTAAGCTGCTAAGAGAAACAACTTTAACTTACGGGGAAATTGGGGAACTAGTTGGGGTTACACACTCTCCAGTTAGTAAACTAGCAAAGGAGCACAGGTCTCCTGAAGTGATTCAAGCCAACCGGAAGAGAGTCCACCGAAACTTAGCTCAGTACCAGAAAGATAAAAAGAAGAAAGGACAGAAACAAAATGTCTAAAAAAGATAAGTTTATTGTATGGAAGGTAGACGAGTTAATTCCTATGTGTACAGAAGCAGAACTTAAAATACTAAGTAGGATTGTAGACCGTATTGTACGAAAGCGAGTAGATGAGGGTAAAAAGCCAGCGAACAGCTATATCGTGATTAGTACTGACGAACCTTATGCAGATGATGTTCGGGAGATTTTGAAGAAGCATGGGGACTGGGATTAACCCACCCCTAATTTTTTGAGAAAAGTGTTGACACGCAGTCAATTAGGCTGTACAATATAGACATAGATACAGAGAAGAGGAGAGATTACAATGGATTTAGTTAAACTAATGCAGGATAGGAAAGAGAAGATCGAGGAGCAAGAGGAGATTTTAGATGAGCTGGTCTACGGGCTAGAAGGTGCTGAGGTATCTTACAAAGGAAAATCCGCAGTAATTAACGATGTTGATTGGGGTGCAGAAGAGGTTGAGCTAAACTACGATGATGAGAACTACGAGTGGGTATCTTTTGCAGAGGGAGCTGGTAGTGATGAGTAAGTTTAAAGACGTAGAGAGCTTATTATCGGTGCTCGATGACTGGGTAGACCGCCGGGTGAAGTCGATTGAAAAACGACTTCTTCTGATAGATGCTCCCGATATTCCTGTAGGTCAAAAGGAGTTAGAAGTTAAAATACTAGCTGCTGTTGTAGCAGAGATAGAAGGTTACTTGAGAGATGTCATAGGGGTGGATGTTAATGACCCGAACTGTCCATTACAATACGCAAAAGACACTATTAACCTCATGCTCTCAGAGATACAAGAGTATAAGGACTTGCCAGTAGAAGATGACGAAGAGGAGCAGACACCAGCGCATAAAAAAGCAACTGAAATGGAATTAGCCATTAAGAGGAGCACAGAAGGACTAGAAAGTGTAGTTAGCACCTTAATAGACTACGACTCAGGGATTAAAGCCCTACAAAAAGCTCGTACTAAAGCTATGACTCTTAAAGACCTGATGCCATACGACACTAAGGAAATTCCCGAAGAGCTTCAAGATGTACCTTCTCGTTTGTATACTCTGGTGTCCCGTTTAGATACAGTGATACAGAATAGTACACTAGTAAAGGAGACTGATAAGTAATGATCGAAGTAAAAGGCAAGTATAACTCAGCTAAAATTTTTACAGATAACATTGAAGAAACGGCAATGGGGCAGGTTATTGAACTGTGTAACCAAGAGTTCGCAAAAGACAGCAAGATTCGTATTATGCCGGATGTACACGCTGGAGCAGGCTGCACAATTGGGACAACAATGACAATCACAGACAAAGTAGTTCCAAATTTAGTAGGTGTTGACATTGGGTGTGGCTTGGAAGTTGCGTACATTGACGTGGATAAATCCGAGGTTAACTTCGACCAGCTGGATGATGTTATTCGAAAGTATGTGCCTAGCGGTTTTTCTGTCCGAGGTAGGGAGCACCAATACACTGAGTTTGTCCCGCTTAGTTTGGTGAGAGCTCCGATTAATAAAAACCGTGCAAAACTAAGCATTGGGACGCTCGGGTCAGGGAATCACTTCATCGAACTTAACGAGGTTGGTCCGGGGAGAGTAGCCCTTGTCATCCATTCAGGGTCACGAAGCTTAGGCAAGCAGGTCGCTGAGCATTACCAAGACCGAGCTTATGAAGAGCTGATGGATGTTAAAAACGAGCAGCAGCGGATCATTGAAGAATTAAAGTCTCAAGGAAAGGCTCACGAAATTCACGAAGCTCTCCGAGGTATTAAAAAGCCTAAGATCAAAAAAGACCTTGCATACTTACAAGGGAACTCTTTTGAAGACTATATGAACGATATGCGTATCGCTCAACGCCACGCTCTTTACAATCGAAAAGCCATGGTACAGCAAATTGTTGAACATATGGGTTGGGGTGCTGCGTGGCACATAGGGGACTCGTTTACCACGATCCACAACTACATCGACATGGACCACATGATCCTTCGTAAAGGTGCTATTTCCGCCCGGAAAGGTGAGAAAGTTATTATCCCAATCAATATGAGAGATGGGAGCATCATTGCAGAAGGAACAGGTAATCCCGATTGGAATTTCTCCGGTCCTCACGGAGCTGGTCGAGTAATGAGCCGATCTAAAGCTAAGAAGAATCTAAACGTTGAAGACTTTAAGAAATCAATGGAAGGTATCTGGACTTCTTCAGTAAATGAGCACACTCTGGATGAGGCACCTATGGTTTACAAGCCGCTGGACGAAATCCGAGAGAACATTGAAGAAGGCGGATCAGTCAAAGTGCTGCAAGTTATTAAGCCAGTATATAATTTCAAAGCGAACTAAGGAGGACGTATTATGGAGTTTAAAAGACCAGAAGGAGCGCATGGGTATGTTCAATGGAAAGGTACAGACGCCTGTATGGATGTGTACTGCGCTTGTGGGTACCACGCACACATTGATGACTTGTTTCTTTATCATGTAAAATGCCCTAGATGTGGGCGAGTGTATGCTTGTAACCCACATATTGAATTGAAGGAGCTATCAAGTGAGTCAGAGGCAAAACCTGATATAATCAAAGACCTCCCAGACGATGGTGAGTATGAGAAGGACGAATAGAAGGAGTGGCAGGCATGGAAGGTATTTTAAAGAATTTACCGATAGGGCAGAACTCTGCTTTTTGGAATGAGGTAGACAAGGCAGTTGTTAAACTGGGGGAGTTCTTAGACCAAGAGCTCTCAGATAGTGCAAAAGAGGAAGTCATTTTAATCCTCGGAGAGGTTTTAGACGCTGCCGAGAGCATGGCAGATGATGCCTATGATGAGGGTGAAAAAGCAGGATATTCAGAGGGCTATGAGGAAGGCTATGATATCGCCATAGATATGAACGAAGACTAACAAACTAGGAGGAGTTATAATGAGCGATCTTTATTATAAAATTATAGGCGGCTGTACTCGTGAAGACGGTAATGAGTACGTAACAGTTGTAACAATGCAATGGTTTGACGAGTATGACTACAATCAGGATAGGTTCTTCCGAGATGAGGACGGGGATACTCTAATGTTCTATGAAGAAGATGAAGCTATTCAATGGCTATTCGACAACGTTAAAGAAGAATACATTGACCCAGAGTACCGTGGCAGAAGATTTAATCAGTCTAAATACATGAAATAAGGAGGACTACAAGTGGATAAGAACACCTTAAAAGAGGCTGTAGCTTGTGATGACTCTATTTTTCATGCAGCAGAGCGCCTCGCTGAGCTTTTAGATAAGATGGTGGCTGAAGGAAATAAACCTGTAGTTGCTAAGGAATACAGAAAGTTCTTAGAGTCAATAGACGAGCAGCTAGAGGAAAAATATATCAGAGGGCAGGATTCAATGAATCGAGACCCCTATGGACCTATGTAAAACAAAAAAGGAGAGCAGTACATGTCACATCCAGTAGCAGTAGTCATCGCATGCATTGTAGGGATTGTCCTAGTAAGGGTAACGATGGATATTCGAGAAAAAGCAAGCAACAAGCGTAAAGGAGATAAGTAAGTAGGACAGGAGGGTGAAGATAATGCCCAAGTTTAAGGTCACTTGTGAGCATGAGGTTATTAAAATGTACAGGGTCACAGTAGACGCAGACTCCCTAGAAGAAGCCGTGAGGTTGGTGGAGTACGGAGACTATGATTCATCTAATAAGAGGCTTCTAGATGAAGAAGATATACGTATTAATGTTACTTATGCTGAGCAACTTGAGGATAAAGACTAATGTTGGACGTGATTACCCAACTTTTCTTTACAGCTGTGGGTTGGTTTATTGGGCACTTCCTAATCTCCAAGCCACTTATCAGGTGGCTAGAGAGAAGGGACGAGCAGAAACGAAAAGAGAGTATGATACAGTGGAGAGAGGAGATTTAATAAAATGAAATTTTCAGCAGCAGTGGCTTACTTAGAGGAAGGATTTGTAGTGGAGTCTAACGAAGGAACACTGTACAACAACCTTGGGGATATTCGTAAGGTCTACTTAGATGAAATCCGGGGAAGTTGGAAGTTGATCGGTCAATGGAAAAAACTAAAGTCTTATGAAGAAGCAGTTGTGGCGCTTACACATAAATACACAGTATGTTCTACATACAACATAGAAGAAGACTTGTGTGTATACGAAAGTGTCTATGGTCTTATCCACCTTGCTAGCTACGAGACCGAAGAGGACACAGAATGGTGGGTACTCGTTCAGGAAGGAGACTGCGAACCTTACCGAGAAGGATGGTTGGCATCAGGAGACCAAGGAGGAGCAAAGAATGACTGATGCTTTAGATAAGGCGCTATTGTTAAAACGGTTGCACTATGTAGACAGAGGTCTTCGCTTGTACAAGGCTGAGCACTCAGAGGAAGTAGCCTTCATCTTAGGAGGTCTCAAGGTCATTAATGAGCTTATAAGACATATTTCAGCAGGAATGTACGATCTTAATTTTAACTCCTCTGGGACCGAAACAGGTCGATTCTCTAGCAGCGAGCCTAACCTAAGTGCAGAGCCTAAGAGCGAGCCTCCTGTTGTAAACGGGCATGTGCTTTACACCAAGGAGGATTTTAAAGACATGACCGGAGAGAAACTGGAGAGCAGCTATACCGCACACCTTGTCTTAGATGGCGGTCTCTCTATTTGTAAAATCTGCGGGGAAGGGGAAGCGGGATTAGACAATCCTTGCAAACCAAAGAAGAATCTCAATGACAAGACAAATACGAAAGGGGAATAAAAAATGAGTCATCAAGCCAAACGTCTGTACAACGACATTTACGCTGACAAGACAATTACACTTGCACAAGAGGCAGCAATTAAAGAGGTTATTACTCTGTTCCCCAATGATGTACATGCGGTAAACTATGTGATGGAGGAGCATGGACATTTTGAAGATCAAAAACTATATCCACTCAATCACATGATGAAAGGTCATATCATCTACATCCTCATGACGGGTAAGTACAACGTTATTAATTCTTTTGAGGAGTACCTAAAGAGTGAGCTTGAACTCACTGATGAGGGTACATATGCTTGGCACGCAATCAAAAGGATTCGTACCGAGTATTTCAAAAGAAAAGACAAAGGGGAGTTTTAAAATGAGAAAACTACAAAAACTTCCGGGGATTGCACTTCCCGAGATCGCACTCACAAGGAAACAAGCCACAGCGATCAAGAAATTGGATAACTCCAGTGGTGGCTTAAGAGACAGTATCGTCTACTTAATTGAGGGTCTTGGGAATTTTAAGGATGAATATAAGCCTCTAAACGAGGTACCTCTCAGCTATCTCATTAAAGTACTTGTTACTCGTGAGTACCACGTTGAGGAAACTTTCGAGGAGTGGCTCGAATGGCAAAAGAACAGGGTTGTGGATGGTACTCCCGCATCATGTGCTTATCAAATTGTTCTCGAAGAGTACAAGAAGCGCAAAGAGAAAGGGGAGTTTTAGGATGACAAAATACTACACAATAATGGGATACTTCCCTATACTAAGAAGAAAGATGGATGCAGAGTTTAAGCGGGTAGGATTCAAAAACATCAAGGAGAAACGCTGGGTCCTCAACAAAGTCCTCGGTAAAGCGCCTTACTTGAACAGTATGTCTATTGTGGAGATGGAGAGGATTATCTCCGAGTTACAAAAGTACAACAGTGTAAGTGAAATCGAATAAGCAGCCCAGATACAGAGGACGAGGAATAAGAGCTTATACCAGTAAAAACAAGGGTTATCCCCTTGTTTTTTTTTATTATGTACAGACATAGGATTCCGCATATGCCCATAAAGTAGAATCACAAGGGTATTACAAAGTATGCGAAGGAATGACAAAGGAGGAGTTAAGTATGACAAAGTATGCGGGTTTTAATGTAAAAGCGTTGGACGATGGGTACGGGGATGTAAAATTCGACAGCACAGGTTCTCCTAATCTTATCCCATCATTCGTCACAAGTTTTAAGGAGAAGCCTAAAAAGGACTTTGGGCAAGACAGTAAGCTGCGGTATGTAGCCAGTGAGATTGATGGAGAAAGATATGTAGTAGGAGACTACGCAATGAAGCTGGACCCCAACATCATCTGGGCTGGAGGGGAAAACAAACACGCTGACAAGAGGTTCCCGGTCTTATTAAAAACTACCCTTGGGCTAATGAGCTCGGGAAGACATGAAGTAATCGACACACTTATGATGAACCTTCCTATCAGATACGACACAGAGGAGAGACGGCAGCAGCTTACAGAAGTGGCTCAGGGAACCCACACCGTAGCTTTAAGCAGCGATGGAGTAAACTTCATTAAAAGAATGGTCACAGTAAATAACGTGGAGATTAAGAAGCAGCCGTTCGGTAGCCTGTGTGATGTGATACTAGATGGTAACGGGGACATCATTGATAAGGACACAGCCAAAGGGTTCAACGTCATTGTAGATGTAGGTGCCCGGACACTAAACATCCTCACTGTAGACGCCTTAGAGGAACAGACAGAGCTTTCACTACAAACGAACGATGGGATGTACACCGCATTCAGTCAGGTAGGCTCCTATCTAGAGAAGGAGCTTGACGTGATCATCCCGGACGGTAAGCTGCCGCAGATCATTAGTCAAAAGGAAATCAAGAACATGGATATCACACCGCTTATTAATAGCACATACGAGAATCATGCCAACACAATACTAGCTGTACTAGACAAGGTGCTAGTCAACTCATGGGGTTTTGTTACTTCTGTTATCTTCACAGGCGGAGGAGCCGGGAAAGAGCTGCTGAGACCGTATATTGAAAAGCGCTTCAACAGAGTACCTTCTATCTTCTTGGACCGTTATTCGAATGTCAGAGGTCTCCGCAAGTATGGAATCCGACAATCGAAAAAGAACCCTAAGAAGGTAAATAACATCAAGATTCAGGTGGGCAATCATGAGTACAGTCCGAAGTAAGAAAAACAACAGACGAACACTTTACCTTAGTGATAGGAAGGATAAGGACATTCTGGAGTATATTGAGCCGCTTATGGATGAACGCTATGACTTTTCCTTTGTGATCCGGGAGCTGGTTAGAGATGGGATTAAATACAGAACCTGCCCGACCGCAGCTCCCGTACCACCTACCCAAGTTGTACCACAGGAAAGTGGCATACAAAGTAATCCTCCTGAGCTGTCCAATATCGTTTTGAAGAAGAAAGAGTTGTCCGATGCAGACATCGAGGATAGGCTAGATAGCTTCTAATTTCCCGCTTCTTTCCCAAAAGCCTTATTTCCGGCGGGAAACGGGAAAAATACAGTAAAAAGCCCGAAAATAGTGTGTTTTTAGAGTGTGGGAATTAAGGAAATAAGGGAAGAAAGAGGTGAGAAAAGGTGGTCAAATACACGATCACTTCACGGTTTCACGATAAAGAGGAATTTAGGGATCACGTACACCAAGGAGTCGATCTGGCGATGCCTGAAGGAACTGATCTGAAAGCCATAGTCGATGGAGTAATCAGAACAGCAGACTACGGTAGTTCTTCCACAGGAAAAACGGTGTTCATAGACGCAGCCGATGGAAAGACGTACATCTATGGACACCTGAAGGATTTCTCTGTAAGCGATGGGCAGCCGATACATGTGGGTGATATTTTAGGTCATTCAGGTAACTCTGGTCATGTTGTAGGTAGCAATGGCGGGTATCATCTCCACTTCGGTATAAAGGAGCACGGAGAATTTATAGACCCGACACCGTACACTTCACTCATTCAGCATATGGATCAGTTAAAAGGGGCAGCTCACGCAACCGTTAACTCTGGCTTGGATGCTCTGGAAATGCTAAACCAAGCGCTGAGCCAGTTTACTCAGACGTTATCGGAGATGACTCTGAACTGCATCAGTCTATTACTCGAAAATCGTACAGTGTCTCTAATATCCGATATAGTTCTCTCATGGTTATGTTGACATTCTGCTTATCCTGAATTGTGTGAAGAACCAGATGATCGACATTCTGCATTTGCTTCTCATATCTGGTCAGCGGTTTAGAGTCAAAGAGCACGGTCGCTACCTCCTTTCAAGAGTTAGTATGTCCGGTCGAATTTCAATTATACAGGGGGAATTAAAAATGACGAGTATCTTTTTGGCAGTAGGCGGAGTTGCAGTTGTTTGTTCGGCAGGGACTGGATTAGCAGCAGCTTTGAAGTGGTTCCATAACTACGAGCCAGACGTGGATAAAAAGAAAAAGACCGTTAGAGAAACACGTAACCCGAACAGAAGCCGACTAGACGATTTGAGTAAAAAAGTACGTACAGATAATCATCTATAAGGAGGTAACTGAAATGATTATTACAATGTCATCCAGAGAGCTCAATTCAGCCGTCAGTTACAAGAGTCCGGTACAGCAGTTTAACCTTAAGGAGAAAGTTGAGGACAATGTGCTTTTTATTGCGGACACCCTGCAAAAGGAGGTGATCAAGGGAACGACCGGACAGCAAAGAAAAAAGATCAAGCAGCTGAAGAAATTGCTGAAAGGATTCGTTGTGGTTATGGGGGCGGGAATACAAGCAACACCCAAAGCCTTTGCCGCAGCACCTCTAACCGGAGCAACCACGACAGTAGCAGCCAATCAGATAACACCAGCTCTGGTAATGAAATGGGGTCTGAATTTAGCTTTAATCTCTGTATCGGTGGGCGTAGCATTGTCGATGACTCTTCTGACGCTAGCCGGGATTTACAGGATGATGAGGAAGCGGAAGGAAGCGGAGGAGTGGAGCGTAGATGTAATCAAGGGTCTCGTGCAGGTTTTAGTTGCGGTCCCGGTCGTATATCTGCTCTTTTATCTGGCGCAAACGGTATTCAAAAGCTTGCCGATTTTAAGCGGACTCTTTTAAAAGCAGCTACACTGGCACCCGTAGCGGTTCTCTCTTCCGCTGTTGTCTCTTCCATGTCGGCAAAAGCCTACGCACAAGCTACAGATGTAAAAGCACCCATCGACCTTCTTTTGCTGGGACGTAACAAAGATCAAAATATCCTGACTGCTATACCTGATGCGGTACAGACGTTTAATACAGCTGTAGCTAAAGTAAATGAGTTCCTTTCAGACCTCCCACACAATATCGCTGAAATGTCCGTCCATTTAATGAGCTGGCTGTATGAACTATGTGCTACACTGATCCTTAAGACTCCCTTGTGGCTTTTTAATAACGAGTGGTTTGAGAATACCACTTATCTGTTTAGTTTGCTGGCTATCGGTATCGTTTCCGTTCTGACCGTCATTGAATCGGTAAAGCTCATGCTCAGCAGAGGAAAGAAAAAGAGATCAGGTCCGATGGATTTTAAACTGATCATGCAACGGTGGGGGATTGTAGCAGCGGCAATGACCGGAATACCTTTCTGCTTTCAGAAAGCCTTCCAAGGATTGAACAAGATATCAGATGTACTCATCTCAATGGGAGCGAGTACGATGGACGCTATCGCTCTCCCTACTCATATCTCTGTATGGGATGTGTGCTCGCTGGTGTTATTCGATGTAGTTCTTATTTCTACTATTGTTCCGGTGCTGTGGCAGAATGGCAGAAGATTTTTTGATGTCATGGTTTTGGGAGTAACAGCTCCGCTGGCACTGACAGCTTGGATATTCGATCCGTACAGACATCTATTCCAGCAGTGGTGGAATAACCTGAAACACTTGTCTATGGTGCAGGTTTACTATGCGCTCTTTCTACTGATCCTTGGCTGGTTTATATTTGGCGTACCGACACCCAAGGACGTTGTAGGGATCGTAGTGAAGATGCTTGTAGTAATCGGAGGGTTCACCAGAATGACTTCTCCACCAAGACTTATTGCTAAACATCTGGATAATGGTGGCGGGCTGGATGAAGTGTACGGCGGAAATAAAAATGATACCATTAAAAAAGTTCAACGGAACTTTAAAGATACAGCCAAGATTCTTATGAAGCCGTCTTCAGCGGCACAGACAGTTTTCAAGCGTGTTAAAGACATGAAGAAAAAATAGGAGGTAAAGTCATGAGTGCAGGCATGCTTATTCTGATTCTGAATACCACGATGCTGCTGACAAACGCATTAGTTACATCAGTACAAAGTAGTCTGATTATGAAAGCTGTGAGAGACGATGCTAAAAGTTAATCCAAGTTATCAGAACATTTCCAATTACTTTGTGGAGACGCAGGATGTGAGTACAGGACTCTCCCGGATCATAAAGGAAGTAACAGATTCTCTGTTTGGAGTAGAGATCATAATGTCTTCAGGGGTGACCACTAAGTTTCTCATCACCCCTCCTCATGTTCGATTAGGAGAAGATGCCTCAAGCTTTCGAGAATCCTCTGTGAGCGGTTTTACGTTCTATGAAGGGTATTTATCTCGTCCACACTTTCTACCGCTGTACGGGGCTAATAAGGGGCAATTTTTAAGTGATCTGGAGGACATTGCTTTGTACAATGGAGAGCGGTTGTGTATACAGCTGCTCTTTAAGAAAAAGTTCCATTGGAAAGAGAAAGCCTTAGACATGTATGCAAGTTACTTAGAAGGGAACGACTACCCGGCATCATTTAGAATCGGCAGGTTTATTCAGGAGAAGACATTATCTGTACTGAACAGGATAGCTTCTTTTGAATCGGTAAATGAGTACGTGCCAGAAGTGGAGGAAAAGCTGCTCAGTGAGGGCTTTCAGTTCCAGATGCGGGTAGCGATGCAATCCGAGCGAGAAGACTACTTAAAGAGCAGGGTCACTCAGGTACTGCGGACTTACGATTCCCATAATTCTATCCGGTTGTATAAACAAAAGCATAAACAAACCGAGACTCAGTATGAAACGTGCATTATGACATCGGAGACAGGAGACCAGATAATAAGTACAAAAGAACTCTTCTCCTTATTAGGAAGCCAAAACGTAGTAGCTCCCCAGACGGCATCTGTTTCCCTATCCACACCAACAGTTACGAAAGAAATTATTAAGCTGCTGCCGGAACATCACAGAGAGGAAGTCCATGCAGATGAGAGCCTCGTTATGAGTATCGCTGAAGCTCTTAAACGGGTAGGGTTGATTAAAATGGCACGAGTCTACAATGAATCTGTAACAGCAGGTATTAGATTAACTGTAGTTCAGTGCGACATCCCTAAAGGAAAGAACCTGAGTCATATTGTACAGAAGGGTAAGGACATACAGGCAGCACTAGGTGTCCCTTCATTAGGAGTTGAGCAAGGAGATACTGCTGACACAGTTAAGTTTGTCATTCCGAATAACCAACCTGCTATCATCAGCCTTAGAGAACTGATTGGCACAGCCAACTTCCAAGAGTACAGTAAGAACAATGAACTAGCCTTTGCTGTAGGTGTGGACGAAGTGAACAACCCAATCTATTTATCACTGGCTAAGCTTGTTCATCTCATGGTAGCGGGAACTACCGGAAGTGGTAAGTCCGTGTTCCTAAACTCGATGATCACTACACTGCTAGTCAGTTACCCTCCTGATAGGTTACGGATGACTCTGATTGACCCTAAGCAGGTAGAGCTACAGCAGTACAAGGGATTCCCTCATGTAGACGATGTGGTCACAGACATGGGAGGTGCTGCACAAGTATTAGAAGACCTTGTTATGGAAATGGAGAAGCGATACAAAACATTTAAAGATAACGATGTGAAGAACATTACTCTGTACAATCAGAAGTCAAGTACACCTATGCCTTATACCGTCTGTGTTATAGATGAGTATGCGGACCTCGTGGACACAAATAAGGAAGTCGAAGAATACATTGCTCGCTTAGGTCAGAAAGCACGGGCAGCAGGTATTCACCTAGTCATCGCCACTCAGAGACCAAGTTCGAATATTCTTAGCGGCAGGATCAAAGCAAACATCCCGAACGCCATCAGCTTTAACTTAAACACCAGCGTCAATTACAGAACTGTTTTTGGTACGACTATCCCTTATACTGGGTTGTTAGGTAAAGGAGACGGAGTAATGAAGATTGAGGGATACCCTAAAGAGTTCCAACGCTTCCAGAGTGCTATAATTGCCCCGGATGAGGCGGAGGAGGAGAAAGTATACAAAGACCTTATTGACTATTATGGGGGAGCTGAAGTCTCTCCAGAGGCAGAAGAGGTACCGGAACAGCCGGAACAAGAACCTGAAGTGGAGGATGACCACCTATACCGACTAAAGCAAGTGATAGCTACTACAGAGGAAACCAGAGTAGAGCCACTTAGGAAAGCATTAGGTGTGAAGACTGCAAAGATGAAGGAACTCATGGGTAAATTAGTGGAAGAAGGTTGGCTTGTTAAGCATAAGGAGCGATCTAAAGGTTACGAGCTGGTCTGTCCCGAGTCAATCTTATCAGAGTGGAGAGAATAAAATTGAATTATTTTGCATAATGGGGTTGACTTTCAGTCAGCTCCTTTTTATACTGTGTATAGAAGCTGTAACAAAGGCTATAAAATACAGAGCAGGGAGAGATTACAATGATTTCAGAACCGCAAGTACACATGTACATGAGTGAAAAGGAGTTCGATAGGCTCGTAGCGGGGGAGACTGCTTATGGGTACTCTGATGGTTTTACCGAATATAACATCCATGTGAGCGTACCTGTACGTTTTGTAAAGGCAGTCACAGATGTTTCTGAGAGTGACAACCTGTATTATGAATACTATGTAAAACATGAGGAGATTGTCTAATGGTAAACCGATTAGGGTACTACTGTGAGTTATGTAAGCAGTTTGTAGACAAAGATGATGTTGAACTCGTAGAGGCATCTGAAGAAGGGGACTGGCAGCGTAGGCATGGAGATTGTAGAGGTACAGTTATCATCCTCATAAGAGGGAGAAGACAAATTGAAGGAGGAGGACTTTAATATGGTTGAAAAAGTAACGATTGAAATTACAGGTGGGGGAGCAGTTGTTCGATTATTGGATGGAGAAGGAAAAGAGTTGAACCGGGCAGTGCATACGCCAACAGATATGGGGTCAAGTACAAGCTACGCCAAAGGTACCTTTGAAGATATGGATGAGGATGTGTTAACCACGCCACTATGGGAAGCCTTAGATAATAACTTTTTTGTCCATGATGTGCTTAGGGCGTTGTCCAATCAATAAAAAATGATTTTTACTTCGAGAGGGGATTAACAATGAGTAAAAAGACTACAGCATTTGATGATCGGATGAAGTGTTATGAGAACGCTTATAGAACTTATCTACCTAAACGACTCCCCGTTCTAATCAGGATTGACGGCAAAGCGTTCCACACTTATACAAAAGGAATGGATAAGCCCTTTGATTCCTCTTTGTTCGGGGCAATGTCAGAAACATGCAAATACCTTGCAAAAAACATTATGGGCTGTAAGTTAGCGTACACCCAGTCAGATGAAATTAGCTTACTCCTCACTAACGACAGTAAACTAACAACAGAGGCTTGGTTCAATAACAACCTACAAAAGATAGTGTCTATTTCCGCATCGTTAGCTACCGCAAAGTTTAATGAGCTTATGCGTGAAGTGGCTCCAGAAAGACCCCTTGCTTTATTTGATGCTAGAGCGTGGGTGGTACCTAAAGATGAAGTGTGTAATTACTTCTTATGGAGACAGCAGGATGCAACAAAGAACAGTATTTTAACAGTTTCTCAATCCCAGTTCTCCCAGAAACAATTGCAGAATCTAAACACAAGTCAGTTGCAAGATAAGCTGTTCTTAGAGAAGGGTATTAACTGGAACGATCTACCTACGTGGCAGAAGCGAGGAGTTTGTATCGTAAAACAGAGTTTTGAAAAGAACGGAGCTCTAAGAAGCAAATGGGAAGTAGACTACGATACTCCTATCTTTTCACAGGATAGACAGTACATTGAGCAGTATGTATACTGAGGATGTAGATAATAAAGACAGGCGGAGTTGAAGATATGTTTTACTTTTACATTCTACAGATGGTATTTTGGGGCGCATGCGTGTACCTGTTCGTTACAGACATCATTTTCAAGAGAGGCACAATACTTGACTATTACGGGGATGCTGCTCTTCTGACATTAGGGTTTTATCTTATTTGGAGGTTAAACCCTGTGTTCTGGGAGCTAGTCGAGAAGTATAAAAACAAATGGCGGAGAAAGTAATTCCGTAGCTAGGAGGAAGCAGAGTGGAAGAGAATCTAGAACAGCGACTAGAAGAGCTTGTTTTCGATATGGTTAGCGAACTGAATCAACTGGAGGGTAAGTCATTAACATACCTCCTTCGAAACTTTAAGTATATAAACGGATTATCCGTTTCTGTATCAGTCTACAAAGACCAAAAACCTGCCCATCGTGTACTCGGAGAGTTAGTACAGTGGGCGAGGGATAATGGTAAGACTGAATTATTAGACTTGATCAAGGAACTGGAAGATGACATGAGTTGGAACGAGGAACACCCATTAGAAGATAGGAGGTAAAGAAATGAGGTCATTAAGGGCAAGAGCGATACTCAGATCGCACGGATATATTAAACGAGCAAATAGAGAGTATGTCAAAGTACGAGACTGTCACTGGTGTGAGGGGTTTGACCTTTCGGGCTGCTGGCTCTGTGAAGGTACAGGTAAATCATCTGAGAAAATTACGGTAGATCATTTCAAAGAGGTCGTTGCCTACAACGGGTACCACACAGAAGTGAGCCCTTGTCAAGGCTGCGGAACCTCCATTAGAGAAGAATATTGCTGCAACGGCTATTTATGTGGGTGTATGGGGCTACCTATAGAGCCTCCATTGTGTCGAAAATGTATGGAGAAGGAGAGGCTCTGGTGAGTGACTATAAGTTAAAACTAGTGGATCATAAATATGTTTTCCGGGTGTGTATAACAGCAGACATGCACGATGGTGACTCCCTCACCAGTGTCCAGTCTTTTGAGAAGGGGTGGTTTGAAATATACACCCTACCTGAGATTCAAGAGCTAAAGAAGATTGTAGGTAAGCGAAGGGCATTAGAGGAGTATGTCAGAAATAGACACATAGTATATCAGGAACTTGGGCTCGATATCCCTTACGATACCCTGAGCGGGGAACCTTGTCACACCTTAGAGGACATATCTGTAGAGTTCATTGATGCAGACGGCAGATTATACGAAGTAATAATTTAAGGAGGGCTGAGAATGAAGCGAGGAAAAAGACTGGACTTGTTAACCACAGGTGTAGCTCCTGCTATCATAGCTGTTATGCTATTTCATGGCTCCTACTACCTGTGGTTTGAGAAGGTTCAAACAGAGGTGCTGCTCCACGATATTATCCTACTAGTAGTTATTGCAGTATCTGTTGATCTAATTGCAAATTTTGCGTATGTGGAGGGCTATAACGACTTTGCTAAGGAGCTAGATGATGCACTAAATAAGGAAGGGGTAGTAAAATGGAAACGAACAGTAAAGTAGTACTCTGTAAGACTGTAGCAAAAGCATTACAAAAGCAAATAGACGAGGCATCAGATTTTTTAAGGGTTATAAGAAGAGATTCAATAAGTGAGTTTCTTATTCGGATCAGAACTGTGGGTAGACAAGGTGCAGAGGACATGTACGATCGGTTTTTTAGTGGGGAATTTGGGATTCTTATAGAACAACTTGGTTACCTAGAGTATATAGACGCCCTACGAGTAGGGATTATAGTAAAGGAAACGCTTGAGGAAAAGTATTTAGACAAGCTACGAAATAGGATTAAGGCTTATAATGGGTGGATTCTAACGCTCCGTAGAGAAAACCCGGGAGAGTTAAGTACAGATGCCCTGACTAGACTCAAATTCCTAGAAGGTCAAAAAGACGAAGCTGAAAGTTGTATGCACCTGTTTAAAAACTACCTAGCTGAGAAGGAAATTCAGGAGAAGGAATCCGAGTGAGCTTCTTTAGAGACACTTTCTTTAATACCATATATGTTTGTGGGGGAGTTGCGGCTTTTTTGAATATATGGTTGTTTAATGGGTCTGTAGAATACACGATTATGGCTATCCTCCTTGTTATTATCTTTCGTGTAGGGTATGTACTAGGAGAATACAGTGGAGAGGCAGGTAAAAAAGACAATGAATAAGGCTATTGAGGGTAAGTTTAGTAATGCTTTGGAGTTACACTGTTATGTCAAACACCAGTTGCTAACAAACTTAGAGGAGGCTAGAGAAGAGTTTAAAGATTACTGGGTGTCTTGGTCTCCTCTGAATGGAGATAGCTATGAAGGGGTCCTAATGTGTATTGAGATGGGAGACGGGGTTGTACTTTGTACGGACGGAGAAGTTAGAATTATGAGTATAGGAAACTAACAGTAGACTGATAAAGTTCGGGATTTCTTAAAAACCGGATAAAATAACTACTTACAGGCGTTCTTTGTCTTATATTGAAATAGAGACTGCCTGAAGTAGCCAGAGCGTAAAAAGAGAGGGAAAATAGATGGATTACAGCAAGTTAACAGATCAGGAGCTCCTTCAGACGGTCTCGGGGCTGCATGATGTGAACTTGAATGAAGAATGGTTTAGCCGCCATGGGATTAACTTTCCGTATCGCTTAGACATTTTCGGTAGGATTCTAAACTGTATGTCTTACCAGATTATGCAAGACAGCGAGTGTGATAAGCTAATTGTCCGGCAGGCAAACGAGGTTCGTGTTCATAGGCAGCTGACTAACCACAAATACTGAAGGAGTGGGCAGGATGCCAAAACGTACCTACAAAATTCATGTGAAGATTAAGAAAGTATTAGAGGCTAGAGGGCTATCTCAGAAGGACCTTGCAGAAATGACCGGGATTCGGGCTGCTGCTATTTCTGAGATGGCTCAGGGCACTCGTACAGTCATTAATAAGTCACACCTGTACAAGATTATGGATGCACTGAACATTACTCGACTAGACGATATTCTAGAGTTGAGTATTGAGGAAGAGTTCTAGGTGCTGCCTGTAGGAGGAGACATAGATGGATAAGCAGGAAATGAAAGAATACATATCAGAAGGTAACGACACCATGCTATTTGCAAACGGCTTCGATGAGGCACTGATTGGAGTTGTTACTATCGCAGGACCTCAAGGTGCCTATGATACTGCACTCTATGATAGAGGTCGCTGCATTCGTATTCTAATTGAGAGGGATGGCATGACGGAGGAAGATGCAGAGGAGTATTTTGAGTTCAATATTGCTAACTCTTACGTAGGAGAAGGTACTCCTGCTTATGCTACGATCTTAGCCAAGGGGGACAACTGGGGGTGAGGAGAAGTGAGTTTAGCTAAGTATATTAAAAACTTGATGGAAAACTCTGAGTACTGCCCAGTTCTAGGGAGATATATCCTTAAAAAAGATCATGAAGATTGTGAATGCAAGCGGAAATAAAGGAGCCCTCAAGGGTTCTTCTACGATATAGGTTACAATATTGACTGGAGGGTCTTTGAGTTGGTTACAGTTAAGGACGTTATTGCAGAACTAGAAGAACAGATCAAGTATACTGAAAAGGGCGATGGCTACCAAGAGCAGTTGTCTGAAGCTATTCGAATACTTAGGGATCATGAGGGGAAGAGGGATTAAAAAAATCCTTCTTTTTTTTTGCATAAAAAGGGTAGACAGTACATATTCTGTATGTTATACTCTGGTTACAGAGTTAAACGACACCAAGATACAATAATATTATAGGAGGAATATAGATGATCTATGTAAAGAAGTTGAACCTCAAGGAGACAGACAGAACCCCTGTTATTACAATGGAGCAAGAGGAGGATTTAAAAAAATTAGTTGAGAAGTTCCCAGATAAGATGTCTGCAATCAAGCACGTAAATACTTACTATGGGGTATACCCAATAGGCAAAGGTGGACCCTTCGGGGACTACCTTGGTAGTCTGCATGATGTCAGTAAAAGTACTTTAATAGAAATTATTGCTACGGGAAAATATGCTGTGAACAATACTTTTGAAGCGGCACTTGAACTCCTTAGACAGAAAGCAGAGGCTGATTTAAAAGAAGCAACCGAACAAAAATGTTTCTCTGAGGATCGCAGATATATTCAAGGGAATCTTGAAGGGGTTACCCGCTCACAGGAGGTAATCAAAGGGCTACTGTCCCAAAGGGTAGTATTAAGTGACTACTTTAATATCACACAAGACACTGAGAAGAACATACTAGTCCTTGCTCCTAAAGACGGTACAGACATTAAGGTAGGGAATAACAATACTGTAACTGTCAATCTAAAGTACATGGGTCTAGACTGGTCAGGTGACTTTGACGAAGAGTAAGGAGGGTAATATGAACGCACTAACAAAGAGACAGCTGGCTGTATTGGTAGGAGCTATGATGGATGCCTTAGCGGTCAGTATCAGCTCTAACCCAGAGAACGCACCTAGATTAGAAGATTTAAAAAGACTACCTGAGTGCGTTGAACTTATCACCAATATGCAAGGTGTTCCTTTTACAGAATTTGAAGAGCTATGTAACCTCCTGCTGGATATGTACAATGCAGAAGGGCGGGCAGAAGAGGAGCTGGATTTAATGCACCAGCCTCCTTCTAGCCCGTACATACACTAAACCGATTAGTAGAAAAGGAGAATAAAAATGAAAGAACAGTGTAAATGTGCTTGTAGCTGCTACTCTGCTTTCGATCAGAAGCACGAGGCTATTATCGTAGGTTTTAAGGTACCTAGAGAATACGAAGTTAAACTAGGATTCGGAAGCACTCTTGAAGGTATGTTAGATGGGCTGAGAATTGAGAAGACAATTAATGATAGAACGTTCAGGAAAATGTATTACTATGATCTGATGGAAGGGGCTGAGGAGTTTGAAATCGCTAAAATAAGTGTGTCCGGTCCCCCTCATAACGTAGACAGTTTCATTGAGGTGCCTTTTGACAATTCTCGCAAATTTCAAGTGATAAACACCTATAGAAAAGCTGATGGCACTATTGTCTATGTTATTGATTACTTTGAAACTGTAGATGCCCCAGAAAAAACATTGGAAGACTATCTCAATGATGTTATTGATAAAGTAAAGTCTAAGCTAAAGAGGGAAGCTAACAAAGCTTTGGAAAGCGCAGTTTATGAGAAAGATAAAGAGATTCAGATGCTGAGAAGGCAGGTAGAGGAACTAAAAAAAGCCAAGACTTCGAAGGGCTTTTGGAAGCGGGGTTAATAAAATGACCCCAGCTATCTTTTCAGCCATCGGTATTATCCTGTTCCTCTTTTCTGAGACTAAGACTGCCCGAGAATGGGGGCTATCTTTGGTCTCAGAGGTTCTATCGGTTGTAACAATTAGTATTGGTTTTGCATTGCTTTTTACTTTATAGGGGGTGTATTTAATGAAAAGTAGTTATGAAGAGACTTATGATAGCTTCTGGAAAGGCATAGTAGAGGAGCCGATTGGTGAACTAGACCTTGATAAAGTGAAGCGAGAGCTTGCGGATTACAAGATTATGCTAGAAGAGGTTCCTGCTGTCTACGAGGAAGTTGCTGGACTATCGAAGCCTCTAACCCGGTCAGATGTAATTATTACTGCCTTGTACGATAGGTTTATCCACAAGGAAGATGCTATATCGGACTTAGAACAAATGGCGGAAGATGGGAAAGTAAGCATTGAGCAGATCAAAGAGTACTTTGGATAAAATAAAAGGAGGATAAACAATGGCACTTGTAAATGTAAACAAGACTATTAATCATAATAACAGAGGAGGAGGGGTAGGGGTTGTTAGTCTCCTTACTCTCATCTTTGTCACGCTGAAGCTGACTGGACACATCACATGGTCATGGTGGTGGGTACTATCTCCGCTATGGATTTCTGCGGGGCTTGTTATCGCACTTATCGCTGTTGTATTTGTAATTGCCTTGATAGCAGCACTGTTAGAAAAATAAGGAGGATCAGGATTAATGAAATACGGACTTATTGTTGAAGGGGTTGTGGTTTCAACATACGACAACCCAAAAGAAGCTATGGAAGCTGCACAGTTTGCTCTAGAAGAATCGGGAGTGTTCCACCAAGTTAAACCAGTATATGAGTTTTCCAGCAGTGATCGTATCTTTAAGAAAGAGCTGCTAGAAGATATCGAGAGGTGGAAACAACAAGTTGAGCGGCAGGATAGTTGTCAGTCAGATCATGAGCGTTGTCCACTGTGTAATGAGCAGCTATTTTTCTGTGAGTGTGCTAAGGAAATGGCAGTAAATATCATGAGAAAACAGTTCGGGTACCCTATTTACTAGTAGCTCACTGGGTAGAGCTTAAAGGAGGAGAAAGAAGTAATGCCAAATTTATACGGAAGTAACTGGATTCGACAAGCACCCAAGTTTACACATAAACAAGTAGAAGCACTAAAGGAGCTTAGCGTTATAGGGTCGTCTGATAGAAAACTAGCTGAAAAGTTAGATCACTATGGGTTCTGGACAGGTACACTAGCTGTCTTAAATAAAAAAAGTTTATCAGACATACTTTTCACGCTAAGTACAGGTAGCTATGAGTTAGCTGTTGATGACTATGAGATGTTCTTAATGGAGAAAACAGAATACTGGTGTAATATAAACAAGGATAAGCAAACAGCGTATGAAAGAGCCCTTACGGAGTACCGAGAGTTTAAAGAGTTCAAAGAGTCACAACAGTAGGAGGGACGATTTATGATCGAGGAAATTCAGTTTTTAAAAGACCTACAGCAAGAGTTAAAGACACAAGACAATGACTGTCAAGCAGCCCCGAGGTTTTGGACATTAATGGACTATCGGTGGGTTGAGACTTCCCCTGATGAGTATGAGAGAATATCAATTGTCTTCCCTGAAGAGTATGAGGATTATGTTTTAGACGATCTAGTCAGCGATATCATTAACTATAATCCTGACTGTTCGTATTGCTATACCGTAGACCACGATGCTATTGATGACTTGCGAGAAATGGTGGACTACTTCATGACCGATGAGGACGAGCTGCTGAAGTGGTTTCAAACTAACATCGACAGCGAAGCGTATCTTGTCTATACAAAAGAAGAAGAGTTTATTGTCCCTAACACTATGTTCCTTACAAAGCAGGAAGCTAAGAACCATATTAAACTTAACCATTACCACTACACTAGTAAGGTACACACATACGCTATGACAGCATGGAGAGCACCTAAAGTAGAGAAGCTGCTGAACATTTTGGAGAACTTTGACTGGGACTCTCTAAAAGAGGACTAAACCCTTAGTAGCTCGCTGGATGAAATATGATCGGAGGAGATAGTTGATGTCAATTGAACTATATTTAAGGAACCGCAACCGTGGGAAGTCGATGGAAGAGGTTCAAAAGAAGTACGGGTTAAGTGAAGGTTCGGTCTACACTCTAGAGCTGGGGTACCAGTGCTACTTAAAGGGGCTTCCCTTAGATAGTGCTATAGAAGTTATTAAACGCTACTAAACTTTAGTAGCTCATTGGATTGACAATAAACGAAGGGCGGAAACAGTTATGCAAGCATTTAGAGTGACCTATAATATTGGAGGCAGCTCAGGTAAGCAGGAAGTTCTATTACTTCAGTCTTACCCTCCGCCTACAAACGAAGACTTAGAACATGCACTAAGTAAAAAAGACCCACTGTTTGATCCGAGTTTTCCCTTTTGCAAGGTTACAAAGAAACAGGAGCTGTCAATGGATCAGGTAAAGATTACAGACCTATCAATTACTGAGATGCAGATACTTTTTGGTCTTTAAACCTTAGTAGCTCACTGGATCAAACTTGATTGAGGTGACAATAATGAAAGAGATTAGACCTAAGGAGATTACACTAGAGACTGAAGAGGATGTACAGCGATTCTGTGATCTGTTCGATGGTACTAAGCTATCTCCGGGAATACTACGAGCACGAGAGATGCTAAAAAATCATAGGTCCGTTCCGTTTATTAATAAGGATAAAAACCCTAAAACGTAAGTAGCTCCCTGTATGAGGTTCAATCGAAGGAGGAAATGTTAATATGAAAAAGAAACTTGTAACGTTGTTTGTTGGTCTTGCGGCAATTATCTCACTGGCAGGCTGCTCTTCAGAATCAGATGTTGTATCAGAAAACCTGTCAAAGTCTGCTGATTCATTTGAGGTGCAGCGGAGAGTTGTATTCTTTAATGGAATCACTGACAAGTACCTACTGACTATTGAGGGGCTTTGTGCGCTAGACACTAGTAGCTCAAAGAAACTAACTGTCACTTGTAAAATTGGAAAAGATCAGTACAAGAAGCACTACCTTGGACTAAGTGACAATGTTAGTTACTTTGTAGAGCAGACAGACGCTAAGTATGAGGATGCTTTCCACTATAAGGTGCTATTCCGTCCAGAGCAGATTGTCCCAGACATTGACCTACAAACAAGTAAAGGTAAGTAAAACCTTAGTAGCTCATTGGATTGGGCTTGACTGGAGGTGATAATATGGAAAAGAAGAGCGAGGAAAAAGTAGTATTTATGCTCAAAGATCAAGTTATTGCTGTATCATCTCAGCAGCCAGAAGCAAATATCCGCACTGGTGAGATTTGTACTATGTGTAAGAAAGGGGTAATGTGCAAAACATCCGAAGACAGTACAATTAAGTGGTGCGATAATTGTTCTATGGGGGTGATAGGAGAAATGAAGAAACCTTAGTAGCTCCCTGTACAGAGGTCAATCGAAGGAGGTGACACAATGGAAGACAAAAAGACGACTGTAGAGTTTAGACCTATTGAGTTTAACATTAGAACAGACGAGCCATGCCCTTTTTGTAGTAAAGGTGTAATGTATAAAACTGACGAAGAAGGCATTGATACGAAGAAGTGTAACACCTGCCACATAGCGCTTTAGGAGTGGACAGACGTAAACTGTAGTAGCTCACTGCACAGACCTTGATTGACCTTAGTAGCTCCCTGCAACGAGGTCGATTGAGGTCTTTTTCATATTTTCAAAAGAAAAAAAAATATTAAAAAAGGTGTTGACCAATCGTCAATATCATTATATACTAGAGTCAAGAAAGCAAGGGAGGGATTAATCGTGACACTAAATGAAAAGCGGGAACAAAAGAGAACAAAGAAATACAATAAACGCATAAAGCTATGTTTTCTCATTATACTGTGTGTAATTTGCTACTATGTAGGGTTCGGGCATGGGCAAGCATCCGCATATTTAAAGAAGCATGACGATGTGAACCTAGCTCCTAGATCAAAATAAAAAGAGGTACTAACACAAGGCTAGTACCTTCCAAGCAAGGAACTGGTATTCATCCAGTACAATGAGGGCAAGAGGGCGTTACGTCATACATAAGGAATACGTCAGATGGTTGCTAACGCCCTCTGATAAAATAACATCTACTATAGAAGTTGTCAAGTATCGAAAGGAGGTTCCACTATACATGGCTTGGTTCGGTGGAGATAAGGAGATGCAGGAAAAACTATTTCAAAGGCTACTAAAAGCAGGTAGAAAATCTTATGTAGTAGAAGCTCACGCAGACGGTATGCTTGAATATGCAAAGTCTAGAGGGGTTGAACTTCATAAGAGTAAGATAAACTTTCTACACGTTCTAGATGTTAAACAAAAAAGGTGTTGACTTTTAATCAACTAAGTGATATACTAGAGCTAAGGTTAAGTTAAACAAGGAGGAGTAACTCTATGTTAAAAATTACTTTATATGATGATGGTAGGTTTGAGACTGAAGAGGTTGAACACTCTGATTACTTGGATAGAATGGAAAATAAATCTGTTGGTGGGTATCAGTTCGTCTATGGCACAGAGAGCGGCGAGGTTATTCTCCTAGACGGTGACAAAAAGGAATATCATTTTAATAGGATCATGAAATCAAAATTCAGGGAAGTTGACAAGGAAATAAAAAGGTTAGAACAAACTAAGAAAGAGTTATTGAAAATCGGTCAAGAAATTAGTAAAGTTTTTTAAAAAAGGTGTTGACTTTTAATCAATAAGGTAGTATACTTAAGTTATCAAATACAGGGAGCTGATTTTAAATGGAAACAAACGAATTGAAATGGGAAGCATACGGAGACGTTAATCCTTTTGATCATGGAGGTCTTTGGGTTCTACCCAATAAAGATACTAACACAGACTTCTTCATTGTAAGAGTCATCCCAATGGAAGCCTATAGAGAGGGAACAGATTATCTTGTAGAGGATGTAAGAATTGACTTGAAAGACCGCTGGATTGAGTTGGACAGTGTAAAGGACTATATCGGGGCAGATGAAAACACTGATAATATTCAGTTAGCAATCGGAGTTCTCGACTATTATGGAGCTGAAAACTGTGGCGGCAGTGTACTACGGTTTGCTACTGAGGAAGAAGCTAGGGCAGACGTAGAAGCGCATGGGATTGATCTTTAATTGGATAGGGGCTTAAAAAGCTCCTAACTTATTTTAAAAAAGGGTGTTGACTTTAGATCAATACCCTGATATACTTAAGTCATACCAAACAAGGGAGAGGTTAAGATGAGCTGGACTTCATTTACAGACACAGGACGTAGTATTGCAGAAGATATTGTTAAGGCTATTGAGTTAAAAGGTGTTCCTGCGAGGATTGACAGAATATACTGGGATGAAGGTGCAGGTGTTAAAATTGATACCATTGTTACAGAGAGCCAAATGGAGAATACAAAAGGGATGGAGTTTCAGTTACTAAACCCTGCGGACATAGAGAAAATGAATGACGGCACTATAACAACAGAAGAAATTACTGAGATAACATCAAGAATGTTTTAAAAAACTTTAAAAAGGGTGTTGACTTTAAATCAATACCCTGATATACTTAAGTTATAGCAAGGAAACATTACATAAAAACAAAAAAGGGAGAGGTTAACATGGAAAACAAGAAAATGAGTACAGAGGAAATTTATGCAGCGGTACAGAACATTTTAGGGCAGCACTCTTACGTAGAGGACAACGGAGACGGAACATACGCAGTAGAGGTTTATGTAGACCACACTGACGAGTTGGGAGATGCTCAGTTAGAAGCTATCTCACAGGCAGATAACCCACATGATGCGTTTATCGAGTCATTAGACGAGTACGTTTTCGAGTGCGAGGAGTATGCTAAATTTGCATTGTTTGATGATATTAAAAGTGAATGGGATGAAGAAAAACACGGATACTTTGGAGATGTTAGAGATGCTGTCCTAGACTTTCTTGATACAAATGTACATGCAGACTTTCCTTATGAGCATTTCTTACAACAGAAGGTGTTGGTTAACCTTGTAGTAGACGCAGGAGATGCGGACTATGACTACACACTCAACTGCTTTGCACACAGTTTCTACTATGACGATGATCAGTTATCACCGGAAAGCGGTCTTGTATGGTTAGTAAAACAGCAAGGGCACAGTGTAGAAGAATTGATTGACGTGATCAACAGTGAAGAAGGGAACGGAAATAAGTTTATTGATTCTATTGTAAATGAATCTGCTAATGTTACAACTTCAATGAACGCACTAGCATTCAGTGTACAAATGAGCTTAGAGGATTTCATCAAGATTAAAGAAAACAAAGTTGATCTGACTTTAGGAAAGAGTACAACAGCAGGGCTTGTAGATTATTGGAGTGGTGCTGGAAGTGTGCATGACATCCAACTAGATAAAGAAGTTACATTGCCGCATAACATGTATGATGCCCATATTGATGGGGCACGAGGTTATGGAATTATGGAGATATACGGTGTAGGCTCTGACTTTTGGACTAACACGGTTGTCTCTATGGAGGTGAAAGGCAATGAGTAACTTTACGTTACTACCTGTAAATGATATTATAGAGCTATACTCTTCCTGTTTAAGGGAGGGTATAGCAGACCAAGAAGAAAAGAACTACAGAACAAAAGATGGCAGTATAACTGTTATTGTATCTCCTTCTAATCATTACATTGAAGCCTACTCTAAACACATTAGAGTGGTACGGTTATACTTTATGAAAGATAACATTACATGGGGAAGTGCAATAACAGGAGAAAGCGAAAAATATCACCTTGTAGACTTAGCGGCGGCATTGACTTTGTCCTCAAAGTATGAGACAATTAAAATTGAAAAGGGGTTGTATTTCAATGTTCAATAGGAGTAACCCTGCACCTAAAGATACTGAGGTTGGGCAAATTGTCACTAACTTATTACACACCTCTTTCTTTACAGGATATCGTACAGATAGCGGCTATTACTACCGGACACGGCAGAAGAACACGACAGAAGCAGGACGAATAGAAACAAGGGACGATGTTATTATTTTATTTCAGAAAGTGGACCAAGAAATTACCGATAATTTTCCAGCATGGGGAGCATGGGACCGCTCTTCTGGGAATGTTTACCTATTCAGCCTTGTACACGGAGATATACTAACAGTCAGGAAAGGGAAGGTTATACAGCTAGAAGAGCCTGCATTACCCTTCTTTACAAAGGCGTCCTTCTTATCTTATATCGACAATCTAAATGTGTAAAAAGTTTTTAAAAAGGTATTGACTTTAGATCAACAAGCTGATATACTATAAGTACAGAAGGAAGAGGAGGAAAAACAAATGGCGTTATCTAATGACAAACAGGTAGACTTACTGGTTGCGCTTTTAGACTGTTATCCTAATGATCTAACAGCTCTAGAGGGTTGCCGGATTCCTATGCTCGACATTGTGGAGAGGGCGGTAGAGACTGCCGCAGAAACAGGCACAGAGGTTGACCTTAATACACTTACATGGGCTATGTTTGACATTGCCAAAAGGGAGATACAGGACTATATCAGCACTACAGTAGACTCTTATCGCTTTGCCTTAAAAGAAGGGGGGCATCCTGAGGTTGGTGAGGAATGGCTTAAAGAAGCGGTAACCGCCGGAGAGCATCTAAACATCTTTTGGGACACAGATAGTAGCCATATAGGATCAGAAGTGGAGATACATTTTGTTAACAATGCTGATAAGTACAAGAAATACTTTGAGAGCGCACTAGATCACTTTGAAATTCTAACAGGTTATCGGATTGAGGACGCAGAATAAAAAAACTTTATAAAGGGTGTTGACTTTAAATCAATACCCTGATATACTTAAGATATACCAAGTGAGGGAGAGATTAAAATGAACGAAAAGTATATTACACTTGAAGGATACAATGACCGTACAGTAAAGTTTTCTAAAGCATGGTTAGAAAAGGCAGTGGCGCCTGACACCTTAGAGGACTTCTTAGATGAGTATACTTGGGACGATACAGAATACCTAGCAAGACGATATCTAAATTACTTAGGGCAACTTTAATGAGGGTACATTATACTGACAACGGAATTAACTTGTTATAGAATAAAATTACGATAAAAAAAACAAAACAGAAGGGATAAATGATAATATGTTTAAAATAACTTGTGAACACTGTGGCAGAGAAAGCAAGGTTGTTATTTCAAATGGTACAATTGAAACAGATGGATACGTGCATTTTGGAGTAGGGGATGGGACAATAGATACAGTGCATTGCGTCGGTTGTAAAACACAATTAGATAGCGAAAATGCCTGACACCTTAGAGGACTTCTTAGATGAGTATACTTTAATAGAATTATATGATCAACTAAAAACGTATAAGGAGCACTTTTTAGATTATAGATAACTAGGAGGGGAACTGTATGTACATGGATTCTATAGTTGAAGAGATTAAACTAGGGTTGCCTAGCCAAAAGATTTTACAGGTAGTCAGTTATGGAGGGGTACTGGTGAATGGTAAGCTCATTACCCTAAAGAACAAGGAAGAACTAAAGATACTTAAAAACAAGTTAGTTATACCACAGGAAGAACCAGACAGCCCGCTTGTATACGATATAGCAACTACCTATAACAAACCTTTTGAAGAAGCAGACTTGGAATTTTTAAAAGGGAAACGGATTATATTCGGGGAAGAAGTATTCACCTGTAGAGGACTTAAAGCAATCGTTAAACTGTCTAACACCATTCGTAACCTTAGATATTACTACGAATAAAAACATGTAATATAGACACGCCTGCCGCATATAATGTACTATTAAACAAAGGAGGTATACGCGGTGAATCTAAATGGTATCGGTGCCCTATTGTGGCTAATCTGTGGGATTGTGGTTTTGTTCTTCTTAATCAATATCTATCCGTTTACAATCATCTTACTGTTTTGTATTGTTATTCCTGCCATTGCGGGCTGGGTATGGACAGGAAAACGAATAGAGCAAGAGAGACAGGCAGAAAACGAGTTTCAGCGGCTACAAGAGGAAAATGAGCGGCTTAAAAGAGAGCTAGACAAAGACAAGTAATTTTTTTTTTAGAAAGTGGTTGACTTATAGTCAACATGATGATATGATAAGTACGTAAGAAAACCAGAGGAGAGTGAACGAACATGACAAAAGCAATGTTCGCAATCAGTAACGAAACTTTGAATACTATGATATCCTTGGCAAATTTGAATAGCATACCTTATGAGTTTTTCGAGGGATGCCTTCAGGATAACGTTATCTTTTATGACGCTGAGGATATTCATATTGACGGTGTGAGTGCAACATACATTATTGTAAAAGAAAAGTATGTAAATGAGTGGTCAAGCGAGCTTGTGGCTATCCTAACAGATTCGTTTGAAGAGGTGCAGGACTTTGAAGAGGTTGTGAACATGTTCTAAAAATGTGTTGACTTTAAATCAACTAGATGTTATAATGAAGTTAAGTTAAAATAAAGGAGAGATAACAATGAAGCAACTAGACTTAGACCTAGTGAGAAGTTTACAACGTCTGACACAGTTAAAGGATGCAGGGTGGAAGTTCCTACCGGAAGGAGAAACGGGGTACTACCTAGCAGTAAAGCAGGATCAAGTGGTTATTATTGAAGAGCTTGGGGACTTACAAGAGTGTATGCAGATTGAGAATACAATGAGTGTGGGAGGGGTAGCGTAATGGGTTATGTAGCAGTATTAAAAACAGAAGTACAGGAGGAACAGCAGAGCCTAGCCTTAAACGAGGAGCAGGCAATGGCTCTCTATATGCAGATTGGTTCTTATGAGGGAAAGATCAATAGATACGCCAATCCACAGAACTGGGGCAAGTGGGATAAGTACACTAGATTAAAGCGTAAAATACTACAGTGGCAACAAAATATATAGTACATAAGACCTACAAAAATATATAAAAAAGATGTTGACAGGATGTCAATAGCTTGATAAGATTAAGGTATAGAAAGGAGCTAGCAAATGAATATCGACATAAAAGCACTACAGCGGCGCATAGAGAGCCGCACAGGGCAAAGGGTAGACATAGTATTCGTAGACTACATAAAGCCACACACACAACAGCACAGATTGAATTTAGCCACTACAAGAAATTAGAACACCAATTAAAAGAGACAGGGGAGAAGTTAAATGACAACTAAACTTAGCTTAGAGGTAGCCTTGGACAACGCATTCTGCATTATGAATGAGTATTCTAATCTAGAAGAAGGCTACCAAGCCGCCTTTAAGTATCTATATAACTGCCCGTTACCTCCTAGGACACGAAGCAAATCCTTCAGGGAGTTGGAAGCCGAATTTAATAGGGCTAGCACAGAGGAAGGGTTTCAACAAGTGTATGAGGAGATAGCAGAGGTAAAACAAATAGCACTGTCCACAGAAAGACAACTAGCACACATCAAAAAGAGTATTGATAACATTGTATGGAGCATTGACGTTAACCGAAAGACACTAGGAGATACTCGCATGTTATCAGAAGCGTTCAGAGCGCTGAGAAACTTACAGGACGATTACAAATAAAATAGTATATAGGGGATGAGAACTATGCCAATAAATTTAAACATTAGAAAGAATGAAGCAGACAAACCAAAGGTTCAGGAGATAGAGGACGGTTACTTTGTTAAAATAGATGATGGAGTCTTTGTTGTTAAAATGCTGAGTGGGGATAGTGTTCCAGAAAATCGGGAGGTTGCCCTTGTAGACTTAGGCACATTCCTTGTGTTTAAATATAAAAGTATGAGTGACCTAAAAAAGAGACTGTCTATTAATGACGGTAGGACAGTTGAAGTTATCAGACCCAAGCAAGCAAATGTTAATATCGGTTTTGAGTGGAGAGACGCAAAATAATTTTCAAAAACATGTTGACAATGAGTCAATAACAGTATATAATAAAACTAACAAATCAAAGGGAGAGATTAAAATGAAAAATGTAACAGCTTATCTATTAGCCGAAGTAACTACTCAAGAGGAGCTTAATAGATTAACGACTACCGCAGACCGTTTGTTCGCAGATCAGGAAGATATGGGACACCCAGACAGTAACTTATCTTCCTTCTTAGATGATGTAGTCACGCTTTTGGAGAACCTTGGAGGAAGAGTAAAAGGTGTAGAGTATAAAGAAGAAAAATAAATAAAAAACATGTTGACGGTAAGTCAATAACAGTATATAATAAAATTAACAAATCAAAGGGAGAGATTAAAATGACAAACAATTTTACAGACGGTATCAAAGAAGAACTACTAGCACGAGTTGCGGAGTTTAAGGACAGTTTTATTGAAGAGCAAGCGCATGATTTTGATGAAGGCGTGTCAGCTTGCTTTGACTTCCTACAATACGGTATCCGCAACGGCAACCCAAGTATTATTGCCGCAGTATATGACCTAACTTACAATGACGATGTACACAATTTTGTAGCAGACATTCTAGAAGAACTAGCAGATAAGGGAATTGTTAGATAGAAAGTGTTGACAATGAGTCAATAATGGTATAAAATAAAATTAACAAATCAAAGGGAGGAATGTAAAATGAATAGTCAAGAAAAAGCAATCAGTACCCATAGCACAGTTAAAGCACTACTGGACTTAATTAGAGACCGCACAAAGTCAGATGATATAGCGGAGGTTGCTTTAAAAATAATAGAGGTGTTCCTAGACAAGGATATAGAAGAAACACAGAAACAAAACGAAGAAACTCAAGATAATGACTCTCATATGTCTGTATATGATCAGGAAAGAGGGTCAGGAAAAACATCTAATGCTATAGCGGCATTGACTGTGGACAAAAACGCAGTTGCCATAGCAGTAAACGAAGCAATTGCAAATCTGTATCCTAAAGAATTACATGACAGGCTATTATATCCTAAAAACGGAAATAAATACACTAGGTTCTACTTAAGAGGGCTACTCAATAACAGTGCCTATAAGCATTGTGAACACTTTATTCTAGACGAGGTTACTCAGTTCAATACAAAAGACCTACTTATGTTCCTTTACTACGCTGGGAAACAGGGGCGCAGGGTGTCCGTACATGGTACTTTACCGGATGATATTCCTTACCCTTCTGATGTAGTTAACACTAATGAAGCTTACCATGAAATAAAAGGAGGGCTAGATGATATAAAAGAGGAGATAGATAATATTAAAAATGCACACAAAGAGATAGAGTATCAAGTAGAAAAACACTTAAAGCCATAAATACAAATATAATATCGAGGGAGAGGTAAATATGAAAAAATTAATGAAGTCTATTACACTGATAGGGGCACTAACACTAGGAGTAACAGGAGTAGCCGCACAAGCTCCACAACAAGCACAAGCCGCTACAGAACATCACGTAAGAGCTAAACTAATCGGTTGGGCTGATATGAACTCATTCGAAGTAAAAACTTCTACAGGGAAAGTATACATCATGCGTACATCAAACACATGGTACTACAAGAACCTAAAAGAGGGGCATTATTACACTTACTTCTACACTGTAAACAAGTACGGTCAAAACATTATCACAAAGATCAACAAATAAGCATAAAACTTTCCAAAATTGTATTGACTGTAAGACAACATGATGATACACTTAGATTAACAAAAGCAAAGGAGAGGTTAAACGATGGATACCCTGCATTTAAGTGTCTTACAACTAGGCGGAGAATTGTATCACGATTGGCGGCAATTGAATGAAAATCCGAGAATCGTTACTTCATTCAAATACTTATTAGATCAAAACATGTTAGAGGAGTATAAAAACGTATTAGAACAAGGGTTTGTTCTTGAAAGAATGGATTTTATGGGACTATCTACAGATTCAGAAGAGGATTACAATGATTCATTAGAATGCTTCTGTGATGCTATAGACTACTATACATCAATTCCTAAGAAGGTTAAACAATGAAAACTGTATTGACTGTAAGACAATGAGCGTATATAATAAAAGCAGAGAGGGGGCGCTAACCACGCTCCCTATACATAACACTAACCTACGATCTACAGAATAAGGAGGACATGACATGCCAATGACTACAGATGAAAGAACAACAATCCGCAATACACTATTGGACATAGTTGACCTACTACAGGGATTGAACAACAAAAACCCTACACAAGTACAGGAAATCTACATACTTCTAATAGCAGACAGAATTAACCAGCTGTCTAGTACAATCAAAGAGCAACAGTCAACCGATCCGAAAGAGTCAGAATTATTACTACCCAAAGTGAACAGCCTTATAGACGAATTGAGATAGGAGGAAAAAACAATGGCATTGACAGAAGCAGAACAAAAACGAGCATATGCAACACTAATAGCCTTATCAGATAGTGTAAAAAGTTTGCAGATGTCTGTATCGGTAGATGAACTGGATGATCTCAGAAGCATAGCAATGTGTATAAACAGGTTAGAGGAGACACTACGTCCCGACAATTACCCATACAGCCATAAGATACGAGTAAACTTCAAGCCCAAACAGAAAAACCTCTCATGGTTTGACGCATTCCTACTAGGCATGGCAGAAGAAGCCCAAAAGAAAGCAGAAAAGAAACGCAAAAGGAAAGAAAAAATAAGAAAATTTTTTAGGAGGGGACAGTATGCTAGGAAGTGAAAGCGGAATAGAAGTGATAATGCAAATGGAGCTAGCATTACTACGGCACATCATAAAGGCAGAGAGAGAACATTCACCTAATACACATATAGAGGTTAGAATGGGTAAGCCGCTATACTCATATTATAACGCAGTAAAAAACCAATCAGAGAATAAATCACTAGACGGTATAGAACCATTAACAGCAGAAGCAACTTTTATTATATGGGAAGTAATAGACGCAGACACAGGAGAACATATAGCACATAGTTACTTCTAAACAATAAGGAATAAGGAGGTTACCCAATGAAGGCTAGTAAGGTATTAATCATAACTGCAAACTTACTCATTGCGTTAGGGTGGATTCTTCTACTAGCAGGACACGCAGTAAACAACCTCACTATAGGGATAACAGCCATCACAGTATTTGTCATCGCAGGTATTACAGGACTCGCAAGTATATCAGTATTATTATATAAGGAGAGAGGTAACAATGACAGAGCGTAAGAAATTCCTTGCTATATCGTATAGAGACTTATTAGAAGTATTTAAAGATGCGTACACAATCCACGTCACAATAAGTATATGGACGTACCGCAGTAAGAGAAAACAGTTTATCATTCCGCTCTCAAGCACATATAGCCACTTTGACAATGATCTAAACTTTACCTATAAGGACAAAGACTTTGTATTCAAAACAGTAGAGGGCAAACAACACAAATTCCACTATACAGACTTAAAGACAGTTAAGGTAGATCATATTGAACTGATACCGCCGCTAGACTATATAAATGTTAGTATCGTTTCAGATAACGGGGAGGAGAAATAATAATGACAGAACGTAAGAAATTCAAATCAGTTATACCAGACTGGGTAAGAGGAGAAGCTGACCGACTTCTAAAGGAGGTAGAAAGAATAGGACTAGAACATCAACAGAAGATGCTTTCTAATGGTACAGAAGTACACAGCAAAAGAGATTGGTCTATAGATGCTCAGATCAATAAGCGTGTAGAACAATACAAACATAAGTATAATAAGAAACCAACTTATGTTGTGATGTCTCTACCTGTACACTCAGTTATGATGTCTGATTTCCGTACAGCTTTCGAAGATGAAATAGTACCAGCCGATTACCGTATGAACAGCTATAACGACCTAGAAGTAATCGTATTAGAGGTACAGGACATTATTCTGCTAGTAGGGTAAGAATAGAGAGGGGAACATGGAGATGAATAATAAAGAGATAGCCAAAACATTAGTATTAGAACGTTTTACATTAGAAGCAAAACTAAGTAGCTTACATGAAGCATTAGCAGGGGCAACACATCGAGCAGATATGTATATAGGGGAAGTCACTAGGGCACAACTATTAGCCCTTATAAAAGAATGCGCTCACTATATAGAAGAAGCATTAGAGACACTACACCCAGACACACAGGACTATATGAACTTACTTACTCATATAGAATTAAAAATGGAGAATTAAATACTGAATCCTTTAGCAGACTAAAGACAATTGAACCCGGGGCGTGTAAATCGGATGCTCTACAAGCTAGACTTTATTGTTCGCATCTTGCAGAGGGGGCGGCGGGAGAATTTTCATTATTCTAAATATTCTGACAATTTAGGGGGTGTATACAAGTAGTAGACCGCTCCTTTATCAGAATACCGCTCATCCTTCTCAGATTGCCCTGTAAGCCGTTTTAATAATAATCGAGTATATTTGTTCATATTCGGTGTAAAACGTCTTAAAACGGCTCTAAATTGATTATATTTTTTCATAATAAGTGTTGACATACAATACAGACCATGTTACACTATAGTTACAGTAAGATACATACTATAAGGAGGTGACAGTAGGTGGCACGCAATCAAACTGACAAATCCAAA